TGCCGCCGAGGCGCAAAGGGGCGTTCGCGGAATAGTCCAGCCCTGTCACGGTCCCGACGTTGCTCGGCGTGACGGTCTGAGAGACGCCGTTGTGGTACGCCTTCCAAGTGCCTGCTCCGTCGTAGGTGAACACCCAGTGGTGCCAGATGGCCCCACTAATGTCGGCGCAGGTGGCGCTGGCGTAAGCGGTGAGGCTCTGGTAGATGCCGAAGCTGATGATGCCGCCAGTGCAGCTAATCTGAAGGCCTGAGCCGAGTGCGGGATTACCGCTAGGCAGAGTGCAGATGGGGATGGCGTACAGCCCGTTCACCATGAAGTTGTTGTAGACCGAGAACTCGATGGAAAACTTCTCGCCAAAGGCTGGCCGCACGGCAGTCGGGGCGGTGGCGATGCCGCTGACGTTGCTCACCGTGGTGTAGCAGTACGTGCCGCCAAGCTCGCCGACATTGGTGATGGTCGGGGTGATGATGGTGCCGTTCTGGTTTCCGGCCCAGTCCACCATCGTCGCGCCAGCGCCCTCGTCCATCAGCCACAGGTTGGTCGGGAGGTCTTGCTGGATGTGGTTCATCCAGTTCCCCAAGTACACGACAGGCGCTGGGCCCGCGACGGCCATCGAGGTGACGACGTGGCAAGCAGACATGTTACGCCAAGGCGCCAGCGAGGGTGATGGAGATGTCGGCCATCGTCGCGTCCGGCACCGTCTGAGCTACCAAGGTGACGACGTCCCCGGCGGCGAAGGTCACGACACCCGCGTTGGCGAACGAGAAGACACCGCCGACGGTGACCGAGATGGTGACGACCGTGGCGCCGTTCTTCTTGACGAGGATGGTTGCGGGCGAGGTCGGGTTCACGCCGACGACGCCCTTCGAGCCAGCCGAGTTGATGGCCAGCGTCGAGGCGCGGACGAGGATGACCTGAGCCATCACCTTGTCGGCAGTCGGGGCGCCAGCGAACGAGAACATCGTGTCGTAGGCGGCCACGTCGGTCGGAAGCAGGAGGCTCTGAGTGGTGGCCCCGTTGAAGTAGCTGAGAGAGCCGTCGGCGATGGCGAGATACGATGCCCCAACCCACAGCTTTGCGGAGGTGTGCGTTCCGTCGAGAACGGCCTCGCCTCCGAACGAGCGCAGCCGCACTTCCGCGTCGGGGGTGCGAAGAATGAGTTGGGCCGCAGCGGGCCCTCCTGCCGGGTCCGAGTCCAGCACGGCGCGGACGGACCCGTCAGTGGTCGACAGACCCATCGTGCCGCCAGTGTCGACGATACCCTGAAGCTGGCGGAGGAACAACTGGCCGTTGACCGGCGACTCCAGCATCATGATTTCGGTCGGCGCGCTTGGGGTCGTCCACCTGATGTGGGCCCCCTTTGTCGCGCCGCCGTTGCCACCGATGAGATTGATGGCAGGGAAGTTGCCGGGGACGGTGCTGTCGAGCATCCCGTTGAGGGTGAAGCCCCCGGTGGAGTTGATGCTGGCACTGGTGAGAGGCACCCCTCTGCCGGTCGTGTGGTCGTGGAGGTCGATGCTCGTGAGGGCCGTGTTGAGGATGGTGCCCCACGTGCCCGACGTGACGTTCGGGATGGGGAGAGTGAGGCTCATGTTCGGGGTGGGCATTGATTCTCCTAGCTCTTGCTTTCGTTTTCGTAGTTGATGCCGACCCACGTGAAGGTACCAGTGACCAACTGCTTCGGCTGGATGCTCCACGACTGGCGAGTGACCTGACACCGCAGGGCGCGGAAGATGGTCTGGTTGGTGAGACGGTCGACCAACTCGATGGTGGCGTACTTCTGGTTGAGCATCTTCTGGCCCGAGGCAGCGAGGCCAGCGCCTTCGAGGCCGCCAGTGTCGCGACCGCGGAGGATGGTGAACGTGCCGCTCACACGCGACTGGCCGGGCATCAACTCGACCGTCTCGTTGGTGTCGATTTCGCGCGCTTCACGGAACTCGGTGTCGATGTTCCACTGCGGCATGCCGTTGATGTAGCCGAGCATGACGCCGTTGAAGTAGACGACGACGTGGTGTGCTGCGATGATGGAGGAGAAGGCCATGGCTAGGTGCTCCTCGCGGTGGCGACTTCGCCGTCGACATCGGAGCCAGCGAAGCACTGGACGATGTCGGAGATGGCGGGCGTGCCGTGGGTGGGGCGGCCCTCGTTCCCCAGCCCGACGTCGCCGGGGTAGGTGACGGTCTTCGTGACGGCGTACCCGGCCGCGGCGATGGAGTCGATGGCGGCCATAGCAGCCACGCGGCCAGCGGGCGAGTCGGTCAGGTAGAAGTTCCCGATGTCACCGACCGCGAAGGTGGGCGGAGCGGCGCTCAAGAGGAGGTTCACTGAGGCGCCGACCGGGATGGCGGCAGGGAAGGTGAAGGCCACGTCGAGCAGGAGGGTCGTCGGCCCGGCCACGCCGAGGCAGCGCACTGGCCCGGTTTGGTACTCGTAGCCGTAGCCGAAGACCAGCCAGCACTCGGCGTCGGTGAACCCGGCCGTCGAGCCGACCTCCACAAGCCTGTACTGGTTCCCGGCACCGAGGACCGACGCAGTGGTGACGGTGGCGACCTCGGTGATGGCCAAGCCCTTGTCGACCCCCTCGAACAGGTACGGCCCGATGCCTGCCGGAGGCCCTCCCACCCCGTACACACCCATCCCGTACAGGTCGTCGCCGTAGATGAGCCCGGAGTCGTCGGTCAGGTAGGCGGCTGAGGTCTGGTCGCGGCCGACGACCTGCGTGGTGGCCGGGAAGAAGACCTCGACCTGCCCGGCGCCACGGGACAGCACGTAGGACGCTCCAGCTTGCCCCAAGAGGCGTCGGAGGGTCGTAGGCAGGCCCAGTGCCGTCTGGACGGCGCCGGACGCCACCTGAAGGCTCCCGCGCGCTCCCAGCGTGCCCGTGTAGAGGGTCACCCGGGGCACCTTGGTGATGGGGTTCTCGTCCACCAAGGCGATAGCGCTGACCCCTTGGAGGGAGAACTCGCGGTTCAGGACGCTGGCGACCTCGCGGGAGGTGGCCGCACCGATGCTCTGGAAGTCGGCCGTGGCGAACGTGACCCCGACCGTCTGGACGCCGTCGAGGGTGAACTCCAGCCGCTGGCCGTCCGCCAGAGCGAAGGGCTCGTCGCCGCTGACGGCTGCCGCCTGCACCGCGGTCCGGCCGTAGAAGACCCTGAGAGCTTCGAGGAAGGCGATGATGGTCTGCTGGCCGGAGGAGACCGCGACAGCGTACCCGCGGAAGGGCTCGTCGCCCATGCCGACGTTGACGGGGCGCTCCAAGCCGAGCCCAGCCGCGCGCCGGTCGAGCCACACGCCCGAGGCTGTGGCCAAGAACATCTGGCGGTCGACGAGGGGAGCGTTGTCCCAAGCCACCTGCTCACCGGCCGCGAGACCGGCGATGAGGCAGGCCCAGACGTTCCCCTTCATGCTCGAAGGGATGTGGTCGCGGATGAACTCGGCCGCGGTCTGGTTCTCGCCGGAGAAGGGAGGCGACGAAGCGCCGACGGGAGCAGCGCCAACGCCGCACCAGAAGTAGGTCGAGCCAGCGGTGATGGTGACGGGCGGAGCGCCGGTCTGCTGGCCCGAGTAGCTGAGGGTCCAGAAGTCCTGCGTGAGCGGCGCGTTCGTGTAGAGGTAGACCTGATGCGGCTGGGGCCCAGCGCCGACGGTGACCGTGCGGACGTCGCCGTGGTTCGACAGCAGCCCGTACACGCCCACGCCCGGCAGCGGGGTGTAGTCGAACGTCACCAAGATGGTCGAGGCGTCCACCGGCTGAGCGGAGACGAGCGTGAAGCCGAGACCTGTGAAGATGGCTGAGGTGGACATGGGCTAGGTGACCGGGTTGCCTGCGAGGTCGTGGATGCCTGAGACGGTCAGGGTGTAGATTGTGGCTGGAGTCATCTCGCTCGTCGTCACGATGAAGATGGTCGACGAGACCTGAGCCACGCTCACCGCCGACAGTCCGTTGTCGAAGGAGTAGTTCGAGAAGGCCAAGGCCTCGACGGCGACCACAGCCTCGGAGAACGTCGCCTCCACCGTGTTCGGGGTGAGAGGGTTGGCCGAGACCAGCGACGGCAGGTGCCCTACGCCGATGAAGCTGAGTGAGGTGAAGGCGTTCGGGTTGCCGACGAGGCCGGTGTCGATGACGGCCGCGGCGGGCACGGCGAGGAAGTAGGAGCCACCCGAGGTCTGGTCGGAGGTCGTGAGCCGTGTGGTGGTCGGGTTCAACTGGGTGACCGACAGCACCGTCACAGCCCGCCCGATGACGGGAGTGACGACCCAGTTGGACGGCACGACCCCTACGACAGTGAGCGTCGCGGCCATGGTCCACGCGACGTCGATGTAGTTGATGCCCACGCCCAAGATGGAGGCGACAGGCCCAGCGGCCCCACCGCCGCCAGTCTGGTCGGAGGCGTACCCGCGTGTGGCGATGCCGAGGCTCATGGCTAGCTCAGGAGCGTGAGACGGTAGAGGGTCTGGTGGTCGGCGAGGTCGTAGGTGGCGAAGATGGTGTACGAGTGAAGCAGGCCGGTCACGTGGTCGTTGAGCGAGGCGTGCGCCGCGGTGTCGTACACGTAGAGCGTGCCTCCCGTGAGCCTGCCGCCCGCGTTGTACGTCTGGCCGTCGAGCACCGCGTTCTTGTGGAGGAGGCCGAGAAGCTCGACCACGTTCACGCCGACAGCCGCGACGGCCGTGTCGACCTGCGTGATGTCCTTGTTGCCCGCGCCCTTGATGGAGGTGACGGCCGCTGTCACGTCACCCTGAGCGGCGGGGACGGCAGGGAGGTTGGTGGTCTTGAGCGCGATGGCAGCCGTGTCGACCTTGACCGCCGCGACGGCGGTGTCGACCTGCGTGATGTCCTTGTTGCCCGCGCCCTTGATGGAGGTGACCGCTGCGGCGAGGTCGGCAGCCAGTGTCGCGGTGCTGCTGGTCACGTCGCCCTGCGAGGCAGGGACGGCCGGGAGGTTGGTCGTCTTGGCGTCAATGGCTACCGCGTGAGCTTCGATGGCGGCGATGTCGGCCGAGACGCTGGCGCCAGCCGGGGCTCCGAGGCGCCCGAAGGTGTCCGCCTCCAAGTTGGACACCACCTGCATCAAGCCGAAGTAGTAGGTCGAGATGCCGATGTAGGTCACCGAGTACTTCAAGAAGCCGAGGGTGTCGACGTCGGTGTTCTGGAGAACGAGGTCGTACTCACCCGGCATGTTGACGCCGTCGACCTCTACCCAGTCGGCGGGCCCGAGCACCTTCTGGACAGCCGCGCCGCCGTGCTTCTGGAGGTAGACCGTCGCCTGCTGGTAGGTCACGGCAGCGAGCGGAGAGCCGTCGACGACCGCACGCAGGCGGACAGGAACGCTGATGCCGACGCTTTGCTTGAGTTCCATGTCCTAGTCTCCTGAGTTGTGCGAAGTCGGCGTCTTGTTGGCGCGCTGGCCGAGGCCCGAGAACCAGAGGGTCCGAGGCACCCGAAACACGGTGCGACCAATCCACACGCTAGATGGGCCCGGGCTTTGTGGAGGTGACGCCAGCGGAAGCCGGAAGGACATCGCGTCGACATGGCCGGTGGCGTGCACGATGAGAGGCGAGATGCCGAGTCGCGTGATGGGTGGCGTGATGAGGCCCGTCGGTACGAACACGATGCGGTCGAAGGCTGTCGGCGGTGGCGTGAAGTTGCTTTTCACAGCGCGCCGCACCCACCATGTACCCACGGTCGACGGGATGTGGTTCAGGTTGCCAGCCGCCAGCGATGTGTAGCCGATGCCCAGATAGGTGACAGAGTTGGCCGTCCCGCCCGCAGCGTAGGTCGTTCCGGCAGCCCAGTCGGTGTACAGGCTCCACCACACGGCGAGGCCAGTGACCGGGTCGTGGTTGATGTTCGCGTTCTGGAGGGAGATGTAGTCCAGCCCCCTGTAGTTGGCCAAGGAGTTGATGGCGTACGTGGTCGCCGGACTCCACTGCGCGTTTGGGAATGAGAAGGCCACGGGCTGCCTTAGTAGATGTTAGGGATGGCGTTGGTGGGGAGCCACCACTGTCCGACGAGCATGTACTCCGGCGCTGCCGGGTTATCGACGGCGCCGGTCGACGGCACGGCAGTGCCGGTCGAGTTCGGGAAGTAGTAGATGTCCTGCAAGCGCCCGCGCAGGGTTGTGTTGCCCACAACCTTGTTGCCGACAAGCGCAGGCCAGTCGGCGAAGGTGCCGTCAAACAGGTCCGGGGCGGAAGGCAGATTGGTTCCGGTGGGCTGGATGATTCCGACTTGGCCGCTGTTGGTGTTGTCGGGGTATCGCATGGCCGAGTTGGAGATATAGCCGAGGTCCGGCGCTGCCCCCGAGGTGCCGTACCCAAGCCCCATCTGCTGAGCGCCTATCTCTCCAGCGAGCGACATCCACACGGGATACAAGTCCGTCACCTTGTAGGCGGCCAGCAGGTGCAGCAAAAAGCCTGACCGGAACTTCATGGTGAAGTCGCTCGACACCAGTAAGTTGAAGCTGCCGTCAGTGGCCAGCGCACCGTGCAGGTGCATCGGCACCAGCCCAGCGTTTGCGCTGAAGGGCAAGGACGTGCAGGCTGCGAGGTTTGCGAGAGTGGGTGCGGTGTTGATGTTACCGCCGACCGGAGGTGTGGTGTCTCCGAAGGTCGTGGTGAGCGCATGGTCGAAGCTGGTGCTCCAGTCGAGCAGCAGGTAGAACTGCTTGGACGCCATCTGCACGGTGCAGCGCAGCACCACCCAAGAGTGGGCGGAGCCTGCGTTGTTACGGTTGACCTTGCCCGCGACGTAAGAGTTCGTCCATCGGTCGAGCCCGTCCATACCGGCAGTGGATGCGTCGCTGGAGCCGACGACAACCCAAGTGCCCGTCGCCGGAGGAGAGCCGACCGACGAGGCTGCGTTGATGTCGGTGTAGGTCGTCACAGCGCCCGGGGCGTAGAAGACGCTCTCGACGCCCGCGGCTGTCCCGCGGTAGACGCGGTAGCCAGTCGCGCCGGACACCGCTGTCCAAGTGAGGGCGACAGACCCGCTACCACCACCGGTAACGGTCGCGAAGACCTCGTTGGATGGCGCGCTCTCGTTGCCGCCGTTCAGAGCGGTGACTTGGTAGTAGTAGGTGCCGTCCGCCAAGGTGCCACCCGCGGCGCTCGGAGTTGCGGCCGTGATGGTGGTTGCGAGCACCGTGAACCCAACGCCAATCTGCCCCGTCAGGAAGGCCTTGTAGTACCAGAGGATGTACTTCGACATGTCCAGCAGCGTGGACGGGGTGTACGCCCGGTTCATGTCGAACTTCCAAGTCTTTTCTCGGGCCACGGAGTTCTCCTACAAGATGGGGGCGGCGTTGGTGGGGAACCAGTAGCTGCCGACCACCATGTAAGTCGGTGCACCTGCGGTGTTGTCCACCGTTCCTGTGCTAGCTCCGCCGGGGAAGAACATGATGTCTTGGACTCGACCGCGCAGGCCTCGGTACGCAATAGCAGACGCGCCTACAAAAACGGGGAAGTCGAGGTAACTGGAGTCGAACGGGTCGCTGCCAGCAGGTAGATTAGTGGTGGATGGGATGACGCCCGCCCAGAGCCCGGCGAGCGAGTTATCTGGCGCCAGCATGCACCCGCCGTTGTTCCACTCCATGCCGTTACTGACCCCGGACGCTCCGTAGCCGTTGGACTGACCGATGTCACCGTTGCAGTGCAAGAAGAGGGGATAGCTGTCGGTCGGCTTGGCGTTCCCGAGCCACACGCACACCACGCCCGCAAGGAACTTGCCGACGTTGTCTCGCGAGGTCAGCAAGTAGAAGCTGCCGTCAGTGGCCAGTGCAGCATGCAGGTGCATCGCGCCGGGGTTGGTGCTGGCTGAGATGGGCGTAGCTGTCGTCGTCCCCGGCGCCGCGGTAGGAGTCGCGCTGACGGGCGGTGTGGTGTTTGAGCCTCCAGTAGGCAAAGAAGTCGTGAACTGGGGGTAGAAGGAATAGTCAGCGCCACTCTTCCACTCGATGTTGAAGTAGTAGAAGGACCCCTTGATAAGGGGCGACTTCAACACGCACCACGAGTGTGCCGTGTTGGCCGACGCGCGCACCAGCTTGGTGGCGTCAAACGTCGAGCCCCAACGGTCGACACCGTCCATGCCTCCAGTGACCGAGTCGCTAGACCCAACCACAGTCCAAAGACCGAGTGTGGCTCCGCCAATCTGACCCGTGAGGAAGGCCTTGAGGTACCACAGCGTGTACTTCGTCATGTCCGCCGAGGTGACGGCATCCGAGTAGACCCGGTTGATGTCGAACTGCCACGACTTCTCGTACGTCGCCACGGCGGACTCCTCCTACAAGATGGGGGCGGCGTTGGTGGGGAACCAGTAGTTGCCGACCACCATGAATCCCGGCGTGCCCGCCGGATTGTCCACGGAGCCGGTCGCCACGCCGCCGCCAAAGAACATGATGTCTTGGAGGCGACCGCGCATCGAGCGGTACGCTAGGGTGCTCGCCCCCAGCCAGCAAGGCCAGTCGATGAAGCTGCCGTCGAAGCTGTCGGGCGCGGCAGGAAGGTACGTCAGCGCTGGGCTGACGACCGCCCAACCGCCGCCCAGCGAGTTGTCTGGGGCTCGCATCATGCTCCACGTCGCGTTGTCTGGGGCGTACGTGCTCGCCACCGCTCCGTAGCCCGAGGCGGCGGTTGAGTCGCCGTACATGCTTATCCACAGCGGGTAGAGGTCGTTCACCTTCACGTTGGCGGGTGCGTGCCCAAGGAACCCTGAGATGAACTTGCCGGTGGCGTCGCGAGACATCAGCATGTTGAAGCTGCCGTCGGTCGCCAAGGTGCCGTGCATGTGGATGGGGCCGTTCGTGGCGCTCATCGAGAAGACCGCGCTGAGCAACTGGCTGCCGGTGAAGTTGACCATCGTCGGGGCGGTGGTGTTCGTGCCGCCGGTCGGAGGCGAGTCAACTCCCAGCGTGACGGTGACCTGATAGTCCGTCGCCGTGCTCCAGTCGAGAAGCAGGTAATACGCCTTCCCTCCTCCCACAGAGGCCGGTGAGCGCAGCACCAACCAAGAGTGAGCCGAGCCTGCCGTGTTGCGGACGATGTTGGCGGCCGTGTAGGTTTCAGGCCGGGTCGCGGACGCCCAGTAGTCGTGGCCGAAGCTGGTTCCCGAGAAGTTGTCGCCCGTGGTCGAGTTGGATGACCCCACGACCCACCAAGTGCCCTTGTCGGTGCGAGGAGAGCCGACCGACGAGGCTGCGTTGGTGTCCGTGTAGGTTGTCACGGCCCCGGGAGCGTAGAAGACGTTCTCGGCCCCCGACGCGATGCCACGGTAGACGCGGTAGCCGGTTGCGCCAGTGACGGCCAGCCAAGTGAGCGCCACAGACCCCGTCGCACCCGTGGTCGTGACCGTGAACTCGTTCGAGCCGACAGACTCGACGCCGCCGACAATCGCGGCCACGCGGTAGTAGTAGACCCCTGCCGCCAAGGTGCCACCCGCGGCGCTCGGAGTTGCTACCGTGATGACGGTCGGTGCGGTGCCGCTGACGCCAATCTGACCCGTGAGGAAGGCCTTGTAGTACCACAGCACCCACTTCCCCATGTCCGTCAAGGTGGAGGGGGAGTACGCGCGGTTGATGTCGAACTGCCACGTCTTTTCGTAGGCCATGTGTTACTCCCAGAGGATGCGCTGGTCGATGGGGAAGCGCCAGAGACCGCCGACGCTGACGTACTTCGGCGAGATAGGGTCGTCGGTCGTGCCGATGTCCGGGGTGCCAGCCAAGAACGTGATGTCTTGGAGGCGGCCCCGCGTGCCGATGTTGGTGCCGGTCTTCTTCGAGACCCAACACGGCCAGTCGGCGTAGGAGAGGTCAAAGCGGTCCTCTCCGTCAGGCCAGTTGGTGACGACCGGCAGCACCACAGAGTAGAAGTCGAAGCCGCTGTTGTTCGGGGACCTCATCATCGCGTTGCTGATAGAGTCCAGAGAGTTGCTGTTACCCTTGGTGCCGCCATAACTGGACGACATAGAGCCGAGTGTGTAATCGAGGTTGAATGACATCCAGCATGGGAACTGGTCGGCGGGGCGATAGTTGGCGAGCAAATGGAACAGGAACCCTGAGACGAACCGCCCCGAGCCGTTGCGGCTAGTGAGAATGTTGAAGCTACCGTCGCTCGCCAGCGCGCCGTGCAATCGGAACGCGCCTGCCGGGTAGTACGAGGCCGACGCCGAAGTGAGCGTGATGAAGGGGGAGATGGTTGCAGGCAAGACCGTGGTCGGCGCTGTGGTGTTCGAGCCTCCGGTTGGCGCCGCGTCAGCCACCAACGAGAAGGACGCCTGATAGGCGCTGTTGCTGTTGAAGTCGATGAGGATGTAGTAGTTGTGCCCCAAGATGAGGGGTGATTTGAGGCACACCCACGAATGGAAGGTGCCCGCGGCGTTGCCGTAGATTTTTGTCCCGTCAAAAGTCGGACCCCAGCGGTCGACACCGTCCATGGCTCCGGTGACCGAGTCGCTAGAACCAGCCACCGTCCAGAGGCCGAGTGTGGCTCCGCCAATCTGACCCGTGAGGAAGGCTTTGTAGTACCAGAGGGCGTACTTGCTGGTCTCCGGCGCGTAGTTGTAGGGGGTGCCGGTGATGCCGCTGGAAACGTTCATCGCGTTGGTGTCTACGTAAGTCAGCACGTTCCCCAACTGCATCCACCTACTGTAGGAACGAGAGATTGTGCCGCGGTAGACGGTGTAAGCAGTCGCGCCGGGCACTGCCGTCCAAGTGAGAACGATGGTGCCTGAAATAGGTGAGATGGCCCACTGCTCGTTCGAGACGAGGCTTTCGCATCCGTTCTTGGTGGCGGTGATTGCATACTGATAAGTCGTGTTGGAGGCGAACGTGCCGCCACCGGCCACCGCCACAGCGTTGAGCATCAGGGGCGGGGGCGTGCTGCCCGGTACGTAGAGCCGGTTGGTGTCGAACTGCCAGTTCTTCTCGTATGCCATTTACGCCCCGATGAGGCTGACGGTCACATCATTGGTCGGGTCGAGCACGAGAGCCTTCTCGTACGGCTGGACCGGGATGGTGTCGGCGGTGGTGGTGGCCACCGGGGACAGGAGGACGACCGAGATGATGCCGTCGACCTGCTGCACCGCCTCGATGATGAGCGAGAGGGCGATGGGGCCCGGAGCAGCCGAGTTCACGACCTTGGCGACGGCCGACTGGACGCGGCTCTTGATGTCCACCGCACCGGACCGAGCGCGGATGGCCAGCGAGATGAGCACGCGCCTGATGAGCGGCGCCGAGACGTCGATGGCGGCACCGGCCGAGGCGTAGCCCGGGTAGGTGACCGTGTCGCGCTCGTCGCCGTAGACGACCTTGGTGACCTCGGCGATGAGGCCGGTGTTGTACCGGTAGCCGTCCTGCCCGGGGACCAGAGTGGTCGGGAAGGCCAGCTTGTCCTGAGCCACCAGCACCGAGCCAGCAGCGGCCGAGAACTGCTCTTGGAAGGTCGAGGGGTACAGGCGCAGGCTAGTCTGGCCCGCATCTGCGCTCGGCCCGATGTACTGGACGGAGTACAGCATCCGGGCCGGGGACCGAGCGATGACGCGCACGAGAGGGAGAGCCGTGCCGAAGGCGCCGGTCGCCCACGTGCCCGAGCCCGTGACGGTGAACTTCGCCACGTTCGAGAAGTCGGTCGAGAGCACGGTGTAGCTGCCAGCGGGAGCGGTCCCGAGGGCGCCTGACGACAGGTTGAGCACGTCACCCGGCATGAGGGAGTCGTAGGTGTAGCTGCGGACGTAGGCGTAGTCCCACTCGCCAGCCACGGAGGCAGGAGCCTCGATGACGACGTGCGAGCCTCCGCCGCGGAGAGCCCGGAACGTCCCGGTGTTGCCTGCGGGCGCTGCCAGCATGGCCGAGTCGAACCGCTCAGTGCCCGCGCTCGGGACGTTGCTGTCAGCGAGGGCGCTGCCAGCGACGGTCACAGTGGTGCCGTCGACGTTCAAGGCCGGGGCGTAGACGTGAGCCAGCTTGGAGGCGGACGCCAGCGTCCACGTGTCGGAGGCGATGTCGTACACTTGGCTGATGCCGTGCGGCAAGGGATACTGGACGACGCCAGCCAAGGGCATGCCCCATGCTCCGCCCCAGACCAGAACCTTGTTGGTCGGGATAGCAGCGCCGTTGCCAGCGGCGAGCGGGATGACGAGGTCGCCGACCGCAGCGGCGGTGTGGGAGACGACGTCGTACACCTCGGCCTTGCGCGTCGGCTGCGTGACACCGACAATGAAGTCGACGGTCGTGGTGGTGATGCCACCCGCGACCAAGAACTTGGTGGAGGAGAGCGCGACGACCGTGGGTGCAGTCAGCACGAGGCCGCTAGCGAAGGCAGAGTCGTTGCTCCACGCGAGCGCGTTCAGGGCGAACGTCTCGTAGCCGGTGCTGGCTGGCCCGAAGCCGCCGACCACCAGCAACTGGTCGATGCCGTAGAGGAAGGCGCTGTGCGTGCCGCGAGCCTTGGCCATGGAGGCCACCACGCTGAAGGTGAAGGCGAGGGGGCTGTAGACGTTGACGCTGTTCGTCGAGGCGGTGAGCGAGGTCATGCCACCGACCGCGACGACCTCGTTCGTGGACATGGTGGTCAGCGTGAAGTGGGAGCGAGCGGCGCTCAGGGGCCCCGTTGCTGCCCACGAGTTGCCAGTGATGTCGTACAGCCACGCCTCAGCATGCCACGCGAAGACGCCCGGGGCCGTATTGTGGATGCCGCCAGCGAAGAGCACCTTGTTGAGCGACGGGATGTACGCAGCCGCCCCGAAGGCTCGCACGGCCGGGAGCACCGCGAGAGTCGACCACGTCTCGGCGACGGGGTCGTAGAGTTCAACCGCGTTCGACGTGGCGGTGACCGACGCAAGCTGGGTGTCGTTGACCCCTCCGATGGACATCGTCTTCCCGCTCGGCAGGGTGACGTACGCCGCACCAACCAGAGCGTTCGCGCGAGAGCCGACCGGCTTCCACTTGCCCCAGCCCGGCTCGAAGCGCACCCAGCCCCCGTCGGAGAAGGTCAGGGTGTTGCTGCTGTCGAAGGCCACCTTGAAGTTCCCGGCGTCGCTCCAGAGCCACGAAGGCCCGTTCTGAACCGCGGGCGTCAGCGCCGTCCATGCCTTGCCAGCGCCAGAGACCACGACCTCGCCGAGCGTGGCCGACAGGATGGTCGCCGCCGTCCAGTCGAGAACCTTCGGAAGAACGTCCGTGTTCGTGAGCATCAGGTTCGACTGCGGCGAGAGCGAGTCGACGCCGCTGTTGGTCGCGACCACTGCCGACAGCAGCGCAGTGACCAGAGAAGTGGAGATAACAGGGAAGGACGCCGAGTTGGCGGTGCCGCCCGTGACCTGCACTGCCCCGCCGGAGCCGAGCGTACCGGAAGCCAACTGCACCTTGCGGCCGTTGGAGGACGCCTTGATGCTGGCGCCGGTCGAGGCGAGCCCAGTGACCTGTCCGCGGTTCAGGTAGTCCGCCACGTTCTTGGCGGTGGTCGGCGCGAGCCGGAACTCCTCGTTCGCCCAGTCGTTGGGGGCGACAGCGAGGCCCGGCTCCACATCCACCTTCAAGGTGATGTCGTAGTTGAGGACGCCCGGCGCAGCGTTGTAGGTGGCGGACGCGATGTAGAGCAGCGAGTCGCGCAGGGTGGTGGCGACGGCGAAGTTGATGTCGTCCCAGACCTTCGAGATGAGCCCGGTGCCGGGCCCGCTAGCCAACGTCGCGCTGACGGTGGAGGTGGTCAGGGCGTTGATGGCGGCGATGACGGCGGTGGTGGTGTTGGCCGTCAGAGGGAAGAAGCGGATGTCGTCGGTGGAGGACCACGTGAAGCCCCAGCCGGTGTTGAAGACTCCAGTCGCAAGTCGAACCCAGCGCGGCGTCGCGTCGGGCGACTTGGCAACGACCTGCGCTCGGGCTCGGTCGCCCGCGAGCATCGCAGGCACGCTCCAGAGGAACACGTTCGAGGCCTTCAAGGACATGATGTCCCCGACCTGCACGGCCGAGTAGTCGGGAACGAACGGCGTGCCGCGGCTCAGGTAGGCGTTGGGCGGGTTGGCGACCGACACGTTGGCGCCGGTCTCGATGTACGTGAGGGTGGCTCCGGGGAAGCCGTCAGCGACAGCGGTCACCGTCTGCAACCCAGAGGCGAAGTTGGCGTCGACGATGTCAAGGTAGATGGCAGCGCCGGGAGTGATTCCGTGGAAGAGGATGTCGGCGGTCGGCCGCCCCAGCGTCACGGTGACGGTGTTCCCGCCGACGCGAGCGATGTTCGAGATGTTGAAGGCCGACACGAGGGTGGCGGTACTGGCTCCCTGCCCGACGTAGTGATGCGAGCCGTAGGTGAAGATGTCGCCGCGGTCGGCGCCCGAAGCCAGATAGACGTACGTGTTGTCGCTAGCGGCGTCCCATGCGACGTCGAGAGCAGCGCTGGCTGCGTTCGGCGGAACGATGTACACGTCCGAGTTGACAGTGGCACCGGACCAGCGGTTCCAGCGGAGCATCACGACGTCAGTGCTGGCAGGCTGGGTCAGGGCAAGGTTGACGCGACCTCGGCCACGGCCGTGCAGCACGAAGTTGGAGAAGTCGAAGCTGGTGCCGAAGGCCAAGGCCAGCGAGCCGTTGGAGTTGTCGGCATCCACGAGACGGAGGTTGATGCCGTACGGAACGGAGGGGTCCGTCTTCAACCACCGGGTCATCGGGATGGAGTAGCCCTTGGTGACGGGGTCGTTGTCGAAGACGACGTTCAGGTCCGAGATGGGGCCGACGCGGTAGCGAGACACGGCCGCCAAGACGTCCACTGCGGCGCGCGGCTGGGCGAGCAGGTGGTCGAGGAACACGTTCCCGGCGACGTAGCTGGTCCACTCCGCCGAGTCGCCAGTGTTGGTGCCGCTGGCCGTGGTCACGACGCCAAGGAAGGTGTCCGAGCCGACCGCGCGAAGCCAGAGGGCGCCGACGATGTCCCTCTGCGTCACCCCAACGCTCAGGTCGCTCAGCACCTCCAGCGGGGGTACGTAGGCCGTGAGCGCGTCAACGAGTCGAGGAGTGCCCACGTCCGAGTTGCCTGACTCGACCGCGGCCGTCTCGGGCTCGTCGTTCTGGACCGAGGAGCCGACCGTGAAGCCGAGGGCGGTCAGGGCGCTGACGTCCTGCGCCGACAGGGCGATGTCACCGAGGGTGGAGAAGGTGTTGGTGGTGATGCGCAGCTTGTTCCGCTCGATGCTGACGGTCGCGCCGGTCAGCCCGGTCACCGCGGCAGCCAGAGCCGTCGGGGAGTAGTTGCCAGCCGCGATGGTCACGTGCTGCGGGATGGCGCTGGCGCGGACGAAGAACAGCCGCTCGAAGGCGGGCAGGGCTGCGTTGTTGAAGCCCGAGGCGGTGCCGAGGCCGGTCGTCGGGTAGTCGCAGCGGAAGGAGGAGCCGTCCAGCGCCACCCAGTTGATGCGCATGACCGAGAAGGTGGCGGGAGCCGCGGCCCACATGTCCTCGGTCCAGATGGCGTAGTCGCCGACCTGCACGTTCCGGAAGCAGAAGGCTGGGGTGACGATGCCGGTGTAGCTGATGAAGGTGCGCCCGCCCGCGTCCCAGAACTGGTTGACGCGGTGGGAGGCGTTCAGGGTGTGCGGGATGCGGACCGCGTCGCCGTCGACCGTGAACCAGAAGTTGGCTCCGCCGACCGGGACGACGGACAGCGCCAGCAGCGAGGCCGACTGGAAGTAGGCGCGAGTGAAGGAGGAGCCAGCGGTCAACTGGTCGCCAGCCACGAGCGGCTGGGTCAGGTCAATCTGGCCGCGGTTGCGGTCGAGGACGAAGTCCTTGGCGCGGCCGGAGGAGGTCAGCGCCAGCGGGTTGAAGACGCCCTTGGTCACCAAGCTCGAAGCGGGGTCGATGGTGACGCTGGCACGAGCCGACGGGCCGAGGTTCGAGGTGAAGGTCAGCGAGGAGCCGGACAGAGCGCAGGTGACGCCCGGGACCTTGTTGTTGAAGATGGAGACCCACGCGCTCAGGGGCAGCAGGTTGCTCAGGGTGGCGTAGCCGAGCCCGAGGTCGATGACGTCGTTGTCCGTGAAGGTGTAGGTGATGCTCGGCGTGCCGTCGACCGAGATGGTGAGCGTGTCGCCGCTGACGATGCCGGACCACATCGACTGGTCGGCTGAGGTCAAGGAGGCGCTGGTGCCGTCCTTCGAGAGGAGGTAGTCGTTCTTGTAGAGGCGGAGCGCCTCGACGACGCCCGGCGGGAAGCTGAGGGCGACGTTGGCGCCACCTGCCACGACCTCGATGTCGTCGTTGGTGTTCGCCTTGGCGAAGATGGCCACCTTGGTGCCCGCGCCGCTGGTGCGCGCCGAGTACGGGATGGTCGGGTTCGAGTTGATGCTGGCCACGACCTCGTAGGCGGTGGCGTTGGTGATGTCGAGGAAGTCGGTCGAGTCGAAGGAGTGGGAGTAGGTGACGCCGCCGACCTTGACGGTCAGGACGTCGAGGTTGGCGAGCGGGTACGGTGCCGCCAGCACGGTCGTCAGGCTGGCCTTGGCGACAGGCTGCCCGTGGTTGAGGAAGAAGACGTCCTCGCCACCGATGGCCGAGTCCATCAGGACCTCGTAGGCGATGCCGGACTCCTTGGCCTCGTAGCCGGTGCCGTCGTCGATGACCAGCAGCGAGGGGAGAATCTGGCGGAACAGGTACTGCGAGGAGACGACCGTGGCCGCCTCGTCGGGCGCCTGCACGCCGTAGGAGTGCACGTTGATGCCGAGGACGGTGCCGGTGCCCACGCGCGAGCGCCGCGCGGCCTTGATGCGCTCCCGGTACAGGTCGTCGTTCTCGACGTCGAGCCCGTTGGTGATGGGGAGCGGGTTGGTGACCGCCATGCCGGTGAAGGCGGGAGAGGGGATGACCTTGACCCCGCCAGCGGAGGCGTTGCCTTCAGCCCCGGGCACGGTACTGGCCACGTGGACGTTCAGGACGGAGGTCTCGCCGTCGAGGAGGGTGGCCGCAGCGGTGGTGGTGAACTTGGCGTAGGTGGCGCTGTTGCCCTGAGGGGTGGTGACGCTCTGCCCGGCGGTGATGACGCGGTCGCCGCCCTGAGCGAAGACGACTCCCTCACCCAGACCATGGAAGTTGGTGGTTCCGGCGGCGAGGGTGATGGTCCAGTAGGAGCCCGCGTTCACGCAGGCGGTGTAGGCCAGCGGACCTTCGAGGTTCGGGGTGTTGCGGCCGATGTACAGGTTGCCGGTGGTGCCGAAGCCCGTCGCGTCGGCGACGTAGATGGTGACGCTGCCCGGGATGGGGGCGGGCTTGCCTTGGTAGACGCGGGTGGAGACCTTGGTGAAGCTGGTGTCGGAGATGTTGACGTAGCCGGTGGCGAACGTGGCGCCGCGCCGGAGGAGCTTCTCGGCGGCGCCGATGCGGTCGAGGCGCTCGCCGTGAGCGATGTCGAGGTCGTTGGCGTCGAGGAGGCTGAGGGTCTGCTCTTGGTTGCGGAACTGCGACTGGCCGGTCGACTCGAAGATGGCGAGGTACGGGCTGCCCGGCTTCAGCGACTGGATGCCCGGCACGATGTTGTTGCGGTCCAGTTCACTCAGGAACGTGGAGACCATGTCGCCCACGATGGTGGAGAGTGAGCGGAACGTAGGTGTGGACGAGATGGGCATGTGGGTCTCCGCCGCCCCCAAGAACTGGGAGGGTCGCTACATCCTAGATTGCTGCCGGGCTTACGACTGGACGCTGAAGGAGATGGGCAGCAGCGAGTCGACGCCCCTGACGCCCACTTCGAGCGTGACGCGGGCCGTGGGGCCGTTGACGTCGACAGCCGCGCTGGTCACCCCGGTGAAGCTCGGGTTGAAGCGGAAGACGTTGGTCGCGCTCTTCAAGATGTCGTTGGCCGAGGTGTCCGCGATGGAGTCGCCGACCATGGCGTCGACCCCGAAGGCGGGGTGCAGAGCCAGCGACCCCATCTTGGTGTTCAGGGCGGTCCGGGCCCACTGGACGAGCGAGGCCATGCCGAAGACCACCGGCCAGTCGCCGTCGGGAGTGATGACCAAGTCACCGGTCGGCGAGAGCATGCCGTCCACGTCGCCCTGATGAAGCAACTGGGCCACGTCGGTGCCGCCCGGCACGTACTTGAGCAGGTCAGCGTCGGCGGCGGTGTCGGACGGGATGTAGATGATTTGCTGCGAGTTCACGGTGCCGCGGAGGAAGTACTGGACCGAGGCGCGGTTGGCCACCTTGAACTTCGCGAGGTCGCTCTCGCCGTCCAACGTCACCTGCCACTGGTTGGGGCCGAAGTACTTGACCGCCACCACGCGACGCTTCTCGGAGATGACCGTGTCCGACCAGAGCTTGATGAACTGGCCGACCCCGATGGTCGAGGCGTCGGTCATGGTGAGCAGGTTGCCTGAGGCGTTGACGGTCAGCAGCACCGTGGTCCCGACCTCGTCGACGTAGGGCGCGCGAAGCTCGTTCAACTCCACGATTTCCATCCACCGGGAGGCGTCGCCGAGGTACTGCTGGGCGAGGCGCTCCATGGACGAGCCGTAGGGGAAGGGGGCCGCGAACTTGGACAGCGGCACACGCATCGCGATGCCGTTGGCGTTGGCCAGACCAGCGACGTACTCGATGGTGGTGACGGGCACGCGGCTCGGGGCGTTCACGACCAGCGACAGGATGGCTGTCCCAGCCACGGCCAGCGAGTGCATGGCCCGGTAGTCGTCGATGGTGGCGTTGCGGAGCTTTGGAATGGCGGTCCGGCCGGTCACGAGGTCGTAGGTGGGGCTGTTGAGGCCGACGGCGTCGGCGAAGTCGGCAGTCAGGGCGAAGACGGTGTCGGCGATGACCCGGAAGTCGTCGCTCGTCAAGGTCATCGTCTGCTGCATGTGGTCGTCGATGTTGGCGCGGACGGTCGGGGACAGGTTGAGCGAGTCGGGCTTGATGAGGTCGAGGAAGCCGTCGTCGTCTCCAACCAGAGCCTGCTCCAGCGCCGACGACTTCTTCTTGCCGCCGCTCTTGCTCGCACCGACCTCGACGGTGATGGCGTCGACGGTCTTCTTGGTGCGCGGGTCGAGGCCGTCGTAGGAGGCCTTCAGGATGTCCCACGACTCGTTCACCGCCGACTCGAAGTCCTTGGTGATGCCAGCCGGGAGGTCCCACGCGGTCTTGACGATGCCGGTCAGGGCGCCGCAGAAGAGGGCGGTCTGCTTCATCAGGTCGAAGACCTTGGCGATGTCCTTGCGCACGGCCTTCAGGGTGTTCTGGACGGCCTTGGCGGTGCGGGTGGCGTCGGAGACGAACTTGTGGACCTTGGCGAAGCTGAAGCTGCTCTCGGCGGTCTGAGCGCCGCGGTCGATGCCGGTCGGAGCGTTGGCGATGTACTTGGGCTGGATGCGCCGCCACGCCTGCAAGCGCAGCGAGTAGCGGTACTCGTAGGGGCTCTGGGCGGTCCTCTGGACGTCGAACTGCTGAGGGGTGACCAGATACGCCGCCTCCTCCTTCCAGATGAACAGGGCGAGCCGCAGGTCGCGTCCGTCCGACTGCTTCTTGGCCTCAGCGTACGACTCCAAGAAGTGCTGGAGGGCCCTGAACTGGAAGTACCCGGTGTCGCTTTCCGAGGCGTTGTCCTCGTCGAAGTTGAGGCGCTTCACGTCGAACTGGTTGGCCTTGTACTTGTCTCCGATGCCGAGGCTGGTCGCCGAGGAGATGACGCCTTGGACGGCCTGCATGGTCCCGCCAGCGATGCCGCCGGGACCAGACAGCAGTCCACCCTGCAACCCGGCCGCTGACGGCTTGTTGTTGACCACGCCGAAGGTGCCGGAGAACTGGATGTGACGGAAGGGCGCGCCGCCGTGCTGCTCGACCACGCCTCCCAGCGTCGCCGACACGTTGATGGCGAACGGCATGGTGAGGCTCATCGACTCCGGGTTCACTGGCAGCGTGAAGATGAGCCCGTTGTAGATGTGGTAGGGCGGGTCAGTGTTGAAGGCCGACAGGAATCGCGTCGAAATGTCGGTGGACCTGAAGTTACTCTTGCCGACTTCCAAGACCACCAACTGGTAGGGGAAGGCCTTGTTCCAGAGAGTGCCGTCGGGGAACAGCGCGTGCGAGTACCTCTCGGAGCCCGCCGGGACGATGCCCGCCGCCGCTCCAACCCCAGTGCTGGAGTTGTAGAGGTTCTTGCGGTTGTCGGAGAGGTCGAACCGGGTGGCCATGGGGTACCTTGAAGATTGCGGCTACAGGATGCCGGTGCCAGTGACCTTGGCGCCTGCGCCCGTTCCCGGCAAGCCCGGGGCGGGAGGCGAGGTGATGACCGTGACGACCGCGTTCAACTGGATGTGCTTGACGATGGCGTCCGCCATCTTCTCGAAGGCCTTCAGGCGCTGAGGAGTGACCTTCCCTCCGACAGCGACCAGCATCTCCTTGGCCAGCATGCTTCCGTTCATGGGCATGGCTACTTCCCCGCCTTCACTTTGGTTGAGGTGCTGCCGAGGCTGACGTACGGCAGCCCCGTGAACGTGTCGATGCCGGTGCCTACGACCACGCCGTCCAGCGGGTTGACCGTCATCTCGGTGCCGCCGAGGAACACCTTGCCCGCGTCGACGGAGACCGAGTCCGCCACAACCTCGACGGTGGCCGCCTTCAGCTTCCACTTCTTGCTGACCGTGGTGGTCTGCTCGCCTGCGGTGACGGTGATGCTCTTGTCCTTGGGCGAGACCGTGACCGCGTCGCCGTTGCCGTCGCTGATGACGACCGAGCCGTCCTTGCCGAAGCTGACCGACGTGCCCTTGTTGTTCGCGTCGCGCTGGTCGCTCGGGGAGCCGTCGATGTTGGTCGCGCCCGGGACCTTCAGCACCAGAGCGCCGTCAGCGTCGATGGACGCCTTCACGCCGTTGAACTGGAAGTCGAGGAAGGTGGTGCTCGGGTCGGCGCTCTTGTCGTCGGGGTTCCGCATCGCGCCGACGATGAGCGCGTCCGCCTTGGCTCCGTTGGGGCACATCACCAGCACCCACGCGCCCTTCGCGAAGAACTTGGAGGACTGCTTGCCCGGCCGAACCGAGTAGCGGAAGTGGTCCCCGAGCGTGCCGAAGAGGTCGCTGATGGTGCAGCGGTATGGCACGACTGAACGCGACTTGAGACCGTTGCGGAAGGCCACGTTGACCACGTACACCCACTGCTTGTTCTTGGAGTTGGGGTTCTTGTTGTCGGGGTGGTTCGGCGCGATGGCTTGCACGACCTCGCCCATCCGCAGGACGTAGTCGTTCATCGTCGCAGCCGGGCCGCCGCGCGGCGCTTGGTGCCGTGCGAGGTACGTGGGGAGTACCACTCCGAAATGAGGGCGGGGGTTGGCCACTGCTAGTCCTTGGTGACGCCGACGTACGAGCCTTCGGAGTCGGTCGACTTCGTGTTGGGGAGGGAGCGAGAGCGCTCCGCGAAGGTGCCCTTCTCGGCTCCGCGGTCGACGCTGCCGCGCGACAGGCTCATGCGCGTCGTGAACGACCTCTGCCCCTCAGCCGAGATGGAGCATGTGTGCGACAGGCCTTGGATGTGGTAGACGACGCCTTGGAACTCCACGTTGTCGCCCGGGGCGATAGGCGAGCGGATGCCGTACGTCGCCAGTGAGCCGCTCAGGGTCAGGTGCTGCCCCATGACGATGTCCGACATGACCTCGCGCCAGTCGATGGGGACCATCAGCGCCTGCACGAGGAAGCAGTTCACCGACGGCATGTAGGGGCGGATGCCGTTGCGCATGATGTCCAGCCGGTCCGTGACGGGAGGCGACGAGATGAACTGGTTGTACTCGTCGACCGCCACGCCCGGCCCGGTGCCGTACACGTAGACGAGGTTCTGCCGCATGGCGTCCGAGCGGCCGACAGACGCCTCGGTCATGATGGAGTCGGGGACGACCCAGCGAGGAAGCTCCAAGAAGCGGGTCGTGGGCATCCTGCGGAACACCGGGGTGCGCGCGGGCGGCGGACCCTTCTTGGCGTTCTTCTTCGTCTTCTGCGGCTGGTTCCGGCGCGTGGTCGCGCCCTCCTCAGCTTGGAAGTCCTCCAAGGTGAACTGGAGCCCGACCTCGGAGGTGTAGGGCGTCTGCCTGACGGTGAAGAAGGGGAAGATGTCGCCGTTGATGTGAGGGCGTAGAGTCACAAAGCCCTCGTTGACTGGCGATGCGATGTAGGCCGAGATGAACGACCACACGGTCGTGGTGGTGGGCGGAATCTCGGTGGCCGAGAAGGTGCCCGACAAGGGGAAGCGGCACAGGAAGCCCCCGTCCTTGCCCGTCTTCGCGTCGTCAGGCCAGAACAAGCCACCGCCGTTCGGCTGGTCACAGAGGTTGTCGGTGTAGGTCTTGGCGGAGTACTTCTGCACTCCGACCAGCACCTGCATCAAGTCCGAGAACTTGCTCTTGGAGTTGCCTACCCCGAACCACTTGGCCATCGTCTCGGGGATGATGTACGCCTCGTTGGGAGTCAAGGCCTTCGGCGTGTCGCCGTGAGCCTGAGGGGCCAGCCCTGAGTTCTGGTTCGACCACGCGCCAAGACCGAACAGCGACGTCATCAGCTTCGGAATGATGCGGTTGGGGTCGAGCGCGCCGTGCTCGTCAGAGTTCTCGCCGCGGACCATGGAACTGATGAGAGGTGCGAAGCGGTCCATCGACACGAAGGCGCTGTCCCCTTGGTACGCCAACTGCGGGTAGTACAGCACCGTGCTGTCGAACTCGCTGAAGGCCACGCACGACAGGGAGTAGGCGCTGCGGTGCTGGCCGTCCGGAGCGACCGAGACCGTCTTCTGGACCGTGTGCACGCGCCCGACGAACTTCAGGCCGCTGTGCCAAGTGTTCACTTTCGTACGAGCCGCCAGCGCCTTCCTCAGCGCGCGCATCTCGTTCTCGCTGTAGACCATGAACGCGACGACCCAGTCCCCGGGCAGCAACTCGTTGAGGTACTTGGTGCCCTTGTCCAGCAGGGTGGCCTGCATCGAGGCCGTGTGCGAGTCCTTGTCTGCGCTCACCGACAGCGAGACGCAGTCGCCTTGGTCGTCGATGATGAGCGGGTTCTGGGGGTCTCGCTCCTCGTACGCGAACGACGGGTCGGTGTTGACGCTCTTGCGAGTGGTGGGGTCGTACGTGATGGGGTTCGCAAAGCGCGCGAACGCCAGCACCCAGTGAGGCGAGTACGACACCATGTCGTTGGGGCCGAAGTCCTCTGCGAGGTAGTAGCGCGGCGCCATCTAGCCTCCCGGCGGAACGGTGATGTCGCTCCAAGGGCTTGAGCGAGCGCGGTCGGCCGCTTCCGTGATGGCGTCGAGAGCGCCTTCGACAGACACCAGCTTGCCAGCCACCTTTCCCATTCCGGTGGTGACGTGCTCGGTCGCGGTCTCCAGTTTCATCATGGCTCGCGCGGCGTCCTCCAGCTTGCCGTGCCCGTTCTCCAGCTTGACGCGCTCGCGGTACGCCTCCATGGTCTCCTCGGCGCGCTTGCCTCCAGCCTCAGCCTTCCGGGTCGAGAGTCCAGCCTCGAAGCGCAGGATACCTTCGCCCGCGCCGACCTCGCCGCCAGTGGAGCCGCGATGGATGGCGGCGTACAGGGGCGCAGCCGTCTTGATGGCGGCCTCCTGCTGCGACCGCGTCTTGCCTTCCATCCACGACCGCACACCGCCAGCCTCTTGGAAGGCGCGCATCTGCTTCTCGGCGTCCGACTTGCCGCCAGTGTCAATCCACCGCGCGCCGACCGAGGAGCGGTCAGTGGCAGCCGCGAAGGTCTTCACTTGGGCCAGCGTGATGCCCATGCGCTGGAAGTCGGCGGGCAGCTTCCCGTCCTTGATGATGCCAGCGGCCACGGACGGGTCGCGCAACTGCGTGGCCAAGAAGTCCTTCTGGTAGGGCGAGGCGTCACCCAACGCCGCAGACGCCGCCGCCATGTTGAACGACTTCTGGTACGGGTCGTTGCCGCCCATGCGAGCGCCGAACAGCGAGGCGCCTTGCGCAACCTGCTGAGCCTGACGCACGCCCTCGGCCCCGCCTGCGTTGACGCCACCGGCCAGCGCCCGGGCCATCCCGACGCCCTTGCCCTCGAACATCATGCTGCTGGCGCCCATGGTCCCGGCCACGGACTCACCCATCAGGGCGCGGATGGTGGGGTCGAAGCCAGCCGACACGCCCAGCACGTTGCCACCGCCGACCGCGGTCCGGCCGATGATGCTTGCCGCCGCGCCTTGGTCCATGCCCGCGACCTGCGCGCCGAGCACCGCGTTGGCGTAGTACTTGGCGCTCCTCGCGCCGACGTTCGGTGCAAGAGCACCCAGCGCCGCCTGATGCGACCCGCGGTCGAGCACGTACTTGGACTCCATCGCAGAGCCAGCTTCGTACGTGCCGAGGCCGTAGCGGCGGTCGAGGCCGAGGATGCGAGTCGCCTCAGCCACGCGAGCCTTGGCGACGTCGCCCTGAGGGCCCTTCGCGGCACCGAGTTCGCCGACGCGCTCCGTGATGCGCTCGCGCTCGCGGTTCGCTGCCTTCGCGCGGAAGGAGGCTGTGTAGCCCGCGCCGCCGATGTCAGCCAAGGCGGTGAACGAGTCCAAGACGTTGCCCGGCAGAGCCCTGAGGAAGCCGGGAGTGGTGTTCTGCTTGAGGTCGCGGCTGAGGCTGGGGTCCGCGGACAGCGCGGCTCGGCCGTAGAGGTTCGTGGCGTCACGCTGGCTCGCGAACTGCTGCGACATCTGGGAGCCAGCCAGAGCGTTCGAGGCGATGAGCCCCTGCGAGTTGGCGATGATGATTTTCCCGGCCACGATGGCCGCAGCCGCAGCGATGGCGACCACCGACATGGCTCCACCAGCAGCCATCATGGCGCCGCCGAACGGCACCCCGGCCCGACCGACAGCCATGCCAGCCAGTCGACCCGTGATGCCCATGCCGAACCCACCGCTGCCTCCGCCCGGACCCCCGGCGCCGCTGCCCGGGGTGCCGTCGCCGTACATCGTGTCGGCTGCCGCCTGCAACTGCTGCCGCTCGGCGAGGTTCTGGGTGACCTGAGTCCCGAGTCCCTGCGCGTGGCGCTTGAAGAGGTCGAAGGTCTTCCCGCTGGCTCCTTCAGACGCCATGCGCTCGACCTTGGCCTGAGCCGCCTCGTACTGCTTGACGAGAGGACCCAAGCTGCTCGCGTTCAGCATCAAGGACTTCTGGAGGGCCTGCTGCGACCGCGAGACCTGCTCGTTCAAGACCTTGGCGAGCTTGGTGCCGCTCACGCTCAGGTCGTCGAAGAGCTTCTTCTGGGTGAGCAGCGACTTGGCCACCGCCCCCTGCTGAAGAGCGTTGCCGCCACCCGTGCCCGCGGCGGTCTGCATGGCCTTGGACATCTTGACGCCCGTACGCTCGGCCTGCTCCATCGTCGCCAGCACGGCCTTGACGGAGGGAGCGACCTTGCCTTCAAGGGCGATTGTGAACTTCTTGTCGGCCACGATGACCTACTTCTTGGGGGTAGTGACGACTGGGTCCATGGAGGCCCATTCAGCAGGTAGATTGCCACCCTCTTCCCCGAACTTCATGTGGATGTCGGGAGGAGCAGGAGGCAGGGCAAAGTCGCCGTCGGTCGCGCTCGGCACCATGATGCCAGTCGCGATGCGCTGCTTGATGAGCCGCGCCTTCTCCTTGGGGTCGGCCGGGGATGCGGCGACCTTGGGCTTGGGCCGCTCGGGAGGAGGCCCGCGGCGCTTGCCGGACTTGATGTCCTCGTTCAGCTTCTTCATGAACTCCTCGTCGCGCTCGTCCATCTTCTCGTGAGCCTTCTCACGGGCGACGCGCTCCTCCGGGGTCATCATGATTTCGTCGAGAAGCTCGTCGCGGTCGTCCTCAGACATCTCGCTGAAGGTCTCTTCGTAGAAGGCTACCAGCACGTCCTCCTCGGGGATGTCGTCAACGTCCGGCAGCGGCACGCTGAAGGTCTTCGAGTAGTACCTCTTCACCCGACGCATGAAGGCCTCGCCGTCAGGTTGCTTGACGGCCAGCATCGAGCGAAGCTGGAGTGCTTGGTAGTAGTCCACCTATTCCTTCGGGCGAGCGAGGCCTGAGCAGATGGCGCAGACCCACTCAGGCTTGCCGTCGTTGCGACGGTAGACGAGCAGGCAGCGGTTGGTGCCGCACTTGAGGCAGCGGGGCTCGTGCAGCATTACTTCTTCTCCGGCGGGTCGCGCAGAGCGGCTTCGGCCTTCTTGCCAGCCTCTTCGATGGCCTTGACGTGCTCCTTCTCCACCTTCTTGGCGCCCTCGTAGACGGCCTCCAGCACGTTGTAGTCCTGCAAGCCGAGCCCGCCCTGCGACTCCTTCCACCACTCGGGCGTCTCGGTGAGGCGGACGGTCAGGTCGCCGATGATGGTCGAGGCCACGATGGACTCGGCGCTCGCGCCAGCCCCGTCGCCGCCGAGCATGTCGCGCTTCATGCGGTCGGACTGGAGCTTGTCACGGAAGGTGAGCACAGGCTTGGCTCGGAACTCGCCGGTCCAGAGCTTGCCGGTCGTGTCGCCGACAAGGTGGATGGAGAAGAGAACGCCTTCGGGGGTCTTGGCTTGAGCCATGTCGGTGCTCCTATTTGGGTGAGGGTGGCGCCGTCGGGACCGACAGTCGCCTTCAGGGAGTAGATTACTTCTGGTGGCGGAGCATGTGGCTGCGTGCTATGGTAGACCTGTCGCCAACAGAGGGTTGGGAATCGGCACCCAACGCAACCCGCAGTCCACGGAGCAGCACATGAGCCAGTTGACCGCCGTCATCACCAAGCAGGGCAACGTCTTCTCGCGCCGGGCCTACGACCCGAGCGGCTTCCAGATTTCCACGCCCCACTTCTTCCCCAAGACCTTCCGGACGCTGAACGCGGCCGTGCTCTTCGGCGTGAAGAAGGGCTACAAGGTCGTGCTCCCCAAGCCGCTGACGCCGAGCGGGCAGGCGGCGCTGCTGGAGGTGCAGTTCGAGACCGCGCTGGAGCAGGCGGCGCTCACGCTGGCAGCCGAGGCCGCGGCGGAGCAGGAGGAGTAAGAGCTTCTGGGTGCCGGACTCTTTGTAGGAGGTTTCCGGGTCACCTTGAACAGAGCGGGGCGCCGTGCCTACCGTCGTGCCCGCTCACTACTTTTTGGGGAAGTGCTCGCCGATGGTGGTGGCGATGCGCATGCCCCCGTGCAGGTTGTGCGAGTGGACCGTGGGCCTGTTCTTCGGCCAGCGGCCGGTCTGAGCCATCCACTCCGTCAGGTCCTCGCCGTTCACCTCGCCCGCGTTGTGGCAGTCGCAGCGGTGAGCGCAGTCCTTCTGCGGCTGGCCGTCGGGGTGGTTGTGCCCGTGGTGCCCGCACTGCATCTGGCAGGTCTCGCAGTGAGGCATGTCGAGGTCGCGGTCGATGCTGAGGTCGTCGACGTCGCCGTGGAGCAGGTGAAGCTGCACGTCCTCGGCGGTGTGAGCGGCCGTCCAGCCGGGCGGAGTCGGGCGATTATCATCGAGGTAGAGCTTCAGTCCCATGCGTTCTAGATTGCGCGCGGCTTCGAGCCGTGCTAGGATGTCGACATGTCCCGAGTCACCAAGCTCCAGAAGCACTACCGCCGCCTCCACAACGCGAAGAAGGACCGCCGGTCCCGCTACTGGGCGAAGAGCCGTCGCGTCCGGCTGGCGCAGGGCGGCAAGCTCTACGACTGGATGCCCGGCCACCGCACGCCCATCCGCGGCCAGTGGAACGTCATCGGCTGCCGCTGCGGCCACAAGCGTCACGGCAAGTACGGCTGCCAGCACGGCTGCGCGTGGGGCTCGTGCGGCGACAACGCCCCTCTGATGCTCCAGCCCATCGGCGACATCATGCACGAGTTCGAGGCCATCACCCGCGAGCGGACCGCGGCTCTCCTGAGGGCCTTCGTTCTTCCGCCGGACCAGTTGCTCCACCGCGTGCGCACCCTCCCCGACGGCACCACTCTCCTCGTCCTCGGCGACTCCCACGTGGGCGACCTCATCGCGGGAGAACTTGACAAGCGTCTGTAGCCGTGGTACAATCCTCTCATGAACTATCCCTACGCCCAGCGTGCAGCCGAGATTCGAGCCGCCCAGCAAGCCAAGTACACCGCGATGCGCGCCGCGCTCGGGGAGCGTAAGCCCAAGGCTCGCACCCTCGCCGAGACCATCGTCGAGGGGCGTATGGTGAAGGACTGGGACGTGGACGTGACCAAGCTGGAAGAGGACGCCGACGACGTGCGGCGCGAGACCGGCAAGCTGGTGGTGGTCGACTCGTCGGCGCACATGCCCTCCGCGGCATCGGCGGCTGTCGAGCACTGGCGGGCGCTGGGCAGGCCCACCGAGTACGACGAGACCGCCAACAAGCTCCAGCGGCTGCGCGACGAGGCGGAGAAGTGGGCCAAGCTGGCCGTCAACGACGACGACAAGGCCGACAAGTTCGACGAGATGAAGAACGAGAAGAAGGCAGGCCAGCACCGCAAGTACGCCCAGACCAACCGTGAGAAGGCAGCCAAGTTCCTCGCCGAGGCCGAGCAGGTCGCCGCCGAGTACAAGAAGGAGCACCCGTGATGATGTGCGAGAGCAAGACGACGAAGAAGGCGTGGCGCAACCCGCTGGCCCCGCTGGCTCGATGCCAGAACACGGCGACGATGACCGTGGAGAAGAAGGAGGTCTCGTGGGGCAAGCCGCAGCGCGCCTGCACCCTCCACGGCAAGAGGCTGCTCGAAGGCGGCTGGACCAAGGTGACGACGTGACCCGCTGGTACGTGGCCATCGAGAAGTTCGAGTGCCGCGACTGCGGCGCTGCGATGGCTCGCAGCGACCTCATCCACGGGCGCTGCCCGTCCTGCGGATGGACCGACAAGAAGCAGGTCGCCTTCGACAAGAAGCTCAAGGAGCGCCAGTCATGACGGCCACCTACAAGAAGCCGTGCGAGTCCTGCAAGGGCCTCGGCTGGCATCTCGCCTACGTCGACGAGTGGGCCGAGACGAAGGAGCGCTTCATGAACTGGCTGCGCGCCACCATCGCCATCTTCTGGAGAAAGCCGTGAGCAGCATCTGGCCCGCGGACGCCCACAAGGCGTGGCTGAAGTCCTTGAAGGTCGGTGACGTCGTCTGCGTCTACTGCGACACGCGCGGCGGACCTCAAGGCGAGCGCTACACCAAGTCCACCGTCGAGCGCATCACGCCGACTGGCGCATTTCGCATCCGCGAGAAGGGCTCTGACGGCATCGACAAGTTCTCTCCCGACGGCACTGCGCGACACGGCGGCTCGTGGGGCTGGACGGAGTACATGCGCCCGTGGACCGAGGAAATCGACAAGCTCCTCGCTCGCCGCAAGCTGGTCAACAGCGTCCTCTTCTACCTCGACCGCTCGGTCGTTGACCGCGAACTGGTCGAGGCCCTGTCCGACGACGACCTGAAGCGCCTCGTCATGGCCCTCCGCCCCTTCCGCAAGAAGGCGCTTGACACCCAGCCCCAGTAGGAGTACAACAGCACCATGACCACCCCAGCACGCGCCTTCGCCTACGCCGCCCACATCGGGCAGCAGTACGGCTCCGGGCACTACATCACCCACCTCGACCACGCGGTCGACGTGCTCCGCCGCTTCGACGTCGACGACGACAACCACGACGTCTACGAGGCCACCTACCTCCACGACACCATCGAGGACACCAAGGTCACCTTCCACGACATCTCGACCATCTTCGGCCCCCGGGTGGCCTACCTCGTGGACGCGGTCAGCGACCAGCCCGGCGAGAACCGGAAGGAGCGCCACGCCCGCACCTACCCGCGCATCAGGGCGGCCGGGCAGCAGGGCCTGCTGGTGAAGCTGGCCGACCGCATCGCCAACGTCGAGACCTCGGTCCGCGGCCCCAACGAGAAGAAGCTCGCCATGTACGTGAAGGAGTACACCGAGTTCCGCGAGGCGCTCTTTTCCCGCGAGCACAGCTTCATCATCATCCGCATGTGGGACCACCTCGACAACCTGCTCGGCTGGAAGCAGCCATGAAGAACGTCCACATCACCATCAACGGGCCGCTCAACTCGGGCAAGAGCACCATCGCCGCTGCCATCGCGGATGCTCTCAGGGCCGCTGGCCTTGAGGTCAACGTCAGCGACGACAGCCCAACTCTCTTCCCGTCACAGCAGGAAGAGCGGCTGGTGGGGCTCAAGTACGCGACCCGCGTCAACATCAACGCCATCACCGACCGGAGGAACTACCCGTGAAGGTCTACCCTGCGAGCCGTGACCGCCAGCGCTGCATCGACTTCGTCGCCCTGCTGAACGCTGCTGGCCACGAGGTCACGCACAACTGGGCCATCGGCCCCAAGTGCGCCTACGACGCCACCGACGCGGCCATCGCCGCCACCGACCTGATGGCCGTCCGGGCCTCGCAGGTGCTGGTGCTCCTCTGGGAGGACGGCATGCTCGGCGCCAACATCGAGTGCGGCGCCGCTCTCGCCTACGGCAAGCGCGTCATCGTCGTGGGCTGGTTCGACGACAAGGGCAGGCAGGGCGACCGCAACGTCTTCTACCGCTTGCCGCAGGTGATGCACGTCTCCACGCCCGAGGAGGCCATCAGCCTGCTCGCGCTCTGGCAGATGTGGCAGGAGTACGACCAGCAGAAGAAGGAGGCTCGCCGTGGCTAGGCTCATCCTCAACGCGGACCGCAGCGTCGTCTTCCACGGACCCGCTGGCGTCACCGAGAACCTCGGCGTCGCTGGCCCCGATGCGAAGGACATCGACGTGCTCGGGTGGATGACCGGGCTCGTCTCGCCCTTCGACACCATCACCACTCCCGAGGGCACGTTCGTCGTCTCGGCTCCGGCCAACAACCCGCCCCGGCGCTTCATCAGCCAGCCCGCGGCGATGGAGTACAGGTCGTGACCGAGCGCCAGTACCAGAAGCTCACGCAGTTCTACAACGTGACCGCGATGCCCCTTCGCCTCGCGCTCGCCGTGACCTACGGCGTGGCGGTGGTCGTCGGCACCTCAGCCATCCTCCTCGTCCGCGCCCTCGCCACCCCGAAGGACTAGCACATGCTCTGGCAGCCAGTCGTCATCCAGCACCCCGAAGACCTCCTCGCTGGCCGTGAGGTGCCGGACCTCAAGGCCGCGTCGCTCGACACCTGCGTGTGCCACCACAGCGCATCCAGACACTCGGAGGCCCTCATCTCGGTCCCCATGCACATCCGGGGCGACTCCATCGACGAGGCCTTGCCGGAGTTCTGGTGGAGCGGGTGCAGCGATTGCGGGTGCGAGGGGTTCTGGAAGCGCCCCTCAGTCCTCGTCCCCGACTAGGTCGATGGTCCAGACACCCCCGCTGGAGGGGCTGGGCGCCTCGCTGGGGCGTCGTTCGGGCAGGGGTGGTGGAAGCGGCAGCCAAGCTGCCGCGGGCTGCTCTGGAGGCCTGCTAGGCCACCGGAGCGATGGGAGCGATGGGAGCGACAGGGGCCACCGGGGCGATGGGCGCAATCGGAGCGATGAGCGCGACTGGCGCGACGGTAGGCACATGTGCGGCCCCCTCATCCTCGAACCGTTCGTGAAGGCTGGCCACGTACGCGCCGAGCGTCGGCGTCAGGAGGGCGGCAACCATGCCCGCGTCGATAGTCCCAAAGGAGTACGCCTGCTCACCCAGCTTCACGGAGGCGCCAGCGAACAGGACCTTGAGCAGAACGACACCCACGGTCGCGATGGCGGACTTGCCGAGGATGTCGCGCGTTCCGGCCATTCCCATTAGCTACCCCTTCGACTTAGCGAACCACTCGTACAGCGCCTCGCCCCACTTCGTAGCGACCGCACCGAGAAGAGCCACCACGACCCAGACGGCGCCCTTCTTGAGCGCCTCGATGCGCGCCACTCGCGTCTCCCGGTCAGCCAGCAGCGTGCCGAGCTTGACGTCCTGCTCGGCGTTGGCAACCTTGAGAGCCTCGACCTCGACCATCAGCTTCTTCTGCCCGGCCTCGTTGGCCTCGCGGAAGCGGTCGATGTCGCCGCCGAGACGAGTGCCGACCTCGCCAACCTTCTCGACCATGTGCTTCAACTGCTCACTCATGCCAGCCATCTGCACCGCCACGTCAGACAAGGAGTCTTCGTTGCGAGAGATGCGTTCCTCATGCCACTCGCAAGCTGGCCCCTGCGCGCGGTCTGACATGTGCTACCCCTCGACTACTTGGTGGGGATGGAGAGCGAGTCCGGAGCGTCGTCAGAGTACAGGTCAGCGACCCACTGCTCAGGCATCACGACGACGGCGCCGTTCGGGATGATGGACAGGTTCTGCGGGTTGCGCACGCCCGGGTTCACCGGGCTGTCGGCGATGAAGCCGCACTGGCGCGCGATGAGGTGCGTGCCATCGACGATGCTGTCGACCTGCAACAGCCACCCGCCGTCGCCGCCGCCTGCGGCAGTGACTTGGAGCACGGCGTGGCGGGTGATGCCCACGGTGGTGGCGAGGGCGAGGTACCCGGTGGAGGTACCGACGGCGGTGGTCGAGGTGGTGACGGCTGGAAGGCGAAGGCTGGCCATAGGTTGTCTCCGGGTCTAGGACCTAGATTAGGGCTCAACCTTGGGCTTGACTAAGGGAAAAGCTCGTGGTACAACGGGACCATGAACCCACTAGACATCGAAGTCGACGAGCTTCAGGAGTGCTGCGTGCCGGGATGCCCCAACGTGGGGCACAACGCCCTCTGCTCGGAGCACCGCGAGCCGCTGGACAACGAGCCCGACTACGACCCGAACGGGGAGGAGGAGCGCCACGTCCAGCAGGGGCTGTGACTCAGTCGTCGGTCGGCATGCACCAGCGCACGAGGCCGAGCACGAGCAGGCAGGCGGCTACCACTGAGGCCACCAGCCCGCGAGGTCCAGCCCCGTGATGACGATGCCCGGCGTGGCCAGCAGGGCCCACAGGAGCAGGTCGTGGAAGGTCGCGCCGCCGACGTTGAAGAGTTCCATGCTCTAAGGATTGCGCGGCCGTACGTGTCAGGGCTGTCACGGAACGGTGACAGCTTCGGGCTTGACAACCACCCTCGATGATGGTAAACTTCCTCCCATGAACGTCACCCTCGTCAACAAGTCGAAGTGGTCGGACGAAGCCCTGAAGGCCATCGTGGACTTCCTCGCTCCGTGCTTCAACCATGTCGACATGCCGGTGCGCCTGACCATCGAGTCGAAGAAGGGTCACTGCGGGACGTGGGGCAAGGCCTACTTCCCGGACACGGGCCGCCGAGCCGTCAAGAAGGGCGAGTGGTCCTGCGTCGTGCGCATCGGCACCTTGCCGAGGAGCATCTGCGGCCAAGGTGAGTACCCCATCACCCGGTACTACCCGGGCCGCGTTGGCAAGCGGGCCGGTGGCTACGTGGCCAACAGCATCGTCGACGAGGTCGTCCACACCATCGCGCACGAGCTTCGGCACATCGAGCAGTTCGAGGCCTGCCGCCTGTACCGGCTCAAGCGCAACGCCGAGAAGGCCATCTGGGCTCAGGACCGCGCCTCCTTCGGCGACTACTTCCGCAGGTGGGAGCGCAACGGCGCGGCTCACTTCCTCTTCAACTCCTGCGAGGTCGATGCCGAACTCATCTCCCACGGCCTGCTGGCGGCCTACAAGACCTTCGTCGAGAACAACCTGAGGGCTCGTGCCATCGCGGCGCACTCCGACATGCTGAAGGCTCGGGCCGCATGAAGACCGTCAACCTGCTCATCTGCCCCGGCACCGTCCAACTGGCGCTGCACGCCATGGCCATGTTCGGCCGCGAGCGGGTGACCTTCTGCAAGGACGCCTGCTGCTGCATCATCGTGAACGGCGCGCTGGCGTCGAAGGTGGAGAAGGCCGAGAGGTTCTTCAGCGAGCGCGGCTCGCGAGTGGAGGTGGTGAAGTAGCGCCAGCAGAGGCAGCGTGCTATGGTAGTTCCAACCCGCACAAGGAGCAGCACATGGTCACCGTCGAGGTCGTCGCAGAGCAGGGCCGCTACGCAGCGGTCATCAAGAACAGCCGCATCGGCTACACCCGCATCGGCGACGAGTTCGACGCCGGGCAGCCGGTCAACGGGCGCTTCGAGGGCGAGGTCCGGGCCGAGGCCGACGCTGCCGACTGGCGCGAGAAGCTGAAGCTCGCCGGGCTGGAGGTCGCCTAGTCATGCGCGGCTTCTACGAGGTCGAGAAGAAGACCAAGCCGCTGACCCGGGCGGAGACCCTCCGGCTCCGGGCGAAGGTGAAGGAGGAGGCCGAGACGGCGCCCAAGGGCTACCGCGGCCCGACCGACATCGACGAGCACAAGGTCATCGCCGGGCTGCGCGACGCGGTCGCGAAGTCCCTGACCGGCACGAAGGTGAAGGACCTGAAGAAGAGGGTCTCGATGAAGAAGCTCCGCAAGCTCGCCGACGAGGTCGTCGAGGGGCTGAAGGCGGTGTCCAAGAAGCGGAGCCGCAAGTGAGCATCGAGCGCCGCATCGTCGTGAGCATCCTCTTCCTGCTCAGCTTGGGCTTCGTCGCCATGGTGCAGGACGCGCGGCTCAACCCCTACACGCTGTGGACGTACGGCGGCGCCATCGTCGGCGCCTTCATCTTCACCGTCGCCTTCACCGCGGTGCTCTGGCACGGGCGGCAGCCGTGAGGGGCACGGTAGCGGTTCTGGTCTGCGACGGCGTGCCTGACTCCTCGGGCGACGTCTTCCGCAAGGAGGGTGTCGAGGTGCCTGACGGCGAGGTCGAGGTCAGCATGTACATGGACCCAAGCCCTCAGCCGCTGACCCTTCCGCTCGGCCGCGCCAAGCTGCACTGGCGCGAGGACGTCCTGTTCGCGGACCTCGAACTGCTACCGGCCCCCCTCAAGGAGAACGGGCTGCGCATCCTCTACCCGTCCATCGAGGGCGTCATCGTGGCGCGCAAGGAGCACCTCATCGACAAGTGCTCCATCCGCCGCATCAACCTGCACGTCGGCCGCAACTCCGACCACCGCATCGGCACGCTGTTCGACCAAGGGGTGCGCTGATGAGCAAGTGGAACGAGGACGACGTCGGCGACTACCCGGCTCGGCCTGCGACGTCGAGGCCTGCCGGGCTGCCGCACCACGTCCTGTGCCCGGCGCTGGTGAACGAGGCCTGCCAGTGCGAGGCGAAGGTGCTCAAGCGCATCGTCGGCCGCAAGCTGGTCGAGCAGGTCGTGCGGGTCCTGAAGACGGCCGTCGCCTCGGAGCGGGTCTCGGACGCGGTGATGAAGACCGCCATCAAGCTGGCTGAGGCGCAGAACCGCATCCACGACTTGGAGTGGAAGCTGGCCGAGAAGACCAAGGACTTCCAGACGCGCGACCAGCAGTTGACCGAGGCGCGGCAGGAGACCCGCCGGGTCGAGGAGAAGCTGGCCTTCACCCAGCGGGCTCTCGACCTGCACACCCAGACCTGCGAGAAGAAGATGTGCATCTGCAAGCCGGGGCAGGAGCCGCTGTTCATCTGCTACGTTCACGGGAAGAGGGGCCGGTCATGAAGCTCACCGTCGGCCGCACCGTCCACGCGCACCACGCGGGGCACGACTTGGAGAACAACTGCTGGCGCGAGCCCGACGCGCAGCCCTACGCTGCCATCGTGACTCTCGTCGCCGAGAGCGCTGCCTACCTGCGCATCCTCGACCCGGCTGGCAAGAACTTCGACATGACCGTCAAGGTCTCGCTGAACCCCAACGAGCACCGCAGCCTCGCTGGCGACGGCTGGGTCTGGCGCTGGCCCCCGAGAGAGTCGTGAAGGAGAAGTGCGGTGACCTCGTCGGCCAGAAGGTCGTCCTCGTCCGCTGCGTCGAGACCAAGAGCGGCAACCTGTTCCCGTCGGGCACCGTGATGAGAGTCGACTCGACGTGGCGAGGCCTGTTCATGCTGTCGACCGTCGACACCGTGTACCCGAACAACCGCAGCATCCGCATGTGCAACCGCTTCGACTTCCAACCGCTGGAGATACTGCCATGACCGAACTCATCCCGATGACCCCCATCCACGGCACCATGAAGCTCGACCTCGCGTCAGGCGGCGAGTTCTTCACCGACTCCGGCCTGCCGATGGCCGAGTACGTGCCGCAGGACTACGAGCGCAGCGACGTGGAGTACGCGACGGTGATGTGGCAAGCGCTCGAAGGGCGCGACCTCAACCTCGGCGTCATCAACCACATGCCTTGCAGCGTCGAAGGCGTCTTCCTCGCTGGCGGCTACGTGGCGGACCTGCTCTTCAACGCGGGCCTCGGCGACCCCAACGACATCGACATCTTCTTCGACGGCAAGGAGTCCTTCGAGAAGATGTACGCCTACCTCCTGTCCAAAGGCCTCAAGGTGCAGGACCCGCAACTGCTCAAGTTCGTGGGCGAGGACGGGAAGCTGCTCTGGACCAAGGAGTTCGAGGGCGCTCCGTACATCACGCTCGTGCCGCCCTTCGAGCTTCGCCACGTCTTCGGCGGCAAGGTCGTCCAGTTGGTGAAGATTCGGTGGTACGAGAGCGCCGAGCACGTCATCGACTCCTTCGACTTCACCGTGGTGCAAGCTGCCATCGACCTCCACGGGGAGGCGCTCGTCTTCAACCCCATGGGCGCCGTGGACTACTCGTGCCGACGCCTCATCCAGCACCGCGTCGAGTCCCACGCCCGCGTGTCGATGCGCCTCGCCAAGTACGAGAGCAAGGGCTTCCACGCGACCAAGGCCTTCACCATCCCGTCCGAGACCGTGGTCAAGTTGGTGGAGAGCGCCCAACAGAAGCACGAGAGCGAGTACAAGTGACACACGACATCTACGAGTTGAAGCTCCCTCACCACGCCGAGAAGGCGATGGAGGAGTTGAGGGAGAAGCTCCACACCAAGGCAGGGCTCGGCGTCACGCTCATGGGGAACAGGATGACGCTGCGCTGGGGCAAGAGCCTGCGCTCGGTCCACATGGTCATCTTGGAGGTCGAGGACGGACGTCCAGAGCAGCGTTGCCCGGGCTGCGGCGCCGAGGCCATCCTCGAAGAGGACGGCATGTGCAACGGGGACTGCCGCAAATGACCTACTCGTTCTGCGAGAGCGTGCACGCCTCCAGCCGCTCGAAGTGGCACATCAGGTTGCTCACGGAGAAGGGCCAGAAGTTCAGCGGTGGCATCGACACCAAGTCGCTCTGCGGCGGCGTGTCGGCTGGCTGGGACCTGCGCGTGCCCATCGCGGACGTCAGCCGCGTGGCGCGCGACAACGGCGTCTGCTTCCAGTGCCTGAGTGAGTACCGCCTCGCCAAATGAAAAGCCCCGCACCAGCGGGGCTCGTTCATGCACAGAGGAGCAGGACTCCGTGTCTTACATGTGGGACAGGTTGCCCCACGAGAGGTTACGGTAGGACCAGAGCAGGTTCCCGTCGATGAAGGCGTCCGTGGCCGGGACGCCGGTCTCCACGTTCGGGCGGTAGATGTCGACCTGCGAGCCCTTGGTGAAGCACTCGGCCAGAATCTTGGCGCGCATGAGGCTGGTGGTGCCCGTGTCGGTGCCACCGGCCCAAGCGCCGTTGACGGCATGCAGCCCGCCGCCAGAGTCAGTCCACGTGAGGCCGTTGCTCCCCGTGCCCGCGGTCAGCGAGACCAAGTCGAGGCTGGTGGCAGAAGGCGGGGCGGAGTCGATGGCGGTGAGGAACGCGCTGAAGGCGCTCGTGTTCAGGAACGTCTTGAGAGAGGCGGTGGTTGCAGCGTCGGTAGCGCCGACGAGGAAGCACAGGTCGTTCCACACCAACTCGCCCGCGGCCAAGGCGAAGGTCTTCGCACTGGCGTTGAACTCAAGCCACTCGCCGTCGACGCCACCGGCCAGCGTGGCGCCAGAGACCGTGAACTTGAGACCGGCGCCGTTGGCCAGCGTGATGGCGTTGCCGACGACGCCCGGCTCCCCGTAGAACAGGTTGATTTTGGTCGGGGCGACGGTATCCTGCACGGCGTACACGCGCGGGTTGCCGGTGGGCGAGTCGTTGAGCGCGATGACGAGGTTGGCCATCGTGTCCGCGTCGCTGGTGCCGGAGAAGTCGAAGTCGTACGTGCCCGGGGCGCGGGTGCCGGTGGCGACGCAGGTGTAGATGTGCCCGCCGACCACGACGGTGTTGCCGACCAGCACGTTGAGCCCGGTGATAGTGCCCTTCGCGCGAGTGCCGCCGACCACGCCAGTGACAGTGACGGTCTCGAAGGCAGCGGCCTTCTCCGAGAACATCACCTGAATGATGTGCGGAGTGAAGACGTCCTCGACCAGCCCGGTGACCGGGTTGGAGAGGTTGTTCTTCAACTGAGGAGCCTTGACGAACTGGAGCAAGGTCGGGCCGCCGTTGACGAGGTCGGTGTCGGTCACGGTGACCTGAAGGTCCCGGTCACGGTTGTACGAGACCCCGTACGTGAGCTTGTACTGCTCCAGCGCGTCGAGGATGTCCTGCCCCATGCGGGCGAGCTTCTGGTTGAAGGCCATGATGTGCTCCTAGTTCGAGGCTGCCGCCACGGGCAGGTCCAAGGGGGAAGTGGCGGTGCAGGGAACGACGCCCCCGCTGACGCCGCCAGAGAAGGGCCCCCACGTGCCCGGGATGGGGCTCGCGGGCGGCTGGTAGGGGATTGGGAGGACGAGGGGCTGCAAGTGGCCCAGCGGGGCAGCCGGGCGCTCCCACGCAAGAACTGCGGACACCTCTTCCGAAGTGCCCTCCAGTTCAAGCGTGGAGCCGTCGGCCCTCGTGAGCTTCGCCCTGACCATCGGCTAGTCGCTGCCAGCCGGAAGGTCAGCCGCGCCAGCGCCCTCGTTGTTCGCGCCGGACTCGTCGGAGAGGTGGAGGCCTTGGAAGGTCACGGTCATGTCCTGCAAGCCGCGAGCGCCGACGCTCGACGTGAAGCCCTGCGGCTTGACGTTGGTGAGCACCATCAGAGTGCCCTTGGCCGGGTCGGTCTCCAGACGGTCATGCAGCGAGACCGTCAGGTCCTGATAGTTCAGGATGTCCTGCAACTTCGGCAGGAGGCTGGAGCCCGTGTCCTTGTCGACGACCGCGAACGGGCCGTTCTCCAAGATGCGGAAGCCGGAGGCGCTGACCTGCACGACCTCCATGCCGGTGTACACCAACTCGGCAGCCGACGCGCGGCCGAGGATGTAGACGGGGGCGATGTCGTAGGTGACGCCGTACGACACGTTGTTGAAGATGCCGACCGGCGTGGTCCCAATCCAGAGGACCGCCCGTGCACCGTGAAGAACCTTGCTCTTGGCCATCTTGCTCTCCTAGAGGATGCCGCTTACTGCTGCGCGGTCTGCTGGACCTGCGTGACGAGGAAGCTGATGGGGATGAAGTACAGCCCCGTCGCCTCCTTGACCTCAGCCGACACCAGCATGGCGGGCGGGCGAATCTCGACCTTGGCGTCCTTGTAGCCGTCGACCGCGTCGTCCGAGGTGGCGATGAGCTTGAGGCGCTTCAGGTCGGCCATGATGCCCTTGAGGTACGACAGGGCGACCCCGGCGGTGACGTCCGCGAAGGACTGGCCGACGAAGGCGCGCTCCATCCGCTGGGCGACTGTCTGGGCGATGACGTCGGCGACGTACATGGCCTGAATCGAGTTGTAGACGAAGTTCTCGTCCGTGGCGTAGGTGGTCTGGTCGCTCACGAAGGAGAACCCACCGCCGTCGCGCAGCCGGATGACGAGCAGGCCTGCGAGCAGAGCCTCCTCGACTTGGTCATCGTCCTGCGATTTGAAGTCGCCAGCGGCCTGCGTCACGCCGGTCAGCCCGACGCTCTTGTTGAAGATGGGCCGGTAGAAGCCCGCGGCCTGCATGCCCGCGGCGATGACGGCGCCCATCCACGGCTGGAACCACTGCGTCCCGGCGGCGCCCAGAGCAGCGACGTCTTGGAAGGCCAGCGCCACGCGGGCCGAGGCCAGCGTCTGAGCGGCGGTCTTCGCCTCGGTGAACGTGCCCTTCTTGGACACGAAGGCCTGACGCGGGCGGCGCTTCTTGAACTGCGAGAAGCTGGCCACGTGGGCCGCGTTGTAGGCGTTGATGCCGTCGATGGTGTAGGTCGACGTCGAGTCGGTCAGGCCATCGGCGATGTCCAGCGAGGCGTCGCGCGAGAAGCAGGTGACCACGAAGTTGCAGCGGGTCAGCCCGGCAGCCGCGAGAGCAGCCGCCACGACAGCGTCAGTGGTGCCGCCCTTGAGGCCGCCAGCGAGGAAGGACGCCGCCTGCACCGCCGGGAGACCGGTGGTGGGGTTGGAGGCGAACTCGATGCCGTTGCTGGTGCCGATGGCAGTCACGACCGCGTAGGCGTCCAGCTTGATGCGCGCCGGGCCGGTCGAGGCGATGCCGTTCTGGTCGGCCTTGAAGACGCCGCGGTCGAGCACGCTCGGGGACTTGGACTGGAAGGCCGCCGGGGTGGAGGCGTACCAGCCGGTCTGGGCGTTGATGTAGGCCGCCACGTCGCCGATGGTCTGGAAGCTCGCCTTGGTGAGGACGATGCCGCCGCTCAGGGTGATGGTGGTGGCGTCCACGGTGACCGTGGCGCCCGTGCTGCCCGTCTTGCCGACCGACAGGGCCACGTTGCCCCCGGCGTTCAGGGTCTCGGACAGGTTGTCGTTCTTCCTGTTGACGAGGACGCTGACCACGCGCTCGGTCGTCGACGTGGTGAACACGCTGGCGGCGAGGGGAGCAGCGCTCGTGTCGAAGAAGTGGCTGCCGGTGGAGGCGACCGGGCGGTAGATGCTCAGCGAGCCGCCGAGCCCCTCGACCACGCCCACGGCGTTGGTGAAGGTCACCGGGGTGTAGGCGTCGCAGGTCGTCGCGTCAGCCGCGGCGCCGGGGGCGACAGCGACGGGGGCCGTGTAGGTGGCGCCGTCGATGTCGACAATCTTCTTCGCCACGATGGTGCTCGGGGTTGCCGAGGTGACCACGTAGTAGCCCGAGTTCTGTCCGGTGCCGCCCATGATGGGCGAGGCGCCGCCGATGAGGAGCGTCCAGCCAGCGGCGGGCTGGTTCGACCACGTCCCGCCGGAGATGGCGATGGTGACGACGGCGCCAGCGACGGTGACCTCAGCGGTCACGGCCACGAGGCCGTTGGCGGGCTTCGAGTTCACGCCACCAGCGACGGTGACGCCGACGAGCCCGAGGGCCGCGAGGTTGGTCGCCACGAAGGCGGTCGGGGTGAGGTCGGTGACCACGAGGGTGGCCGGGGTGCCGCCATTGGCAGCGACGCCGATGGCCTCGGTGCCGGTGGACCGGATGAAGGCCTTCGAGATGGTCGCAGCGCGCTCGGCGGTCTTGCCCTGCACCTCGACCGAGATGAGGTTACCGTTGGCGCCAGCAGCCTTGGCGCGGGCGACCGCGTAGCCGCCAGTCAGAGCGCCCTGAGCCTTGGTGCCCACGTTGGTCTTGATGGTGATGACCTGAGTCGGAGCGCCGCGGACCTGCGGGTCGCGAGACGGGTTGGCGACGTTGCGGAAGGCGTCGACGATGGGGCCGCTGCCGTACTTCGCCTGCACGGCGGAGAACTGGCCGGGCCCGAAGGTCGCGCCAGCGAGGCCGTCGGCCTCCTGCGAGAAGTCGGGGCCGATGTCGGCCTCACCGACGAGGACCACAACGCCGCGAGTGGCGATGCCGGAGTTCGACGGAGCCGTCGCCCACTTGGCGTTGGCCTGTGGAATCACAAGTGTGCCGGAATCGTCGACGAAAGTCTGAGCCATGGCTTCTCCTAAGCAGCTAGATTACCGTCGGTCAGCGCGAAGGCGCGACCTCCGGCAGTAGACCCGTTGCGAACGGCTCGGGCGATGTTTCCTGACGGAATATTGAGCGCCCGTGCTGCGGCGCTGATGCTCGGGTACACCACGCCGTCGTCGTCAACGACGGACTGGGCGCGGTAAGAGTTGGACTTCGAGTTGGCGGCGCTCAGCTTGGCGCGCGTCGCGTGGGACACGATGCGTCCCATCAGCCCACCTGAGATGCTGGCTCGGTGCTCCTCGGTCAACCGGCGGCCAGTCATCTTGGACCGCTGCTTCTGCTTGGACTCCTCGGTGTGCCGATACCCGACAGAGCCATCGCCGCCCTCGGTGGCGTTCGTGAGGTCACAGCCGATGCTCCGGAAGTAGGCGATGAGGTGGCGCTCGGCTTCGTTCAGAGCTTCGGCGGTCTCATGAACCTCCAGCACCGAGACCTCGGGCTTGAGACCTGCGGCCAGAAGCTGACGCAGCCAGTTGTAGGCGTGCGACGACACCCCTTCATGAGCGTTATGCACGTGCCTCTTCAGACGCACGACGTTCGAGCGCTCCGTCTTGCCGACGTAGCGCAACTCTCCCGAACGCGGGTCGATGAGTCCGTAGACCTCCAACTACCCGCCCTTCCCGTTGAGGAAGCCGGTGATGCCCTTGTGCTGGGCGGGCGAGCGCAGACCGGCAGGTGCAGCAGGACGAGGAGTGACCCCAACGCCGGACATCGGACCCTTGGCGTTGGCGAAGTCCTTGTCGGTGAGCAGACCCGACTTCACGCCACCCGCGGGCGGAGCGTAGAGGGACGGGTCGAACTGGCTGGGCGCCTTGGGAGTGACCGCAGGAGCGGCAGTCGGAGCAGCGCCACCACCAGCGGCGCCGTGCGCAGCCTGCGCGCCGTGCTGCTGGGCCGAGAACGGCATCAGCGCCTTGCCGAAGCCCACAGCGTTCGCGGTCGCGTGGGTGGTGGGCGGCTTCTTGGAGGCGCCGCCGCTCAAGGTCGGCGAGCCAGCGCCACCAGCAGACGGGGCCTTCGGAGCGCCCATGCTCGGCGCGGCCTTCTCGAAGTCCTGCGGGTTGTGGCGGCCCTCGTCCAGAGCGGACTGCTCAGGGGACGGCCTCTCATCCTCGTCGTCGTGGTTGGTGCGGGAGCAGTAGCCCGAGTCGTCGAGACCGGCGCCACACTCCTTGCACTTGCCGTTGTCGTACTCGTACTTCTTGAACTTGTTGCCGGTCCGCTTATGGAAGTCGGCAGCAGCCTTCTCGATGAGGTCGTTCTTGCCGCTCGACTTCGGCACGGTGCCCTCGGTCACGCTGTTCTCCGAGGTGTTCTTCTGGTCAGGGCCCGCCTTGGGCTTGTTGCCGGAGATGCCGCCGCCTGAGCCGCTGCGCTCGACGCTCTTCGGCTTCTGCCCACCCGTGCGCCAGCCGGTCTCCTTGCCGCCGGGGATGGACGCATCGTCCTCCTTCGGAACGGTGGGGTTCTGGTGGTCGAGGTAGAACTCCTGCTTGCCGAGCTTGATGGTCCCACCGTTGCGCTTCGCCGAGGCGTGCGCGTTGGTCTGAGCCTTGGTCATCTCAGGCATCTTCTTCCAGATGCTCTTCTTGACCTCGTCGCCGGGCTGGTAGGCGGGCTTCTTCGGGCTGCCGCCATGCTCACCCTGCTCGTTGCCGGGGCGCGGCTTCGGAGGAGCCTTGCCGCACCACTTGCACTCGCCCTTGCCGCACTGGCACTGGGCCTTGCCCATGCTCTCCTCGGCCTTGAAGGCGCCCGGGCTCGACGGCGTGGTCGCGCGCTGCGTGAAGGTGTCCTTCGCCCCAGCAGCGGCGGGAGAACCCTCGGGCGACTTCTCGCGGCCAGCGGCGAGCTTGTTCGAGAACTTGTTGGTGGGCTGGAAGCCCTCCTCCCCGAACTTCTTGACGGCCTGAGCCTGCGACTTCATGAGGTCATGGAGCTTCATCGGGTTCTCCGTCTTGCTGACGATGTTGCCTGAGTGGGGAGATGAGCGGCCGTGTGGGCCCTGAGTCGAGATGTCGCTTGAGGGCTTGTTGCCACGGACCTTGCCCTTGCGTCCACCCTCGGTCATGTACTTGGCGATGCGACCGTCGATGGCGCCGCCGCTCGTGGCTCGGGCGGGCTCGCTGAAGGGATGGCTCGGGCGGTTGAGCGAGAGGCTTGAGCCGTCGGGGTGCGAGCCGGTGTGCTGGTCACGGTCAGCGCCCATGCCCGGGTTCAGCTTCTTGGACAGCTTGTCGGTCTCGCGCTTGCGGAGGTCGAGCAGGATGCCGCGGTAGGACTCAACCGCCGACTTCAGGACCTGCTTCGCTGCCTCAGGAACATCGACCATCGGGCCCGGACCATCGGGCACCATCGGGTTGTCGAAGTCCATGTTGTACTTGAAGTGGCCGAGCGGCTCACCGCTCGCGCCGTACAGCGTGGTGTAGTTGTCGTCGGGCTCGTTGTCGCCGTACCACTCCAGCCCACCAGCCGGGGCGGTCGCCTTGCCCGCGTTGTCGCCGTTCAGGTAGACAAGCTGGTGCTTGCCGCCCTCGGAGTGGACAACCGACTCCTGCCCCATCCTGCGGGCGATGCCCTTGAGTGTCTCGTCCTCGCCGTCGTTGCGCACGTGGACGATGTACGAGGGCTGCTTGTCGCCTTGGTACTTGCCGTGGCAGGGCTCATAGTCGAAGCCCTTCTGCTCAAGCATCTGGCCGAGCGCGGCGTGGCCGACGGGACCACTCGCCGTGAAGAGCGGCTTCTCGCCGCCAAGGATGACCACATGCCCGCCCTTGAGGGCAGGATGCTCACGTGGGTCAGTCCCCGGGGGAAGCGGTGCGCGTCGAGGCATCTTGACCCTAGATTAGGTGCGGGCTCACGGGGTTAGGTCTTCTTCCCCGAGATGATGTCCCTGTCCAGCCAGTTCGCCGGGTCGAAGGGATTGGCTCCAGCGGGCCCGGGCTCGGAGGGCGTCGCCGGAACGCTTGTCGCGGTGCCCTCGGTGTTCTGCGCTACAGGAGCGACGCGCGGCCCGAACGGCACGCTGCTGATGGCGGTGTCGGGCTGGTCCTTCGCGAGCGGGACGGGCCAGACGTGGCGCACGTAGCCGGTCACGCGGACGGTGTTGGCGAAGAAGTTCTCGCGTCCCGGAGCCTCGGGCATCGAGCCGAACACGCCAGCGCCCCACGTCATCCGAGCGAAGCCGCGGTCGTCGAAGAGGTCCTCCTTGTGGCGAAGGACGGCGAAGCGCAGCAGCGAGGACAGGAAGAGCAGGTACTCGACCTCGCCCTGCACCATGACGATGACGTTCACGCTCTCGCGCGAGTGCACCGAGGCGAGTTGGCGGTAGTGCCCGGGGCGACGCGGGTCCTCTTCGCTGGGCGTGTAGTTGACGTCGCCGAGTGTGGCTTCGGTCTCGTCGCCGCCGCTCAACTCCACCGAGATGCACGGCGAGGTCAACTGCGTCAGGCTGAGGCCGAGCTTGACCGGGATGTTGGTCTTCGTGAACCACTCCACGCACTGGGCCACGGTCTTCTCGCCGTAGCGCGCCGCGGTCAGGTCGTCCTGCACGAGGCAGGCGAGGGCGTCCTCGATGAGAGTCGGGTCCTCCCGAAGTTCCTGCAAGGACTTGATGATGGCGCTCCTGACGATGATGGGCGTCTGGAAGATGCCAGTGACTTCGGTGGTGGCCATTCTGAGTGGAAGATTGCGTGCGGCCGTGCTACAGTACTCGCATGCCTCGTCAGGACCTCGACCTCATCGCGACCGTGCTGGGTGACGCCGTCGAGTCATCGCGCACCTCGGTCCGCCTCCAGCACGGGCTCAAGCTGCGAGCCGCCATGTACGAGGCGCTCTCCAAGAACGAGCCCTTCCCGCACTACCGCCTGAAGTGGATGTCGGCCTGCATCGAGGAGATGGTCAACGTCGCCAAGCTGATGTGCCGCGACTTCGACAAGAGGCACCCCGACGACATGGCCTCGGCGCTCGACCTCGCCGACATCTGCCGCGGCGCGGCGAACATGGTCGAGGCCAGCCTCCAGCCTTCCACCCCAAAGGATGAGAACACGCCGACTTGACACGGGCGTCAAGATGGCGTACACTGCATCCATGGCTCGCTCCCTCCTCTACGTGGTCAAGTTCATCGCCGCCGACGGCCAGCCCGACCTCGCCACCTTCCACGACCGCGAGACCGCAGAGAAGGCCGCTGCCCGCATCGGCGCCCCGATGACCATGCACTTGGTGGGCGACGACACCTTCCCCAAGGTCAAGCTCTCGGATTCACAGAAGGACTTCCTCCGCAGCTTCACCCGCCACGGCTACTCGCTGGCCCCGGACGGCCGCATCGCCTCCTCGGCGTGGCACCGCACCTGCCGGTCGCTGGTGGCCATGGGGCTCGTGCGGAAGACCAGCCACCACGCCGCCGGGCTGACGATGCTGGGCCTCGCGTGGGCCGTGACCCTGTAGGCCTTGACACCCACCTCGACTTCAGGTACACTCCTTCCATGACCCGAGCCGCCAAGCAGTATCTTCAGGACGCCTTCACCCGCGCGCAGCACGACTGCATCCTCGCCAACAACCACTTCCACGACGCCCGGGAGCGGTACGACGCGAAGCGGCGCGCAGGCGAGCAGTGCGACTACGAGCACGCCGTCTACTGCGACCTGAGCCGCAAGCTCTCCGCCGCCGAGAAGTACGCCTCGGACTGCCTGACGGCCGTCCGGTCCTCCAACATGCTGCCCACCGAGGTCTGACATGACCGACTGCGCCCGCCCCGGCTACGCCCTCCCCTGCGGCTCCTGCGACGCCTGCAAGGCCCACCAGTCCCGCGCCACCGGCCTCGACGACGTCTACCCGGTCAGCTACGAGTTCACCGACAAGGAGACCGGCTTCCGCTGGCTCCACATGAAGCTCGACGCGCCCTTCGAGTACGAGCAGGTCAAGAAGCTCCCGGCCGCCATGGCCTTCGACGGCGCCGTCTTCGTCCGCACCGGCTGGAACAGCGACAAGGGCGAGGTCTACTACCGGACCGGCATGCCCGCGGCGAAGGGACTGGTCGACGCGCTCAAGAACACCAACGCGCTCCTCAACACGCCTGTCGGCCGCATGAAGTTCCGCAGCGAGTTCGAGAGCGACGTCCGCGACTCCGTCGTCAAGGCCCTCAACGCCCTCGGGGAGGAGTAATGGCCCGCACCATCGAGTTCCGCTCCGAGACGTCTCTCGCCGCCTTCATCAGCCAGCTTCCCGGCAGCGTCCACTTCCACGTGCACGAGAGCGCCTCGCACGCGGGCTGGTACACCCTCACCTTCCTCTAGGAGACGACATGGCCAAGCTCAGCGCAGGCGGACAGAAGGAGCAGTACCGGCTGGTGAAGGAGAACAAGGAGCCGAAGAGCCCACTCATCTCGTGGGAGCGCGAGGTCATCGCGGTCATGGAGTCAGGCAAGGTGCTCATCAACCGCACCGTCATCTTCGCACCGACGCCGGGCTTCCCCAAGCCGAAGCGCCACAGCTACGGGTGGAAGCTCGTCAAGAGCATCCCCACCTACGCCGAGCGGGTGGCCTACGGCATCGAGAAGTCGCAGGACGGATGGAAGGTCGTGGCGGCGAAGTAGCCGCCGTGCTACGGTATCTCTTTCCCCCAAGGAGCGTCACGTGACCAACCGCAGCTTCGCCCGCTTCGTCGCCGCCTTCTTCATCGTGGCCATCCTGCTCTTCCTCGCGCTGCCGCTCGTGGCGAAGGCGGGCGAGCCCGACATGGGCAAGGTCTGTCGCGTGGTGGCCGCGATGACCGCGAAGGCCTGCTACCGGACCGCACTGCCGATGGCCACCACCGACAACGGCCGCGGCTTCATCAAGCTCACCTGCAACCTCGCCGGGGACTCGGCTCTGGCCACCTGCCTGAATCCGGAGGCGGTCGCGGAGTACGACAAGCTGCCCACGTGCGCCGGGCTCGCCAAGTTCACCTACGACTCGGTCATCCGCGGCGGGCTCAAGGCGGTCGAGAACGTCGACGGCACGGAGTACGAGAAGCAGGCCATCCTCGGCTTCACTGAGGAGTGGGCCGAGGCGACCAGCGTCAACCTGTTCAACGAGTGCAAGGCGGCAGAGAAGAAGCCCGAGCCGAAGAAGGCGAAGCCCCTGAGCCCCAAGGACCCGCTCGACGAGCCGGTCAGCGTCTAGCGAGCAGCGCGGCCGAGACGTCCTTCGCCACGCGGCCCGAGGCAGCGACCGCGCCCCACACCATCACCGTGACGAACGTGATGCTGTCGTGGGCAACCGAGTAGGTGTGGAAGGCTGCGTGCGCTGCGACGCCGATGCCGAGCATGACCGCGAAGGACAGAGCCCACGACAACGCCTCGTCCTTGTTGAACTTGAAGCTCATACTATCCTCCCGGTGAATCGAACTTCTTGACGATGTCGGGCACGATGTGGTTGTCCCACTCCTGCTTGGCCCACGTCTCGGCCTCCTCGAAGAAGTGCGTCCCCTCGATGCCGGGGTGCTCCCACTTCACGCCCTTGTGCTTGGACGACACCACGCGGAAGGTCATGATGCTGCGCGTGGCCTTCTGCTTGCCCTTCTTGTCGAGGTCGGGGACTTCGTTGCCAGCAGCATCCTTCTTGAAGAGCGCGGTCTGGTAGATGCGCACGCCCTTGAGCAGAGGCGTCCCGCCACCCGAGCCACCGAGCGAGTTCGGGCCCTGCATCACTGCGCCCTCAGGGCCCTTGCCCCAGCCCGGCTTCCCAGCAGTGCCCGCGGGGCGGTTGGGCGAGTCCATCATGTTGAACTTGTGGAGCAGGCCCGACTTCGGCGCGCCGCCCGGCCCACGCTCGATGCCCTTGTACGGGATGTTGCGCTTCTTCAACTCCGTGCGCAGGGCCATGTTGAGTGTGTTGGTCTGGAGAGTCTGGCTCGCCCCGCCCTTGTCGTGCTCGAAGGGGATGACCTTGTACTTCGAGCCGTCCTTCGCGGTCTTGGCGTTGTTCTTGAGGAGGTCGTCCACCATCGAGTGGGCGTCCATCCCCTCCTCAATCCAGACCGCTTCCTTCTTCAGCGTGATGACGTGGACGCCGGGCGAGACCTCCACCACGTTGTCGAGGGCGTCGTCGTACATCTGGCGGCGGCTCGTCAGCTTCTGCTGGACCTGCTCCTTGATGTGCAGGTGCGTCTGGGCAGCGAGGTCGCCGACCTTCTTCGCGACCTCCTCCTGCACGGCCGCGATTTCGCGCATGACCTCGCCGATGCCCGAAGTATCGAGGGTGACGGTGATGTTGCTCATGCCGAAGTAGGTCTCGCTCTCACCTGATAGATTACCGGTGGCGCCGTCGGGAGGGCCGTGCTAGGATGTGTGCATGCCACTCTGGTGGAACAGACTGCTGGTCCGACTCGGCCTCCGCCGTAAGCCGAAGGTCTGGTACGGCGCCAAGGCTCGCGTCTACCTCAACGACGCGGACGGCGTGCCGCGGCTCATCGGCATCTTCCACAACGTCAGCTACGGGCCGAGCTTCGACCCCAAGACCGTCCACATGCTGGCCACCCAGCCCGAGCACGGCTACATCGCGGGCAGGCAGGGGTTCACGCAGCAGCATGAGTGCGACGGCTCGGCCTGCCACATCTGCCACCCGCTGCCCGGAGAGGCTGCGGTGAGAACAAGGACGCCCGAGGAGGCAGCGCTCTTCCGCGAGCGCCACTGCGAGGTCTGCCTCGAAGCTCCATCGCCCTGCTGCGGCAAGCTGCGCAACACGCGCCACGCCGAGTGGTGCACCCACGTCTGCACCCACAGCTACCAGAGGTTCTCGCCATGATTTTCGTCGAGCAGGAGCCGAAGGACATGGGCGTCTGGGGTCAGGAGCGCTGCTGCTTCTGCCGCACGCCCACCAAGTGCTGGGCCCTGCTGCCTGACGGCGCCAAGGTGACTGGCGACTCCGTGGCTTGCTGCGAGGCCTGCGCGCGTCGCGCCTTCCGCGAGGACCTGCCCACGAAGGAGCAGTGGATGCGGAACGAGCGCATCGCTGACCGGGCCTACAGCGCCTCACCCGTTCCGCCACCCAAGCCTACCCGCAAGAGGACCACGCGATGAAGACCACCCACTTCGAGCGCATCACCACCAAGCCCGTCACCGTCCAAGAGGAGGTGCGCGAGGAAGCTCACGTGCCCGTGCTCGACTTCAACAAGGGCGCCGTGCTGGAAGTGACGAACATCGCCGACCTTCCGAACTCGCAGGTCTTCTTCAACGGTGTCCTCCTCAAGGGCGCCGTGCTGGTGCGCGTCGATGTCGGGCGGGGTTACTGGGGAGGAGCGTCGAAGGGGTACGCGGTGCTGCACACCGCGCGAGGCGAGATGACCCTCGCCATCAGCGAGTTCATCTCCACCGAGGGCGTGACGCCCACGACCGTGGAGTGGAAGAAGAAGCAGCCCGCCATGGTGTCCGGGCACCACACCGTCAAGATGCCGGAGCCGACGTGCGACCCACACGACTACTGCTCCGACTGCTACCGCTACTTCGATGGCAAGGGCTACACCAAGTACTGCCCCGCTCACACCCCCTGCTCCGAGCCCGGCTGCCCAGAACGCGGGCTGTACAGCGGAGTCGGCGGTGAAGGCCGCTGGTGCCGCAAGCACATCCACCCCTACCTGCGCGCTTCAGCGCAACCCATCTGCTCGTACTGCCGCGTCCCCCTCAGCCACTGCACCCACGGCCAGCGCTAGGAGAGCCATGAGCACCTTCACCTGCCCCATCGTTCGCATCGGCGCCGTCGAGAAGCACGCCAACGCTGACACCCTGTCGACCACCGTGGTCGAGGGCGAGACCGTCGTCATCCGGACCGGCGACTACGTCGAGGGCGACGTCGCCATCTACGTGCCCGTCGACGCCGTCATCCCGCCCACCGTGCCCGGCACCGAGTTCCTCGGCGAGCACCGCCGCATCAAGGCCAAGCGCCTGCGCGGCGTCTACAGCGAGGGGCTCCTGCTGCCTCTCACCGGCCCCCTCAAGCTGGGTTCGGACGGCCTGAAGGATGGAGGGGTGGGGCACGACTGCTCAGGCGACCTCGGCATCGCCAAGCATCAGGACAAGGTCCCCGACAACTGGGGCACGTCGACGCCGGGACTGAGCATCCCCTCGAAGCGCGGGCTCGCCGGGCACTTCTGGCACTGGTGCTTCCACGACCAGCTTCGCACGCACGAGGAGGACCCCGGCGTGCCGGTCTACGACATCGAGCCCTACAAGCGGAACAGGCACCTGCTGACCGACGGCGACGAGGTGGTCCTCACCGAGAAGCTCCATGGCACCAACGCGCGCTTCGGCTGGGCCAACGGGCAACTCTACGTCGGCTCGCGCAACCACTTCTGGCGCGACATGGCCAGCCGGGTGCCGCTCCTCCGCGAGCGCTTCGGCGAGTGGGTCCGCACCAAGGTCCTCAAGCGTCCGGGCCGGGGCCCGCTCAAGCGCAGCCTCTACTGGCAGGTGGCTGACCAGTACGACTTCGCCAACCTGCTCAACAAGGCCTTCGCCCGCCTCTTCCTGTACGGAGAGGTGTACGGCGCTGTGCAGGACCTGAAGTACGGCGCCGAGTCTGGGCAGGTATGGTTCAAGGTCTTCGACATCTACGACCTCGACGCCAAGCGGTGGCTGTCGTGGCACCGGACGCAACTCGTCTGCGAGGCACTCGGGCTGGAGCATGTCCCCGTGCTCTACGACGGCCCCTTCAGCGAGGCGAAGCTGCTGGAGTTGACCAGTGGCACGAGCACGCTCGCCAGCCACATCCGAGAGGGCGTCGTGGTCAAGACCAAGAGCGCCGAGGAGCGGGTCATCCTCAAGAGCGTGAGCGAGGCCTACAAGCTGCGCAAGGGCGGAACGGAGCTTCAGTGACCCAGTGCTACCGTCGCTTCAGCCACCCCGTCTACCTGCTCACCTGCGAGTTGGAGACGGGCCACAAGGGCGAGCACAAGGATGGCCAGTACGGCTGGGCCGCTGCTGATGGCTTCGACGACGAGTACACCGGGGCGCCCATCAAGTACGACGCGGACCGAGTGCGGCCGGAGTCCGTCTACGTTCCGCCCGCGCCTGAGGTCGAGACGCTGGAGGAGTCGGCGAAGCGGGCCCCGAAGTTCTACAAGGGCGTCACCAAGGTCGAGGCCGACAAGGACGGCGCCTTCCCCGCAGGCAGCCTCAGCGGGCTCGCCAAGGGCAACAAGACCATCGCCGAGCGTCTGGCAGAGCGCAAGGTTCTCAACGCATCCTTGTCCAAGACCGACTCCAAGTAAAGGAACGGAGGCAGCATGCTGAGCCGCGAAGAGTTGCTGAAGATGTGGGAAGAGGTGAAGGCCAACCAGAAGCGACTGGAGGGCTGCGTCGGCCCTCACGACTTCGTGCTGGCCTCCACTACGGGCACGCGCCACGACGAGAAGCACCGCTGCCTCAAGTGCGACGGCGTCGTGGACTGGTCGACCTGCACGTGGTACAAGCTCGGCCTGAAGCACGGCGGTCGCGGATGACGATGCCGCTCGACACGGCGTGCTCGGAGTTCTGGGCGAACTGCGGCCACTGCGGCGCCCAACCGTTCGTGACCTACGACCAGCGCTGCCGGAGATGTGGGGTCGCTGTCCCCGTGCCGCTACAGCTTGCCGTAGACGAGGCGAGCGGTCTTGCCGCCGAGCAGGGTCACGCCGCTCCACACGATGAGCGCGAAGAGGTGCTCGTTGATGGCGTCGCGCAGGAACGGGATGGGGATGGCGTAAGCGGCGATGGCTGTTCCGACCATGACGGCGAAGCCCGCTGAGAGGGCGATGAGGTTCTTCTTCGTGGTGGTCATGGTCTACTTCCCGGGGAGTTGTGCAGTTTGAGGGGGCTTCTCTTGCGCGGTAGTTGGGGTGCCCACGAGGCCTGCCTTCGACGCGCGGGACTCTGGTGTGTCAGCGGACGGACACTCGCCCACCAGCGTTGAGAGGGCGTGGCCATCGCCCGACAGCTTGCGGCCTGAAGCCATCTGGTGCCACGTCTTCTTGCCGGTGACGGGCTCCTCGACCGCGATGCTGCGAGCGTGCTGTCCAACACCGCGCGAGCCGACTGGCAGGTTGAGGTTCTTGTCCAGCGGCTCCGAGCCCTCGCCGATGACGCCTGACTCCTCCAGCAACCCGAGCTTCGAGTAGTACTGGGGGTCCTCGGCCAGATGCTGCTTGGCGGTGAGCGCGGCCTGCTCGGCGTTCAGGTGCGGGTGCTCCATGGCCTCGTGCTCGAACCCAGCCACGAACTCCTTGTAGTGCGCGCCAGTCGGCGACGCCTCACCCTTCACCACGTCGGCCCCGTCGTACAGCTTGCGGAGGAACTCGGGCGCGTAGGCCGGGCGGCGCGGGTCGACCTCGACCTTGCTGGTCTCGGACTTGGCTACCGGCTGCCCGCCACCCTGAGCGGCGCCCTCAGGCGGTGTGCCCTCGGCATCGCCACCAGCCAGAGTCTGAGCGAGGGCGATGAGACCCTGTACCATCCCCATGACCGCGGCGTAGGCCTGCGGGTTGGCCTGCTTCACCTGCTGCTCGAAGAAGGGCACCTGAGCCTTGAACTGCTCCAAGGCCTGCCCGACGGCGCCCATGACGTCCTCTTCGGAGGGCTGGCCGCCGCCCGGAGGCTGGCCACCCTGCTGCGGCTGCCCCTGTGGAGCGCTGGGAGAGCCTGCGCTGATGCCGGGGCTCGGGGGTGGGCTCGGAGCCGCCGCACCGGGCGAGAGCTTCCCCTGAGCGACCTGAGTGGCCTCCCCGCCCTCCTGCTGGTTGTCCTCGGCCTTGGCCAGACCGGTGTCGTCGTCCCCACCACCGCCGCCGTCGCCGACCTCCAGCGTGTCAGCGTCGTCGTCGGAGAACTCGTCGTCCTCACGGGCCTCGGAGGACAGGTCAGGGGTGTAGAGCACGATGGCAGGCGAGCCGCCACGCTTCTCGGCCACCTTGCGAGCGATGGCAGCCTCGCTGGGCTCGGAGCCGACGCCCACGAACATCCGGGCGCTGGTGACCTCCTCGACCTGCCTCACGATGTCTGGAAGCTCTTCGAGGTACTCGGCAGCCAACTGCGCGGCGCCCGAGGTGCCCTCGTCCGAGACGATGCGGCCGTGCGAGCGCAGGACCCACGACTCCAGCACGCGGTTCGCGGCCTCGACGCTCTGGCCGATGCGGCCCGCTTCCTCCACTTTGTCGTAGAGCAAGGCGCGTTCGATGTCGGCGTCCGCATCGAAGTGCCACGAAAAGTTTAGCTGCACACGGCCTCCGCGTACTTGAAAGTGAAGCCGCCGGTTGCGCTGTAGCTGCCGTTCAGCACTCGACTGACGTTGCCTTGACACAGCCCCAGCTTGCGGACAGCTTCGCCTTGCGTCTGATAGACCACCCCATTCTGGTCCACAAACGGCCGACCACCTTGAGTCGCCGACAGCTTGGCTCTCTGCTCAGGCGACATAACGCATCCCTTGTTGTAGGGCGCTGCTCCGAGACGCTTCTGTGACATCATCTGCCGCGACAAGTCAGAACGCTTCTTTCCGGTGTTGGAAAGTGAGATGCGTCTGCGCGTCTCAGCAGACACCTTTCGCCCCAACAGCCCGTCGCCGCCATCCGTTAGATTCGTCAGCCGACAGCCGATGCTGCGGAAGTAGGCGATGAAATGGGTCTCCAACACCTCGACCTCGGGCTTCAGCCCAGCAGCCAGAAGCTGACGGAGCCAGTTTGCCTTGTGGGTCGAGCCCTCACGCTTCAAGAAAACCGGCTGGACGTGCTGTCTTGGTCTCGCCAACCCAGTCACACTCTTCCCCACGTACCGCAACTCTCCCGAGCGCGGGTCGATGAGTCCATAGATAAGGAAGCGAGGGGTCATAGTTAACTTATATTGTAGCACGGTTAGTCGTCGAGTTCCTTGTCCGTAGCCCACCAACGTGGCGGCATTGAGCGAGGGTGGCGCCCCCGCACCTTACTGTACATCTTCACCCCACCCGACACAAGAGTGGCTGGCTTCTGGTCGACAGGAGTCTCTCCTTCGTCGATGTCCTCCGCATCCCCCAACTCCAGTCCATGCGGCTTGGCCATGGCCTCGATGAAGCCAGAGGCCTCGGGGGTGAAAAAACCGTGGCTCAAGTAGTTGGCTCCGAGATGGCTTTTCGCGTGTCCGAACATCGCGTTGAGGGCCGAAGCCTCCAGACCGCGGTCGTGATGGGAGGGGTGCGAGAGCGAGTAGTTCTCGACCTCCAAGTCACCTTGGTCCACGTTCCCGCTGGCGGTCGCCGCCTTCTGGTTGTTGTGCGTGATGTGGACGCGGACCGGGTTGCCGTTGCCGTGGCTGAGCACGAACATCCGGTAGCCGTTCTGGTGCTGGCCCGGGGTCAGCCACGACGAGTAGTCGAAGGCCTTCTCCTCGGGGAGGTGGCGGTGACGCAGCCACGTGCGGCGCGCGTCGAACTGCTTCACGCGGCCCTGCGCCTGCTCCGGGTCGGCCTTGGCGAGGTTGCGCCACGAGGCGAGGATGTGAGGCCACGCCTCAGCCTTCACGATGCGCAGGTGGCCGTACTTGGGAGCCGAGAGAGTCGGGGCGCCAGCCGACGGGACGGCAGCCACGGGCGACGTGGGCTCGGGCTTCGGCCACCACTTGCCGCCGCCGATGAACTCCCGCATCTTGGCGTGGGCCCGCTTCTGGGCAGCGTCCTGCATCTCAGGAGAGCGGTGCACGACGGTCTCGGGCTCGATGTCCTCGACCTGCGCGCCCTCGATGCCGAGGCCTCGGAGGTAGCCCTCCAGCTTGCTCTTCGCCTCGTGGCCGTAGCCGCCGAAGCTGGGCTTCTCCTGCCAGTGCATGTTGGCTTGCCCCTGCTGAGCCGCGTCGTCAATCTCCTTGGCGCAGCCGGAGCAGTAGTCGTTCTTGACCTCGATGGGCGAGCGCTGGTTGCCGCAGTTCTCGCAGGTCGCGTCGAGCGTGCTCTCCTCGGACTTGCCGAGCGGAGCGGGCGACATGGTCACGGGCTCGGTGAGGAACTGGTCGTCCCCGTGGCCCTTGAAGGTGTAGGCGTGCTTCTCTGCCTTGGAGCCCTGCCACTTCGCCACCTCGGGCGGCACGGCGCCGTTGGTCTCGAAGCCGAGCGCCTTGGCGTGCAGGGTGTACATCATGTGGTGCTGCTGCGCGTCCTCGTGGTTGCCCACGGCGTGCGCGGCCTTCATGCCGTCGAGGTGGTGTGCGGCAGCCTTCTGGTGCCGCTCGACGCGGTCCTCGTGCTTGGCCTTGTTCTCGGCCTCGTGCCGGTCCATGCCGTGGTGGAACTGGTAGGTCGCGGCCTTCAGGTCGAGGTTCGTGGCGTGCGCCTCGTCCTTGACCGGGTGGCCGTACCAGTGCAGAGTCGCCTTCTTGTCAGCCATCTAGGCGCCCTCCCCGACGATGTCCAGCAGCAGAGTGGCGTCCTCGCGCGACCAGAAGGCTGGGTCGAACTCGATGAAGTAGCCGCCGTCGACAGCGGTAGCCGAGGCGTTCTTGGCGAGGTCCTTGAGGCAGTGGCAGCCAACGAAGATGTCTCCCGCGAACTGGGGCGCATCGCAGACCGAGCACTTCGAGGACGCCTGCGACATGGTCAGCTTGGCGCCGAACTTCTTCTTCTTGGCTCGGCCGGGCTGCTTGGCCAAGGGAGCCGTGAAGCCGCCATCGACCGGACCGGCTGGAGCCTTCTGCGTGGCCGCGGCGCCGGGAGCATCGAACTTCTCAAGCTCCTCGCTCGACTCCTCCGACCCTGACCCGCTGGAGGATGACTCCTCGCTCTTGATGACCTGCGTCTTGAGCAGCAGGTCGATGTTCTGCCCGAGCGCGGCAAGTTCGGCGTCCCGGAGGTCCACATCCGGAGTCTGGTCGGCGCCCAGCGCCACCGACAGCCCGGCCGCAACGTGCGGCAGGTCAACGCCCTTGAAGCTGTAGTCGTTCTTCCCGAGGCGAATCTGGCCCTCGAACCCGCCCTCGGCCTTGGCGAAGCGCAGGTAGGAGCCGGGCAGGCCGGGCACCTCGCCCTCGTAGCCCCAGCGCGAAGCAAGACCCACCCAGCCCACGACAGTGCGCGCGCCGAGTACGGTGGCGAGCGAGTCGGAGCGGTCAGCGGCCTTCTTCAGAGCACCAGCCGCGTCGTCGCCGAGCACGGCCTTGAGGAACGAGTTGAGGTGGCTCATAGTTAGGCTGCCTCTCTGGCGCCCTTGGCTAGATTGTCGCTGGCCCATAGCGGCTGGAGGTTGGTGTAGTGGCAGGCCTTCAGGAACTGCGGCCGGTCAGTCAGGTCGAAGTTGGCCAGCGGCTTGATGTGGTCGATGTGCCAGCCAGTCGGAGACCAGTTCTCCCATGTCATGCCGGACTGGAAGAGCTTCTCTAGATGAAGACGAAGTTCTGGGATGGTGCAGCCGAGGTCGCGGACTGCGGAGCCAACCTTGGAACCGTCCACCAGCGCATGGTAGAGCCTCTTCCGGAGGCGTGTCCGAAGTCGCGCCTCGGGCCCGCTCTCCAGATACGCCGCTGCGCACTGCCGGGCCTTTGCTGGGTGAGCCCGGCGCCACTTGGTGCGATAAGCCCTCATCTGCACCACGTGAGCGAGTCTCCACCGGTCAGCGGTCGCCTTCACCTGTTCGCGACGCTCTACCAGACGCAGCTTCGCCCGACGACGGGCGCAAGCGACGCAGTTGTGAGGATACGAGACATACCTCTCGGTCATCTCGCACACCTTACACGGCGAGCCGCTATGGGTCTTCGCGCTCATCTAGAAGACCTCGGAGGGTTCGGGACTATCCGGTCCGCGCTGCTTCCTACCCCTGTTGTCAGGAGCGAGGTCGTCATTCTGCTGGTTCCTGTAGACGTACTCGCGCTGGCACATCGCGCCGTAGGCGAGTCGCTCCATGGCGATAAGATTGCCGTCCAAGTAGTCGGGAACAGGAGAGACGCGAATCTCGTGAATGAGGCGGTCGATGTACCAGTAGGGCCTGTACTGGTACCAGACCGAGAAGACCGTGCCCGTCGCAGGGCCTCGGCCCGCGCGCCACACGATGTTCCCGGCGATGACGTCGAAGTCCACTCCCTGCGTCCACCACGCCTCGTTGGCGTCGACGAGGTGCTCCACCTTCACGATGGGGAACTCCGCTCGGTCGGGCTGGCCGTCGTTGCGGCGGTGCGTCTTGTCCCAGATGGCCACGAGGAGGTCTTCCTCCTCCAAGTACAGCCGGTCGATGGGGCGGACCATGATACGCTTGTCGGCGGGCTCGTCGTAGAAGCGAGGGAACGTGATGACGACCGTCGAGCCGTCGAACATGCCCTCGTTGACCTTCTTCGGGTCGGTGGCGTTCGAGGTGAAGACGGCCGTGACTCGGCCGATGGGCTTGTAGATGAAGCCGTTCGAGCAGCCCGAGTGGTCGGCGTGGGTGCGGTGGACGTCGTTCTCGTCGGTGAGGCCGACAGGGCACGGGATGGCGCGGTGGTGCACGAACTTCACGCCGCGGATGCGGACGAGATGGTCGAACGCGACGACGTCGAGTGTCGTCGACTCCTCAGGGAGGAGCGTGAACAGGGTCGTCCCTGCCTCGCGCGCTTTGTTGCCAGTCGCCATCTCTACCTGACGATGCCGCGAGCCAACTCGTTGAAGCGCTCGGCCAACTCCTCGTACTTCGGAGCCACCGACATGATGGCCGCCTCGTCGAGCCAGTCCGACTTGGAAAGCTCGGTGACGACGAGGTTCGGCTCGCGCTTCTTGGCGAGGAAGCGGGCGACAGCGCGGTGAGGACCAGTGCCGAGCGTCTCCACGTTGCCATTCTTGTTCATGACCACCATGTACAGGCCGCCCGTGGTCATCAACTCGATGACGGGCTTCCCGTCGAGAGTGCCGATGCGCTTCTTGTTGGCGATGTGCTTCTCGGTGACCGTGGGCATCTGGAAGTTCTCCTGTACCCTCCCTAGATTACGGCCCAGAGTGGCGCACGTCGAGGGGTCGTGCTATGGTCTCTGTGTCAGGCTCCACGACGGATGAACGTCCTGATGGCTTAGCGGCCGATTCCCTGTAGCAGGGTGGGCCTGACACCACCTCAGAGGAGAGCGCATGCCCAACATCGCAAAGATGGAGAACTGGAACGGTGCCGCCGTCAGTCAGGAGCGCCGAGACGAAGCCGCCCAGCGCATCTTCAACCTCCTCAACGCAAGCTCCTTGCCGAAGGACCGCACCTCCATCCTCACAGGCGACATGCTCGTGATGGGCGAGAAGTACACCCTCGTCGACGGCACGGTGCACATCACCATCGCAGACACCTACATCCGCCGCCGCACCAGCTACCTGACCTCCGGCGACATCGCCTTCTAGGAGCACACATGACCAGCCCCAACAGCGACACCCGAGCCACCCGCGTCTGCATCATCGAGAGCCCCTACGCGGGCGCCAACCCGGTGGCCTACCGCCGGAACATCGCCTACCTGCGCGCGGCGATTCAGGACTGCCTCGCTCGCGGCGAGGTGCCCTACGGCTCCCACGGCTTCTTCCCCGGCGCGCTCGACGACACCAAGCCCGAGCAGCGCAAGCAGGGCATCGAGGCCGGGTTCAAGATGGCCGAGGCGCTGTTGGCGGCGGGAGCCTTCCGCGCCCTCTACACCGACCGCGGCGTCTCGCGCGGCATGCAGGAGGGCATCGCCCACTCCGACCGCATCGGCATGCTCTACATCCCGCGCTCGCTGGGCTCGGAGTGGGCCGTCGAGAACGACCCGGTCTACTGCGAGCACCAGCAGCCGTCCCCGGACGCCCAAGTCATCGACCCCGACGCCCCCGCCAAGGAGGTCGTCTGCGCCACCTGCGGCGAGGAGTTCTTCAACGTGCTGCTCCCCCGTGACGCGCTGGCCACCGCCCGCACGTACATGACCAAGAGGGCGTAGCCATGGGCGGCGTTCAGCAACTCGACGAGGTCGGCCGCCACACGCAGCCTGCGTGGCGCTGGGACAACTTCCCCAACCAAGAGCAGGTCGTCTACTTCCTCGGCTCGCTGACGCGCGAGCAGTCGGCCGCAGCCAAGGTGGTCTTCGACTCTCAGGAAGGGCTCCACTACCCCTACACCGTCTTCTACCCGGAGGACTGATGCTGGTCTTCGGCAAGAAGGACTCTGAGGGCTACCACCACTCCAACGACGGCAAGTACGTCATCTGGCCCAAGTTCGGCGGTGGGTGGGCGGCTGCGAAGTGGCCCATCCCCGAAGAGAATGGCGTGCCCAAGTGGCTTCACGACGGCGGCGACAACGAGGAAGCGCGCTGGGTCTGCGAGGACGACAAGTACCGCTACCCCTGCGGCTGCGTTCTTCACGTGCGCCCTGACTGGTGGAAGCACTGCCCGTCCTGCGGCGCCGCGCTGCCCGCGCCAGTGCCGTACGAGCCGCCTCCGCCGAAGCCGGAGCGCAAGGTGAAGGAGCCGAACCGCCCCGAGTGGATGAAGGCGATGTCCGGCGGCATCGAGGGTGGTCAGAGGTGGGACTGCGTCTACGACGGCATCCGCTGGGCGCTCATCCGCATCCCGGGCGCCAAAAGCTGGGTCAGCGTCGGCGCCAGTGCCTACTTCCCCACGAGCTTCGAGGTCGTGAAGAAGGCCGACCGCCACGGCATGCACGCACGCATCGAGATGACCGCCGGGAAGACCAGCCTGCTGAAGGTCAAGCGCCCGCACGCGCCGCTCAAGGACTTCTCCAAGTTCACGGTCCACGAGGGCCGCGCCAAGCTGGTCGACATCGCCCGGTTCAAGGGCATGGTCGACGAGCTTGACGCGAAGGGCGTCTAGCGGTCGCCTTGAGGCGCCATCGAGCGCCTGACTGGCGCCGTGAGCGCCCCCACGGCCGCGCCAGCCACCGAGCCGAGCACCGCGAAGAGCGAGGCCACGCCGGTCACGCCGAGCACCATCCCGAAGACGATGAGCCCCTTGACGAGGGCCGTCGGCTGGACAGGCGTGCCCGCGATGCCGCTGGCCAGCATCAGGCCCGCGTAGCCCCCGTACAGGACGGCAGGCAGCAGCCCGACCGCGAGGAAGGCAGTGAGACCGAGACCGGCGCCGACGATGCTGAAGTTCTTGGTGGTCATGTGTTGCTCCTTTACATGAATGATTGCACGCGCTTGTGTCGGGCGATGGCGACATCGGCTGTCGAGGAAAGACGACTCAGCGGAATCACTGGAGTTTCGGGTGATAATAGTTGAAACGCCCGAAATGACGTCGGTTATTCCCGACATCAGACCCTACATCACCGAGAATGAGCGGCTGCGCGCTTGACTCGTGTCCGGGCTGGTGGTACACTCCTTCCATGACCAACTCATTCCGCATCTCCAGCGACAAGAAGGCTCCCTGCGTCGTCGACGGCAAGGTCCGCAAGTTCCGCCACGTCTACGGCACCGCGTCGAGCGAGACCGTCCGGGTCGAGGTCACCCCCTTCATGCCCGACCGCGGCGGCGACACTCACTCCGTCGAGGCCGTGCTCTTCGGCTGCCGCACCAACGGCCGCGCGATGGTCGGCCACTTCATGTGCTCGGACGCCGATTCGGCCATCCACCTCGCCGAGTACCTCGCCGGGAAGCTGTAGGCCTTGACTCCCACCTCGAACTAGGGTACACTCCTTCCATGACCAACTCCCCCGTCAAGAACCTGCCCCGGTACCTCAAGCACTTCATCGGCACCCCGCACCTCGTCTTCGTGCCGGTGCACGGGCACAGCGACTGCGGCGACTCCAGCCAGCCCTTCACCCGCGCCAACCCGCGGAGCGGCGTGAAGCACAAGAGCATCGCGACCTACCCGGTCGACAACGAGATGGTCATCTTCGGCTTCGAGTCGTGGAAGGAGGCCGCCCTGTTCGCGCTCGACAACGGCACCGAGGTCTTCGAGAGCGACCCGGCCGTCGGGCTGGCCGAGAAGCGCATCTCCGACATCGCCTACGTCATCTGGGACGTCCGGACCAACGCCTCCTACGACCGCCGCAACGGCAAGCTCGTGCGCACCATCGAGACCGAGTTCGTCCGCAAGGGCCTCGCCGTCGTGTCGCCCGACGAGTACAACGAGGCGCTGAAGCGCGCCAACGCCTCCTACCCCTCGACCCCCTGCTAGTGGCGCGCGGCTGAGCCGCGTGCTATCATCCCGAGACCCACCTCAACAGGAGCGACCATGGTGACCGAGCAGACGCAGTTCTCGATGGCGGAGTTGCACGAGTTCCTCAAGAACGACCGTGCCCCGGAGGCCAGCAGCCTCAACAAGCGCGAGCAGGCCATGGACGCCTTCAGCAAGACCGTCACCGGCCGCGACTTCGAGCCGTACGGCGGTGAGGACAACGTCCAGCGCGTGCGCGTGCTGGCCGACGCGGCCAAGCCCGAGGAGCGGCGCTACGAGTTCGTGACCAAGCTCCCCATCTCGGCGCTGGCCGACAAGCGGCGGCACGAGGAGGCCGCTGCCAAGCGCGGAGCGGTGCAGGAGGCCGTCCTCGTCTTCAAGGTGCTGCTGTCTCGCGACCCGAAGAAGGCTGCCGAGTACATGAAGACCGAGGGCTACAAGGTGCTCGACCGGCTCGTCGTGGTCGAGGGGCTGGAGATGTGCAAGGAGGCCCTCCGCAAGGCCGCCAAGGCCTCGAAGCCCGCTCGGGCGGCCAAGCCCCAGCCGAAGGTCCAGCGCGTCCCCAAGGGCGTCCAGCGCATCCCCGCGAAGGCCATCGACGCCTACGAGAAGGCGCTGGAGCAGGACCGCCAGAACCGCATCAAGGCTGCCAAGGAGGCCGCCTCCAACCTCAGAAAGAAGGCGTCATGAAGAGCATCCTCGCCGCGCTGCTGCTCATCTCCCTCGTCGCCTGCACCAACGAGGACGACGCCCGGCGGACTCTGGAGTCGGCGGGCTTCAGGGACATCCGCATCACCGGCTACGAGCCCTTCGCCTGCGCGGAGAGCGACTTCTCGGCCACCGGCTTCAGCGCCATCAACGCGCTCGGCGTGCGCGCCAAGGGCACCGTCTGCTGCGGCCTCGTCTTCAAGGGCTGCACGGTGAGGTACTAGCCATGGCCAACGGACCGAACGGCCTGCGCTTCGTCTGGGGGCGCGTCGAGCAGACCCACGAGGTGGGGCCCTACTCCATCGTGGAGTTCACCCCGACCGAGGTCGTGAAGCGGGAGAAGGACACGGGGCTGACCGCTGGCGGCCATCTGAACCAGTTCCACCCCTACGTCGACGGACAGGACACCAGCGTCGTCGCCCCGACCCTCGACGGCGCGCTGTGCCTCGCCATCGCCTTCCGCAACGGCGACGTCACCATGGGCCGCGCCATGATGAAGCTGGTGACGCCGTGAGCATCCCTCCCATCACCAAGACCGTCGTCGCTGCCGAGGCCTACCACCGCGCCACCATGCACCACATCCGCGTGCAGGATGAGTTGGCTGACGCCAAGGCCGGACTGAAGGAGGCTCAGGAGGAGTTCGACCTCAAGACGAAGAAGCTGGCCGACGCCAAGGAGCGCGAGCGGGAGTGCTGGGAGGACCTCGTCATCGCGAGGTCGATGGCGTACCCAGAGGTGCCGCGTCCGCTGGAGGAACTCATCGGCGAGCCCCTCTGCTGCCCGACCGGCTGCAACCCCACCAACTGCACCAAGGGCAAGTAGATGCTCCACACGCTCTTCGGCTTCGTGCTCATCGCCATCGGCGGCTACATCTCGGCCACCATCATGACCTCCATCCGCGCTGGCACCATCAGTGCGTGGTGGGGTCCGGCGACCGGGCTCGTGCCGGTGCTCGCGTGGAACTACCTTGCCAAGTTCTCGACTCTGTCCCTGCCGCTCATCACCCTCATCTTCGAGGTCACCCTCACCATCTCCGCCCTCATGGCGCTCGCCTACTACGGATTCCGCCCCAGCCGGGTGCAGTACCTCGGCATGGCGATTTCCATCTTGGGACTTGCGCTGATGGCGAAAGGGGAGTAGAACACCACCATGCCCAACCCGACCACATTCCCCACTCTCTACAAGCTGGCCGAGAACGGCAACGTCATCGAGTGGCACATCCTCGTGGACTCGGGTGGCGCTCTGCCGACCGTCAGCGCCATCATCTCCACGCGCTGGGGGCAGGAGGGCGGCCAGTTCCAAGAGACCCGCGACATCATCGCCAAGGGCAAGAACGTCGGCAAGAAGAACGAGACCTCGCCCTACGAGCAGGCCTGCGCTCAGGCGCTGTCGAAGTGGGAGAAGCAGCAGAAGGCCAAGGGGTACTGCGCCAGCAAGGAAGCAGCCATGACGGGGGAGGGGTCTGACCTCGTCGAGGGCGGTGTCGACCCCATGCTCGCCTTCCCCATCGAGAAGAAGCCCAAGGCGCTCAAGTTCCCGTGCGCCATCCAGCGCAAGTACGACGGCCACCGGACGCTGGCGCACGTCAAGGGAGGAGTCTGCACCCTCTGGTCCCGCACCCGGAAGCCCATCAACTCCGTGCCCCACATCCAGCGGGCGCTGGAGATGACCTTCCCGACCGGCGAGCACTGGTTCGACGGCGAGGCCTACACCATGAGCCTCACGTTCGAGGGGCTCACCTCCATCCTGCGGTCCGCGGAGCCCAAGGTGGGCCACGAGGTGGTCGAGTACCACATCTACGACGTCGTCACGGCCGAGACCTACGCGCAGCGGCTGGCTTGGCTGACGAAGGAGTTCGCCTGCGCCCAGCAGCACCCGCTCGTCCTCGCCCCCACGGTCATCGTGCAGAACGAGACCGAGATGAACGCCCTGTTCGAGGCCTTCTTGGAGGCGGGCTACGAGGGCGCCATGGCGCGCAATCTCGCCGGGCTCTACGTGGGCAAGCGGTCCGCTGACCTGCTGAAGCTGAAGAAGTTCCTCGATGCCGAGTACCAGTGCATCGGCGTGCAGTACGAGACCCGCACGGTCATCAGCGGCGGCGAGCAGCGGACGGTCGAGTACCCCGTCTTCACCTGCGAGACGCCCAGCGGGAAGAGCTTCAACACGCCGATGATGGGGGAGCTTGCAGTCGTCGCGAAGCTGGCTGCGGCGATGGTCGGCAAGAAGCTGACCGTCAAGTATCAGGACCTGACCGCCGACGGTATCCCGCGCTTCCCCAAGGCTCGCCTCTACGTGGCACTCTGAGCATGCTCTCGCACGTACGCCGCCGCGCGCTCCAGCAACTTCGGGTCATCTCGAAGGTGTACGAGCCCCAAGCGGAAGTAGTTGACGCGCGCAGCCATTCGTGAGATAACATCCGTCCACAGCCAAGGAGTCACACGTGAAGAGTCTCACCCCCGCCGAGCAGAACGACCTCGCTATCCGCGCCAAGGCCGGTGACCGCAAGGCCGTCAGCGACGTCCTCGCCTTCTGCGAGCGCGACGTGCTGGCCATCGTCGGCAAGTGGCGCTGCACGGAGGCCGAGCGGGAGGACCTCGCGCAGGTGGCGCGGCTCGCCATCTTGGAGAGCGCCATCCCCAGCTTCAACCCGACCAAGGGCTACCAGTTCCGCTTCTGGGCGGCGCAGTGGGCCCGCACCGAGGTGAAGCGCTCGCGGAACACCAACTCCTCGGTGGTGGTGGTCAACGTGCGCACGGCCAGCAGCGACGTCTCGCTGGACGCGCCGGTCGGCGAGGACGGCCGCGACTGGAGCGACATGCTCCCCGACGACGCCCCGACTCCCGAGGACATCGCCCTGTCCTACGACAACACCGACCGCGTGCGGCAGGCCATGGAGCGCATCATCGCGAGCCTGCACGCCGACGCCTCGAAGAAGTACGACAAGCTCGCCCTCTGCCGCGACCTCGTCTACAACCGTCTGCTCTCCGAGCGGCCGATGAAGCTCGACGCGCTGGCGCTGCGCTACGGCGTGGCACGCGAGACCGTTCGCAAGCTGGAGTCCGTCATCCTCCAGCGCACCCGCGGCATGCTGGAGGAGTGATGGAGAACGCCAAGTACGTCTGCATCGACACGCTGGAGGGCGGCGGCGCTGTCCTCATCTTCCCGGCCTTCATCACGCACGCCGACTTCTGCCAGCGCTACTTCGGCGACAAGTGGTACGACAACAACAAGGCGTGCCGCGAGGTCCTGCTCTCGGCTGGCTTCGTGGCTCAGATTGGTGGCGACTGGAAGTGCATCGGCCAGTCGAGCAGCCTCGACCTGAAGAGCCGCCCCGAGGACACCAACCTGCTGTGCCGGATGCTGCGCTAGGCCTCGCGCCAGAACCACGCCCTGATGCGAGGCAGCGTCTTGGCGCACTCGACGACGAGGTGCTTGCCGACCAGCACGAAGCCGACGGCCGGGAGGAACATCAGGAACGCCAGCCCCACGACTGGCATGACGAGGAAGGCCACCGGCAGCGGGATGGCGGCGCCGGGCGGAGTGTGGCTCAAGGACATCTGCTTCACGTTCAGGTAGACGGGCATGGTGTTCCCTCTTTCTACTAGGAAGATTGGGGGCTTCTATCACCCTCGATGCCCGAGATGTCCGGGAGAAAGTCCGTAGGAGGAGGGTCTTGACACCTGAGACGCCCCATGGTACAACACCACCATGACCGACACCGAGACCATCGCCGCCTTCCGCGCCGAAGAGAACGTCCGCTACGCCGCCCAGTCCGTGCGGGTCGACGCTGCCCTCCGGCCGTGGGCTCAGTACATGAAGCTCAGCATGACCTCCACGCAAGTGGCGGCCGTCAGGCTGCTGGCCCGCAAGACCCTCGTCGAGGCCGACTACTTCGGCAACAAGCCGAACCTGACCGTCAAGGTCGACCTCAAGACCGTCATCGAGGGCCGCAAGGGCAGCCCCAACAAGGTCATCTCCGGCAGCGTCATGGTCGAGGTCAACGGGCACATCTCGGGCGGCGCTGGCTGCTGGTTCGTCATCGGCAAGCGCGGCAAGGTCTCGGGCTCCCTCCGCGGCTTCGGCTTCTGCGGCTCCGAGACCAAGCTGTAGAGCTTGACTTCCCACCCTGACCAGCGTATACTCCTTCCCATGACCACCAAGCTCGCCGCCGGGAACGACCTCTCCGACTACACGTGGTACAGCCTCGTGGAGGACCTGCACGCCGCGGACCTGTTCAACCGCTACTGGCACGACATCGACTCGGCCATCGCCACCTCCGTCCGGGAGCGCATGATTTACGCGCGGGCCCGGAAGACCTCGACCGCCATCGACCGCTACACCGACGACGAGCGCGCTCGCTTCGCCCTGAACGTCAAGGCCTTCCGCCAGACCTCCCCGGGCCCCATCACCGCCACGGACATCCTCGACCGCCCGCGTCACTGGCTCGTGGCCTACGCCATCGCCAACCTGCTCTCCGGGCGGGCTTGACACCGGGCCCCGGCTCTGGTACACTCCTTCCCATGAACGACCCCAACGCCTTCCGTGACGACCGCTTCGCCGCCTTCTCCGACGCCTACCGCGCTGGCCTCGAAGCCGCTGTCCGCGCCAACCCCAGCGACTACAGCCCCAACATGGTGGCCAGCGTCATGGGCGACGCGCCCTTCTTCGGCGGCGTCGCTGGCGTCCACATCAAGATGATGGGGGCGCTGTGCACCGGCTCCTTCAACCACGACGGTCAGGGCTTCAAGAACGCCTGCAAGGCGCTCGGCATCAAGCACACCCGCAACGCCATCCTCGCGTTCCTCAAGGGGGTCTAGCATGAGCACCGTCGCCGTCGCCCGCGTCTGGAAGCACACCTCCGGCCTCACCGCCTCTGTCCGCGGCGCCTGCCCGTGGACCACCGAGGCCGACAAGCTGAACTGGAAGATGGTCAACGTCGGCTGGACCGTCGTGCACCCGGACGGCACCTCGGGCCTCGGCCGGAAGCCCTTCCTGACCCGCGAGGGCGCGCAGGACTGGTGCGACAAGAACCCCACCTTCCCGGGCATGGGGGCGATGTGAGCACCTTCAACATCGACGACATCGAGAAGAAGTACATGCAGTCCATGGTCGACACCGGGAAGCCGGGCATGTCGGACGAGGACATCCGCACCCTCTTCTTCGCCCTGCGCAACTACCAGAAGATGGCCGTCTACTTCGGCGACATCATCGCTGGCACGGCCTCGTGGCTGGTCAGTGTGAAGTCGACCTCGAAGAGCGAGCGGCGTCGGCAGGTCCACATCTGCCAGACCGCGGCGGGCATGCTCCGCTCCGAATATGGCGGGCACGAGCGGTCGCGGGAGAGAGGGCACGTCGTCACCCGCCTCGACGAAGTGGTCAAGGACGCCGGATGAAGGCCTCTCAGGTCATCAGGGAGCGTCTGGAGGCCCTTGGCTTCGAGGTCCTAGAGCAGCCCCGCCCGAACGCTTGGTGGCGCTGCTGGGGCACCCGCTCGGCCGGGACCTGCTGCTGGTCGGTCAGGCTCAGGAAGGCCGACAAGGGCGAGCACGACATGCTCTGCTGGTTCACCATGGCCGAGTGCGCCAAGGCGCCGGTCGAGCGCTGGGACATCAGCTTCGGCCCCAAGTACTACGGCAGCGGCTGGCCGGAATGGTCGCTTGACATCGAACCCGAGAAGGAGTAGACTGCTTCCTATGACCACCCAGACCGCAGTGACCGCCGCCGACGCCGAGACCACCGTGATGGAGTACCGCCTGCACGTCAAGGGCGTCTACGGCCGCAACCGGACGGCGAAGTTCCAGACCATCCACCTCGCCGACCGGGCCCTCGACGCGCCCATCGACACCTTCGAGATGGACAAGCTGGTCGCCGACGCGCTCGCGCTGGTCAAGCCCAAGCCGGGCCTCCGCTGGCAGGTCATCGCCACCGAGACCAAGGTGAGCAAGAGCACCTACGACGGCAAGGTCTTCACCTCCCGCTCGTTCATGATGTTCTCCGGCAAGAACGTGGCGCAGGGCACGCACCTGAGCTAGGATAGGGCCATGAACCGCCTCGACCAGCTTGCAGCCATCCTCGCCGACGGGAAGGAGCACACCAACCTCGAACTGGTGGAGAAGGTCGGCCACCGGTTCGGCGCCCAGATTCTCCAGCTTCGCAAGGGCGAGTTGAACGAGGACCGCGAGCAGCCCTGCTGGGTCATCGAGGGCAAGCCGGTCGAGGGGCAGGTCGGCGTGTGGAAGTACAGGCTGGTCGGCTTCACCGAGACCTACCAGACCGAAGGGCACAAGTGCCCCAACTGCGGCTGGAAGCTCACCGTCCACGACGTGCGGCAGGCGACATGACCTTCTCCGTCAAGCCGCTCCTCCAGCCGGACTCAAGCGGCATGTGCGGTCAGGCGGTGGTTGCCATGGCTGCCAACGTGACGCTCGACGAGGCCACCGCGGCAGTCGGCGTCTCCACCCTGCGTGAAGCCGGGACCGACGTCGAGGACCTCGTCCGAGGCCTGCGCAAGCTCGGCATGAAGGTCGGGAAGTGCTCCAGCTTCTACCGGCGCAAGGGCAAGCTCACCCGCCTGCCCGAGTTCGCGGTCATGTCCGTGGTCGACAACAAGACGATGTGGGGGCACTGGGTGCTCCTGCTCAACGGCGTGGTCCACGACCCCGGCATCGGCTACCCGCTGCCCATCCAAGTCTACGAGAGCATGGTCATCGAGCGCGCCTTCAGCCGTCGCTACCGCCGCACGCAGGACGCTGGCAAGCGGGTCCGCGCGTACTGGGGCGACGTCATCCCCATCCTCAGCTACCCCAAGGAGAACCTGTGAGCTTCCTCGACCGCATCAGTGGCCTCGACCCCAACATCAGCATCAAGGGCTCCATCAAGACGCAGAAGGAGTACGCCGACTACAAGAAGAAGGCGCTGCGCGAGGGCGAGCCGGGGTACGCGGGCTACACCCCCATCGAGCGCCGCGCCGCTGGCCTGCCGCCCCTCCGGCCCTTGCGGACGACGGACATCGAGAAGGAGCAAGCGGCGAGGCGTCTAGAGGAGATGGCGCGCGGGCCGATGATGCCGGGCGTCGGTGACCGTGCGCTGACGGCGCTGGCCATCGTCAAGGCCGAGCGCAAGCTCATCGCCACCATCCGGAAGGCGCTGAAGGAGTACGACCGCTACGTGAAGCCGGACAGGCGCGTGGGCAACGGGCGGCGGCCGGTCGACCCCAAGGCGGTGGCGAAGGGGCTGAAGCTGATGGCGTCAGGCATGTCCATCCGCCGGGCCGCTGCGGTCACCGGCACCAGCTTCGGCACCATGTGGAAGGCGCAGCAGGCCAAGCAGATGAGGCTGGACGTCTAGAGCCCCGCCACGTAGGCCTCGAAGGCGCCGGGGAACTCCTCCAGCTTCCCGGCTACCAAGTTGCAGGTCACACAGAGCAGGCCGCGGACGTGACGCCGCTTCTCCTCGGCCACCAGCGCGTCGTAGCCATCGACGTGGCGGTGGTCGACGCAGAAGAAGTGGTTGCGCGTGCCGGTCTTCTTAGTCTTGCAGACCGCACATCCACCGCCCTGCTTCAGCAACAGCGCGTCGTAGTCGGCGATGGTCATGCCGTAGTTGGCGCGGTAGTGCCACGCGCGGTTCTCGGCACGAACGTACTCGCGATTGGCCAAGCGCCAAGCCTTGTTGTCGGCCGACCTCTTGGTCCTGTCCATCATCGTGTCGCGGTAGACCTTCTCACACGCTCGGCAGGACACCTGCCTTCCGCTTGGGCGACTCACGTCGCGATTGAACTGGTCGGACGGCTTAGCAGCCTTGCACCTTGGGCACGTGAGGGTCATGCCTCTAGATTACGTCTAGCTCCTCAAGTGCGGAGGAAGAACCACACCCGCCCAGAGTTCGTTGACGTAGCGGCTCAGGCTCGGGCCCTCGTGGTGCTGGAGGTCGTTGAGTCGTTCCAGCACAGCCTCCTGCTCCACCTGCCCGATGCCGTGCGAGCCCATGGTCTCGGAGATGAGCCCGGGGTCGATGCTGTGCACCCACTTCCTCAGCGCGATGTCGCCAGCAGGCATCAACACGGGCAGACCGGAGATGCGGTCCTCGGGCTTCTTCTTGGTGTAGCCCGCCGGAGCGAACACGCGCAGGATGTAGGGGGTAAACGACTTGCTGTCGCGGCCGGGGTTGAAGTTCGGACCAGCAAACGAGGAGCCGTGGTCGATGAGAGCGATTGACTCTGCGTGCACGAGGACGTTCTGACCATGGGCGTCACTTTCGCCCAAGACCCAGAACAAAGCCGCGATACGGTGGACGTCGCCGCGGTCGAGGTAGGGCTGGAGAATCTCACGTGCCCAACCGTCGACCTTGCGGTTCTGTTCGTCGGCGCTTTTCCAAGACGGGCCCAGCAGCTTCATCGCCGCAACCTGTCCGCCATTCACTTCGAGCAGGTCGCACTTGGGGCCGTAGTTGCCGAGACCCGTTCGGTCCATGCAGTGCCAGAAGGCGGCTTCGCGCGCAGACTGCGACGAAGCTCCATCACGCACGCCAGCCGCGGGCGAAGCCTTCCCGGCGCCGGGCTTGAGCAACCAAGTGTTGCCCGTCTTCGGGTCGCGCACAGCCATGGAGCCCTTCGAGTGCTTCCCGCCGAGCTTGAGCGGCTGCACCAGACCGGCCGTCACGCCGCGCTTCACCTCGTCGGCGGTGGGCGTCGCGTCAGGAGCGCCCGGGTTCACGCTCTCGATGTGAGGCGTGCCCGGCTCGTTCTTCGACAACTCGGTGGTCTCCTGCGAGAACTCACCCAGCTTGAGGGCGGCGCGCAAGGCCTTCAGGTTGGCCTCGGAGTCCGTCATCCCCACGGCGAACAGAGCGGCCCGCTCGAAGTCGCCGTCGAAGACGTTGAGGGCCAGCGTGAACAGGTTCTCGTCGACGGGCTCCTTGCGGCCGGTGAGGAAGCGAGCGGCCTTGAGAGCGGTCTCGTGGTCCTTGCGGTGGCCGAGCATGAGCTTGGCAGCCGACTCCTCGCCGGGCTTCAGGATGCTCTCGGTGGGCAACACGAAGTCCTCGCTCTTCTGCATGGACTGACCGAACTCAGGAACCACGGTGCGAGCCCACTGGACGAAGGGGTGGTCCTTCAGCGACTCGGCATCCTTCTCCGAGAGAGCCTGCTGGAATGAGTCCTCCAACCCTTCGACCTTGACCTGCTTCTGCTTGGGCAGCTTGCCGAAGGCCGCCGAGAGCGTGTCGAGGTGCTGGTCGTGGGCGTTACGCAGAGCCGTCACCGCGTGCTCAGCGGCCTCAGGATGTGGAACCCACGGCCCCTTGACCTTCGGTACAGGGACTACCGGGTTGGCTGGTCGCGCGCCAGATGGCGGAGGAGGAGAACGCTGGAACACCACCTGCCTACCGGAGTTCGAGAGGTAGGCCTTGTGAGCCAGCACTTCACGAAGCTCGAAGCCTGTGGCCTTAAGGCGAGCGAGGCGATGCGGACCAAACCACTCGACAGCATCCTCTGGGCGAGCGAAGCCGAAGACGCCGCCCTCGGGGTTCTGCGACCACTCCTTGGCCGGGAAGTCGCGACCGGGGTTCGGGCGCTTCGCGGCCCACCGGGGGTCGCGCTCCTTGTCCGGCATCACGTCGTACTTGTTCTGGTACGGGCCGCGGCCATGATAATCCTCGACGCGGTAGACCTTGCGCGGATTCTTCGGGTCGTCGTGGAAGACCGACATCTTCTCCAGCACGTCGCCCTCGGGCTCGCTCTTCTTGACTGGCTTGTGCGGCACGAAGAAGACCTGCTTGCCCGTGCGCGACTTCCACACCTTGCGCGCCAGCACCTTCACCACCTTGTAGGAAGGCGGGTGCTCCTGCTCCCGGACAGCGCCGGAGAGGTCGCGGCCGAACCAGTTGTAGGCGTCCTGCCGGGACATGAAGCCGAAGCGCACCTTCTTGTACTGGGCCTCGAAGTCCCGGTAGTCGCGCGCATCGAAGTCGGTCTCGGGCTCGGGGTTCGGGTGCGTCTTGGCGCGGCGGTAGCCGGTGGTCCGGTCGCGGAGGGTCTGGCCGCGCGGAGGCTCCACCTTCGAGGGCGGTTCGTCGGGGTCGGTGTAGGGGCCGAGGTTGGTCTCGGGGTCCTCGACGCGGTAGACCGTCATCGGGCTCTCGGGGTCGTCGTGGACCACGGCCATCTTGGCGAGGTCGAACTCCTCCTCAGCCTTCTTGATGGTCCGCATCGTCGAGCCCAGCTTCAACGTCTCGCCCGGCTCGGTGACAGCGTGCGTGGTCGCGTGCCTGACGAGGATGTCCTTCTCGAACTTGCCGCGCTTCACGAAGCCGTGCTTCTTGTAGAACTTGTGGAGCATCGACTTGGGCGACGTCTTGGCGCCGCCGTCACTGCCCACGTGCAACTCGACGCTGACGCCATGCTTGTCGGCGAGGTCGGTGATGAACTTCATGGACCGGTGCCCGTCGCCGTTACCCTGCTTCAGCGCCTGAATCCAGTCGAGGCCCACGGTCGGCTTGTCGCTCCATGCCTTGATGCGCGGAGACATGACGATGAGAGTGCCCTCGGTGTTGTCGCCCGTGGTGTTGTGGTAGCGGCCGAGGCGCTCGTCGAACCCGTTGTGCACGGTCCGCTTCTGGAACTCCTTGATGAAGTTCGAGGCGGCCGTAGGGTACTCGTTCAAGCTCCCCATCTTGCGCAACTCCAACTCCCAGTGGCGCGCGTCGATGCTGTCCATCAAGGTCGGGTCGGTCTCGAAGGCGAACGCGAAGGAGTTGGCGTCGAGCAGGTCTGGGCGCGACTTCGTCAGCTTGTTCGAGCCGCGGAAGACCTCGTGGGCCTCGGCGGCCGACAGCCCGGTGCCGGACTGGGGCTCGGTGAACTTGCGCATGGCCACGCCACGCTTCATCCACGGCTTCTCGTGGTGCAGCCAGCCCTCGTCGACCGTGGGCGAGACCGCCAGCAGGAGCCGGTAGGCGCGCTTCATCTTGTCGTGGAAGGCCTTCTGCTGCTCGGACGAGTGCTGCTGCTTCTTGTGGAAGCCGTCGCGCATCTGAGGGCTGTTCAGGTACGACGTCAACTCGGTGATGGCCTCTTCCTCGGGGAAGGGCTCGTTCATGTTCTTCGGCTGCGCGTAGAACAGGTGCTTCATCACCGCCGACTGGAGGTCCTGAGGCAGCACGTGGACGAGGTTGCGGGCCAACATCTCCCGGCCGCGCTCGCCGTGCTTGTGCTGGACCCGCGCGAAGATGCGGTGGAGGTCTTCGTGATGCAGCGTGCTCGGCAGGTAGGTCGGGTCGCTCCACGCGGCAGCCTCAGCCGGGTTGAGCTTCCGACGAGGAGCAGACGAAGGCGCGAAGGCGGCCGACGTGGCAGACGCCCCGGTGCCCGCGTCGGGGATGAGGTCGCGCTCGTCGCGCGGGGCGCCGTGGCCCGGGTGGCCGACGCCAGCGTTGCCTGTGTACTGGGCGCCGACGTGCCTGTCCTTGGCGATGGTCGCGGTGTCGCGGTCGATGGTGGCCTGCTTCATCGCCGGGTTCTCGCGGAACCTCTCGTAGATGTCGCCTTGGCTCCTGTCGTCGGTGACGTAGCTCTCACGGGCAAACATGTTGCCCGCGGCGCGGTTGAAGGTCTGGCGCTCACGAGGAGTGGTGACGACCTTCGTCTCGCGCCTATCGTCCTCGACGCCCAGCTTCGGGAAGGTGAGGGGCGTGTGCATCTTGGCGAGCGGCTCGTCGCCCACGTCCGCCAACTGGATGGTCTCGCAGGGCACGCGCTCGGTCCAGTACAGGCTGCCGTCGGTGTGCTCACGAGGAGCGACAGGTGTCTCGAAGTAGGCCACCACCTCGTCCGGGCCAGCCAGCTTCTGGAGCTTGATGAGGTTCTCGGGCGTGGCAGGGCGACCGAACACGGCCTCGCCGTCCAGCAACTCGTCCGTGAACTGGGGCTCGATGGCCTTGTCCCGGAGAGCGCCCTCGGCGACGTCCTTGTGGATGACGGCGTAGAACCCCTTGGTCGTCTGGTCGGCCAGCCAGTGCCGTGCAGCCGCGCGCCACAGGTCCTCCTCGCTCGACTTGGCGAGGTCCGCGGGCAGGGGCTTGATGAAGTGGAGCTTGGCCTTCTTCTCAGCGTACTGCTTGCGGCGCCAGTAGGCCTGCCCAAGCTCCTCGGCGATGGTGCCGGTGTGGGTGCCGGTCTCGTAGTGGATGTTCGAGCGCTCGGGGAACTGGACGCCCTTGGGGAAGGCGGCGCGAAGCTGCTCGGGCGCGATGCTCTTGTTGAGGCCGAGGACCTCACGCACCAAGTTGTCCTTGTAGTGCGCGAGGTAGTTGATGCTCTCCTGCGAGAGCCCCTTCGCCCCGGCCAGCTTCTCCAAGAACTCCACCACCGGCTGGCGAGTCGAGCCGAGGTGAGGGGTGCCGTGGCCGTAGAGGTGCTCGCACTCGGTGATGAGGGCAGCCTGCAACACGGGCTCCAAGGTCCCGCCGTTGCAACTCAGGCGCTGGAGGAGCGTGAGCGGCGAGACTCGGCCGGGCTTGGACGCCGCGACCCGGGCAACGACGTTGGCGTCGGGGTGCACCTGCATGAAGTCGTTCTTGATGGCCCCGAGCGTATTGTACTCTCGCCGCTCATCCGGCGTGAGGTGCCCGCCGGGCTCGAAGCCGCGGGAGGAGTTCCTGACGGCCTGCTCTTCACCCAACTCGTCGCGGCGGTCGTACAGCTTCAGCACCGTCTCGGCCGGGAGCTTCGCGCGAGCGATGGCGTTGTGCAGGTCCTCGTTGTCCCTGAACATCCCGTTCTGCACGGCCCAGTCGAAGACCTTCTGCGCCTGCTCTTCGGTGTGGTGAGGGTTGCTCGTCACTGCCCGCATGAGCTTCAGGGGCGCGAGGAGCCCGGCTCCCGACATGAACTTCGCCTGCTCGATGGCGTCCTCGCGCATCTGGTGGGTGGCCAGAGGCGACTCCAGCAGCGTCGGAGCCCACGGCGAGCCGTGCTGCGCCCTCCAGATGCGCTCCAGCACGTGCGAGTTCATCGCGGGGTGCGTGAGCAGTTGCTGAGCCCCCTCATCGACGAGGCCCGAGTAGCTGTTCTTCTTCGGCTCGCCGTCGAAGAGCTTCGCCGACAACGTCTCCAAGTCCTGTGCGTTGAGGTTCTGGTTGCGGAACCACGCGGGGCCGTCGACGCTGACCTTCGAGAGCGCAGCGGCCTTCATCACCTCTTCGCGAGGGTACCACTTGTAGCCGAAGGCGCCGATGGGCGGGCGACCCAGTTCAGGCGTCATCCCGGCATCCTCGAACCGCCTGCGCTCGAACGCCCAGACGGCCGGGCCAGCGTTCTTGTGGTCCTTGATGGCGTACTTCAGTTCGTTGTCGGCGTCAGGGTTGGACGACGCGCCGCTCAGCAGCTTGGCGAGGCTCTCGTCCGACATGTCGTCGTAGACGTAGGGGTGCTGGCTCGGCCAGCGCTTGATGCGGTTCTTCTTGACGTCGTGCGCCGAGGCCTCGTAGCGCGGGCCCGTGTTCGAGATGAGCGCCTCGTCCTCGGGCCCCATGTGGATGTGGGAGCGCGCGGTGCGGTCGAGGTCGTACAGGAACCAGAGGTCCTTCAGCGGCACCCACGAGTGGTGCATGTCGGAGCCGAAGCCGGTGTCGACCGTGTCAGCATGCGAGGAGAGCGAGTGCTCGTCCTGCATGATGTCCGAGTTGAGCCCGCGGGTGAGCGCCACGTGGGGCTCGCCGTTGATGCTGCGGACGTTGAGCCCGATGCCGCGCGCCACGTCCATCTGCATGCGCTGCTTCTCGGCCAGCAACTGCGGCACCACGGTGGTGGCGTGCCTGTCGGTCCAGTCGTGCAGGTCTTGGATGGAGATGTGGCCGTTCTTCTCGGCCGCGCCGCCGCGCTGGACCAACTCCTTGAAGGCGACGTCGAGCTTGTGCCCCTTGGTCGGGTCCTCGTAGTCCTCGACGTGGTTGATGCGGTGCACGAGGTACTTCAGGAACGTCGACGCCGGAGCGTGCGGGGTGCTCTTGTAGGCGCTGTACAGGTCGATGTGACTGAGGGGCGTGTCATGGCTGACGCGCGAGTCGCCGATGAGCTTGTTGGCGACGTAGAGCGAGTTGCCCTGAATCTTGAGCCACGCGCCGTGATGGTGGTCGAAGTGCTCACCCTCCAGCGAGACGTTGGCGAGGGGCGTGTGGATGCGGTGGTTGAACTGGGCGTGCAGGGCTTCGCTGCCGGGCCCTTGCCAGCAGCGGCGGTTCTGCTTCGCCGTCTTGTTCTGCCCCACCAGCCGCTCGCCCATGTTGGCCAAGCCAGCAGGCGCCTCCATCTGCACGACGCCGGACGGCTTGACGTCGGGCGTGCCATCGAGCAGCGCGCTCACCTTCTGAGCAGCCTGCATAGGTGAGAGCGACGGAGTGACCGAGGGCTTGGTGACCTTCACGGTCTCGCCGCCGAGCCCGTCGTCCTCAGGAAGTTCGTGCTCGGCGAACACTTCGTCGGGGTCGTAGTCCTGACCGCACGACTGGCAGTCCCACGAGTTGCCGCCGTTGGCCAGCTTGTGGCCCTTCGACACCTCGTGCCCCTTCGCGTGGAAGAAGGGGCCAGAGCCCGCGGGGTTGACGTTGCTCTTGGGAGGGGCCATCCCCACCTAGATTACCGGCGGGCACGCTCTACAGATTGCTGCTACTCGGAGCGCGGCCACGGGTCTTCGCGGTGCACGTCGGCGTCGTAGTCCTTGGGCAGCAGGTTGCGCTCGGGAGGCGGCATGTACGGAGCCACGTCGACCTCGCCGAAGCCCTCGGCGTTGATGGCCGAGATGCACGACATGAGGCGGCCGGTGTGCTCGGTCTCGCGGGGGAACAGGACGCGCAGGCGCTGCTCGGCGTCCTTCTCGGACCCGATGAACGTCTCGCTCTTGCCTGAGTCCAGCAGCTTGATGACCAGCTTGACCATGACTTCCTCGATGACTACCGCGGGCGGCGCACGCCCCCGTCCTGTTCACAGCACCCGGTGGCCCGGGGGCGGTCGTAAGTGGCCGCCATTCCTCGACTCTTTGTATCGGCCAGAGTCAGTGGACCGTGCTGCGATTCAAGGATTGGTCTGAAAGAACGTGGGTTTAAGCAGGTTTGGTGGTAGAGGGCTTTGACGGACTCCCTCGCAGGGTCGGTCTCCTTCCGCTGGTTCACTGCCTGTTCCCTTCATCCTAGCACGCCTCGCCAAGCCGCGCCAGACTTCCTGCGTGCCCCGTGGAGCGATTCTAGTGGCCGGACCCCTCCGAGGCCTCGTCCGAGCCCTCTGCGTCGTTCCCCGGGGCGTCTGCGCGGTGGTGGGCCTCGTGCGTGAGGGTCTGGCGGATGGCGACCGACTGCTCGCGGTCCCCGAGTGCGTCGACCGAGGCGATTGCAGCCTTGACCTGCTCGGCCGTCGAGCGCGGCTCCATGACGACCGCTTCGGCGGCGATGAGCGTGCGGTAGTCCTTACGGGGCATAAGGGTCCTTCTCCGGGTTGGCGGCCTCGTAGCCGGGGTCGCTCACCCTAACATAGCTCAGCCGGTGCGTCTTGGCAAGCTCTTCGGTGATGGCCTTTAGGGTGTCCCGGGTGACCTCGCGCGAGTGGTGGAAGATGCCGCGCGGCGGGTCGACCTCCTCGTGCTTGTTGGTCTCCGCATTGAAGACGTAGTGCTTCCCGATGGGGTCGAAGGCGAGGTCGTGGAGACGATTGCGGATGCCGTAGTACGGATGCGAGACGGCGACCGCGGGCGGGCTGACGCCCAGCTTCCTGTGAATCCACATCTGCTGCAACCAAGTCGAGCGCGAGGACTCGTGATGCCCCATCTGCTTCATCTTGAGGGCGTACCACGCGACCATGTGGCTGAGCTTGCGCTCCTTCTCGTCGTGCTCGTCGCCGCTGTAGTGCCCGGTCTCGTCGAGCTTGGCGGGCTCGTCGAGTCCTTCGATGTGAGCCACGACCTTCGCGAACTTGTCCACCCAGCCGTGGTAGGACACGGGCCGGTCGAGGTAGGTCTCGCCGGTCTTCGAGTCGATGCGGACCAGAGGGTTCTCATGGCCGCCGCCGTAGTAGCTGAGGTCGATGTCGTGCGAGTGCTTGAGGACCTGCGGCATGTAGTGCTGAGCCAGCACCTCGGTCGTCGCCTCCTCGATGAAGCGGCGGTCGTGCGTGTCGTACTTGTACTGGCCGGACGCGCCGTGCATCATCTCGTGCAGAGCCATCTTGAAGGAGGGGACGGAGTCCTTGTGGCTCACCGCCTCGTCGTCGCCGAAGAGGTACGCGAGCCGCTTGGCGTCCTCCTTCGCGATGTGGTTGCCGGTGTCGCTGTGGAAGGCCTGAGAAGTGAACGTGCCGGGGAAGTCGGGGTGCTCACTCTGCGAAGGCAGGTCGGAGTCGACGATGAAGTCGTGAATCCGGTCGGAGGAGTACGCCTTGGTCCCGCCCACCATCTTGTGGACGGCCTTCGAGATGGTGCTCAGGTGCGGAGCGTTCCTCTTGAAGTCCATCTCGCGGATTGGGTCGATGTCGCGCTGGTCGAGGTCCCAGATGCTCTTGCGCTCGCCCGGGTTCTCCCTGCTGGGCTCGTCGAGGTACTGGGTGTTCTTCCACTGCTTGTGGATGTTCTTCGGCCCGAAGTGCGAGTACTCAGGCAGAGGGAAGCGGCGCTCGTAGCTGCGGTCGGGCGGCGGACGAGGAGGAGCTTCCTGCTCGTCGTCCTCGGACTTGGCCATCGCAGGCTGGTGCCGCTCGAACTGCCCCGGGCGGACGATGACCTCGCTCTCCCTCTTCAGGTCCGAGTCATTGCTCCACGGGTTCATGGAGCCCAGAGCATGGATGTGCCCCTCGGGAATCCAAGCCGTCACTACGTTACGAGAGAACCGCTCAGCGACATCGCGGTGAGGCGTCCACGAAGACAGTTCGTTGGGAGCGAAGCTGCCGGGCCCTCGGTCACCGAGGCTGTACTCCAGAGCGCCCACGCCGCGGTGCAGGAGGAACTCGCGCTCGCCGGTCTCAGCGCTGCGTCGGACCTGAGTGTGACCGTGCAGCCTGTGAAGGCCGCGCGCCAACACTGGGCCAGCCATGGGCTTGATGCTGTTGCGGCCGTCGGAAGGGACGTCTTCCGCGCCCTCCTGCCAGTTGTGCAGCATCCTCGGGTCAGGGTACGACGGGTTCTTGTTCGGCGGGTGCTTCATCGGGGCGACGCGCTGCATGGCGCCCTTCGCCAGCGGCTGCTCCCAGCCCATGAGCGCGTAGACGGCGTTGGGGTTGTGGGCGAGGTTGGCGGTGATGTGCGGAGGCGGGCCGCGAAGGCAGTCGACCCACTCCCACGAAGCCATCTCGCGGTCCGGGTCGAGGTCGGTGCACGCCTTGCCGTGGCTGACGGCGTGGTAGACGTGGACAGGGCCCTCGTTGCCGTTGGCGGAGCCGATGAGCCAGAGCGCCTCAGCCTTCAGGCCCGCCTCCTCCATCAACTCGCGCTTGGCGCAGTCGGGAGGCAACTCGTTCTGGTTGGCGTGACCGGCGGGCATCGTGTACTTGCCGTCCTTGCGCTTGCCCCAGAGAGTGCGGCCCAGCGCGTCCTGCACCATGACGACGCAGGAGACAGGGTCGTGGCGGTCGACCTCAGCCTTGAAGATGCCCTTGCTCTGGCCCGCGGCGTACTGCGTCGACTCCAAGCCGCCGTCGGCCTGCATCGCGGCGCTGATGGTCGAGGAGGGGGTCTTGGAAGTGCTGACGGCCCTGAGCGCGTCCTCGCGGTTGAAGAAGTTGCCAGCGTGGTCGAGGAAGCCCGCCTCCCAGTGCGTGTATGCCTCGGGGTACTCGTCGTTCTCCTTGTCGAACTTCAGCTTCGCCACGCGACCCAAGTGCGCGGTGTCGTGGAAGACGGGCGTCGCCACGACCTTGCCTGAGGCGATGTGTCGGAAGGCGGGGCTCTTCATGAAGGCCTGAGCCTTGGCCATGGGAAGCTCGACTTGGTCGCCGTCGATGACCAACTCGTGCTCCTCGGGACGGCCGCGCATCAGGATGGAGGCGGGCGTAGCCTTCAACTGCACCACCGAGCGCTCGCCCTTGACCGCTGCGAGCTTGCTCCAGTTGCGCGCCACGTCGGGGTTCAGGGTGACGCTCACCGGCCCGACGTTCTCACCGTTGCGCCAGCCGCGGTACTGCTCGACCGACATGTTGCGCCACACCGGGAACTCGGCACCGAGGTGCTGGTGCGCGGCGTTCTCCAAGTGCGAGCGGTAGTCGAAGTACCCGCCCATGCCCTGAATGTGGTGGGCCGCGTCCGGGTCGCCGAGGTTGGCCACGCCGCCGTGGTAGGCCTGCTCAGCCGCCTCGATGCCCTCGTTCGTCGGAGCCTCGTCAGCCGCGGCGAAGTACGGGTGCGGGCCCTCCGCCTTCCCCAGCGGCTTGATGCCGGTCTCAGCGTGAGCCTGAGCGAGCAGGTGCTGCTTGCGGGCCTTCAGGGTGCTGGCCAGCCACTCCGCCTTCTCCTTCTCGACGGGGCCATAGGCGCGCACCAACTCGTCGATGGTCTGGTCCGAGACGTTGCCGACACGAGCGACCGAGGCAGCGACCTCGTCAGGGGACAGGCGCTGGAAGGCGCGAGCGGCGCCGTTCATCTTCAGGTCGCGCATCGTGCTGAACTCGCCGACCTGAGTGCCGAAGAGGTTGCCCTTGGGCCCGCCCATGGCGCGGTACTGGAGAGCGCCGCCAGCGTCGATGGTGTGGGGCACGCCTTCGACGTTCACCGTGTTGCCCGAGACGAGCGCGTCCCAGTTGGCCAGCCACGCATGAGCCCCGAAGTGCTGGGCCGCGTTGTGGTAGTCCGCGTTGGTCTCAAGGTCCACGGCCGGGAGCATCTCGGAGGTGGTGGCGAGCTTGCCCTTCTGGTGCTCGACCAGCGAGACGTTCGGGGTCGGGACGCCAGCCGCTTGGTACAGGTGGAAGGCGAGGTGCTCGTTGTGCGCGTGGTCGTTGGTCGGCGCGAACTTCACGTAGTACTGCTTACCGGTCTTCTTGTGCTGGTAGACGCCGCCCGGGTTCGACCCAAGCTGCTCGCCGACCTGCTCGTGGCCGGGGAGGGGCTGGTTCTTCTTGAGGTCCAGCAGGACGAGGTCCTCGAACTTCACCAACTGCGTGTGGCCGATGGGCTGGTCCAACTGGCCGTTGGCGAACCCGAAGAGCGCCTTCGCGAAGTCGGCGTGCGCCTGCGGGTCGGTGTGCCACGACTTCTGCTGCACGTTCTCGTCACGGTCGGCCGCGTTGATGACTTGGAGCTTCTTCCCAAGCTCGCTGTCGTCGTAGAGGGCGAGGTTGTAGGCGTTCACGTGGCTGATGATGTCGCGGTGCTTCTGGAGCCAGCCCAGCGTCCGCGCGTACGTGGTGCGGTCCTCGCCCGGCAGGCCGACCATGATGTTCGGGATGAGGCTGGCCCCGGCGGCGCGCACCTTGTTGGCGGCGTCCTCGATGATGGCCTCGGTGGCGGGCTTCTTGTGGGCCTTGAGGATGGGGTCGTTGACCGACTCCACGCCAAGCTCCACGTGCTTGATGCCCGCCTGCTTCATGTACTCGGGCGTGAAGCGCTTCATCTGCGCCGCGGTCGTCTGGATGATGAAGCCCTTGAAGCCGGGGTTCTTCGCCTTGATGCGCTGGTAGATTTCCGGCAGCATCGCGTGGTTCTTCGCTTGCCCGAAGGTCTTGTCGTTCAGGTAGATGAGGTCGCTGGGCAGGTGCGTGGCGAAGCTGTCGGCCTGCTGGAGAATCTCCTCTCGGGTCTTCTCGTTGACCTGCTTGGGCACGCAGCAGAAGGTGCACTGGTGGCGGCAGCCGTCGCTCAGGGTCAGGCGCGGGATGGTCTTCATCCCGGTGAAGTGCCGGTAGTCGTAGCCGGGCTGGTAGGTGTGGCCCTCGGACTCGACGAAGCTCTTGATGCTCGGGTGCACGGAGACGTTCTTCAGGTCCCCGAAGTGCGCCATGTCCGTGTAGCCGCCGACGACGACGTGCTGGTCAGGAGCGCCCTCAGCGAGGCGACGGACGAAGTCCTTGTTGACGTCGAGAGCGGAGAAGGCCACGTGGTCGTAGCCCGCCGCGCCCATGAACTTGATGGCCTCCTCGGGGTCGCGCACCGTGTAGTGGTCGGCGTTCGGCATCGAGTGCGCCATGTGAGCCTGCCACTGCGGCACCTCCCAGAAATCCTGTCCCCGGTGGTAGCCCTCGCGCTTCGAGTAGAGCTTGTCGTAGTACTGGTCCGCCTCATCCTTCTTTCGCCCGCCCTGAAGCAGGTCGGAGGAGAACTGGACCATCAGCGTGCGACCCTTGTTGCTCTTGCCCGGGTGGTTGCGTCCCCAGACGTTCTTGCCGCCCTCGTACTCGGTGCCGAAGGGCTTGGCCGCGGCGCCGTGGACGTAGCTCTGGTGCGGGGCGGTGATGTGGCTGCCGTCCGCCGGTCCGATGTCCTCGGCCTTCAGCATGACCCGCTGGCCCGTGAACATGTGCTCGGGGTCGCGGACGAAGGGGTCGTACTGGGCATCGCCGTGCTGGGGGTTCGGGACCTGCTGCCCCTCGTACTTGGCGCCGATGAGCCCCAAGTAGCGGCGAATCATGTTGGAGGCCGCAGGCGTGTGCTCAGGGATGTCGAGCATCTTGATGCCGTGGTTGTTGCGCGCGTGAGCCAGCAGGGCCATCATGGCGTACGGGGTGATGCCCGCAGCGCGACGGTCCGTGAGAGGCATGATGTGCGGCTGGATGGCCTGCCTGTACAGCCCCTCGGTGCGGATGTTGTTGGTCGGCACCTTGATGTGGTTGCCGTAGGCGGTCAGGATGGGCTCGCGAGCAGCCATGTCGACGGGCGTGGGCCCGGGCTGCGGCGCGCGGTGAACTGTGACCGTGGACTGACGCTCGTGGCCCTTCTCGCCAGTGTAGTCCGTGGTGTGGACGTAGATGCGGTACTTGCCTTGGAACTCCTTCGGCAGGAGGTGGCTGTAGTCGAAGGTGTTGTTCTTATCGCTGCCGTACGGCTGCGCCTTGTAGCCGGGCAGAGGCGGGCGGGTGCTGTCGGGGCGCCTGCCAGTGGGAGGCTCGGGCAGCTTGTCGAACTTGACCTGCTTCGTGGGGCGGATGGCCTTGAGCAAGTCGGTGAGGTCGACCTGCTCAGCCTTCATCATCTGCTCGGGCTTGGAGGCGTTATTCCACTCGTCGTGCCCGGCCTCGCCTCCCATGTGGCCGCGGAGCACGGACAGCACGGCGTCGCTGAGCCCGGTCCGGTTGTTCTCGCCCGTCCACTCCTCGAAGGCGTGGCCCTTGGGCGTCAACTCGATGTGGCCGAGGACCTCGCCGTGGCGGTGGATGGTGCCGATGGTCGTGTCGGGGCTGTGGGAGATGTTGAGCCGGTAGCCCTCAGCGTGCAGCGAGCCGGGGAGCTTGTGCTCGGCGAAGCTGTTCGTCTGCTTCGGCTCAAGGACGTCGGGCAGCCGGTAGCCGTACTCCTCGTACTTGCCGTCGTGGTCGGAGGCAGGAGTCTCACGCCACTCGTCCATGTCGCGGTACCCGAGGCCGCCAGTGCGCCTGATGTTCGGCTTGCCTTCGTAGGTGAGCCCGTGCTTCCGCGACAGCTTGCGGTGCACGTTGTGGGCGGAGGTCGAGTGGATGTCGCCCTCGGCGGCGGTGCAGCCAAGCTGAGCACGAGCGTGCGCGTAGAGCGCCTCGTACAGCGCCGTGCCCACGCCGAGCGGCTTCTTCCCGGCCTTGCGTCGGCTGGCGCCACGGTCCTTCTCCTCCACCAGCGCGTCACGCACCAGCACGGTCCCGCCGTCGAAGTGGCCGGTCGTCGCACCAACATGCCGAGTGCGGCCGTCGACGGTCTGGCGAGCGAGGACCTGCACGTGGCCGCTGTTGCCCGCGCCGCCCTTGTACTTGTGGGCGATGAGGCGGATGCGGTAGCCCTCGTCACGCGCGTGCTGGGGCAGCAGGTGGCTGTAGTCCCACTCCTGCGCGACGTCCTTGTTGAAGCTGCCCGTCTGCGTGCCGGGGGCGATGGCCTTGGCGAGTTCCGCCTTGTGGATGGCGAGGTGCTGAGTCGGCTTGGTGTTGAAGACCGACTTGATTTGGTTCGGGTTGAAGGCGACCCAGATGCCAGCGCCCATGTTGGCGCCGTCGTGCCCTGCCAGCTTCGCCTTCTCGAAGAGCTTCCGCTGCGCCCAAGCGTAGTTCTGGGCGTGCTTCATCTCCTTGAACTCCTCGAAGCTCGGCGTGTAGGGGTTCTTGATGGACAGGTGCACCGGGATGACGCGGCCCGCGGTGTTGTGCTCCTTGTACTGCATCGTGTAGCGGTCGAGCTTGGCCCCGCGGCTGTCGTTCTGGTCCGCGTAGAGGCTGGCCTCCTCGGGGTCGTCAGTGAACCACGCGCCACGCTGGCCCGTCTTGAAGGTGTGGAAGTCCCTGTCCTTCGAGGTGCCGTGGAAGAACTTCAGCGGCTTGCCCTCGTGGTCGACAGCCTTCGAGCCCGAGAACCACGACTCGAACTCGGGGCTCGACTCGGCCTTCTCCATCTCCTCTTCGCCCTTGGTCAGCGGCTCGCCAGCCATCACAGCCCTCGCGCGCTTGATGACCTTCTCGGCGCGCTGAGTCGGCTTGCCCACGTCCTCGCCGGTCTGGCTGGTGCCCTTCGACACGGCCTTCTCGTACGGCGGCACCGAGTCGAACTGGTCCGCGGTCGGGTCGATGATGTGGCCCGTCTTCTTGTGCTGGAGGAACCAGTGCGAGTCGTCCGCCAGCCCCTCCATGTGCTCCTTGTGGATGCACTTCATGCTCCAGCCGGTCTTCGGGCCGTCGATGAGGTGGTAGAGCGCGTTGGTCGCGACGAAGCAGTGCCCAGCGAACGGGTCGGGGTTGGAGCGGTACTGGGGCTGGCGAAGCTCGTCGGTCAGCACGCCCGGCTGGCGGATGGCCCAGAGAGCGTGGATGATGCGCTGAGGCAACTCGGGCGGGACCTCGCGCTCGTGCTTCGAGAGGTCGAGGATGTCGGCCCCCTCGCTCTTCTTCATCGGCTTCGCGCCCAGCTTCTTGACCTTGGTGCCGGTGAAGACGTGGGGCGAGGTCGAGCGCGGCTTGGCGCCCTTCTTGTCCTTGATGACGAGCGCGTGCAGGTGCGAGGTGCCTGAGACCTGAGCCGCGGCGACGCGGTGGTTGCCGTCGAGGACGTGGTAGTTGCCGTCACCCATCTCCGAGACCACGATGGGCGGGATGCGCTCACCGAGCTTCAGGAGGCGGACGTAGAACTGGCCGCGGCTGTTGTCGGCGCTGGCGCCATGGCCGCCGATGAGCTTCGAGACCGGGATGTGGGCGGGGACGAGGTCGCGGTCCTTGTCGCCGAAGTAGTCGGACACGCGCGCAAGATAGGCGGCGTCCCACTGCTTGCGCAGCGGGTTGTCGGCCTTCGGCACTCGAAGGCCGCATTTGGACACCCAGTAGCCGTTGCTCACGCGAGGCCTCTAGACGTTGTCGACGAAGATGCGCTTGTAGTAGCGGCCCTTCAACTGGTTCACCTTGCTCTTCAACTCATCCTGCATGCGCTGGATGGCGTTGTCGTACAGGGCGACACCGGCTGTGCTGACGGACTGGCTGGCCGAGTCGAGCCCGGTGCTGTAGCTCTGGACGCGGTAGAGTGCGGCGAGCTTGCCGAGGACGTCGATGGCGGCGGTGAGGCCGACGGCCTCGTTCACCTGCATCGGGATGTGCCCTTCCTCGAAGCCCACGATGGCCGTCAGCGTCCAGTACGACGCCACCCAGCCCATGTTGCCGAGGATGGCAATCCACGCCGCGCCGCCGGAGGAGGCGGGCAGTGCGCTGCCGCCGTAGAGGCTGGCGGGCATGAGGGGGATGACGGAAATCTGGCCCTTCTTGAACTGGCCCGGGTCGAGCCAGTTGCACGGCACCTCGTAGACTCCGGCGCCGTCGGCCGTCTTCACCTTCAACTCCGAGACGCGGAGGATGGGTGTCTCAGGGATGCGGAAGAACCCCAGCGACATGTACTCGGCGCGGTCGAAGGGCAGGCGGCGCTGAATCTGGGTGGGGATGATGTGGAAGCCAGCCCCGATGGCCGCCTCGACGGTGCTCACCGCGCGAACGATGGCGTCCCTCAGCATCTCATCCGACATGACCGCGCGCTTCTTGGTGAGCGGGTCGGGCAGAGGCGCCACGAGCGGGATGCCGAAGAGGTAGCGGTCCTTCAACTGGTCGACGGTGATGAGCGGCTCGACGCGGGTGACTGCCGCCTGCGCGTCGACGGCGTTGTCGTACTCGGAGCCGACCTTGACCTTGTCGCCAGCACCGTAGCCGACCGAGCCCGGAGGTGATGGGGTGGTGAAGATGGCCATGGCCTAGAACTCCGGCGACGAGCGCGCGATGGAGATGGCCTGCGAGACGAAGCCCGAGATGACCTTGGTGTTGACGGTGTTCATCTGCACCCACCAGATGGCCACCTCGCCCGGCGTGTTGTTGAGGTTGAGGCTCTGGAACGAGCGGAACAGCCCCCCGCTGTAGGACACGAGGTCGTCGAGGGCGTAGACGGTCGTGGCAGACCACGCGGCCGGGAGGGTCGTGCCGGGCTCGGTCAGGGTCAGCTTGAGCGCGTAGGTGCCGAGCAGGCTTGCCATGGACGTGGCGTCGGTCACCGGGTTGAAGGAGATGGACCAGATGCTCTGGTCGCCGGGGAAGGGGCGTGTCGCGTACTTGGTCAGCGTCACCGCGGTGTTGATGTCCTGCAAGACCACCTTCAGGGTCGCGTCGCTCGGGGCCACGTAGCGCTGGCCGTGCGGGTCCTTGTGCTTGTTGACCGAGGCGTCGATGAGGGCGAAGTAGATGGTGGGCGCGTCGCCCTGCGTGAGTTCGAGGGTCATGCACACCTCGAAGGTGTTCACGTCCACGACGTTGTTGAGGATTCGAGCAGACAGCAGCATGGAGGGACCTCCGAGGTCTACAGCCTAGATTAGGGCCCGGCCGCACGCAGTTCTTCAAGCGTCACAGGCCTGTACCTTCGCACGTCGACCCCTACGTTGATGACTCGCAGGACCTTCTTCTCGTTCCACCGAGTGGCCTCCACCTGCCGCTCGCGCCAGCGCTCGTGCACGTGCCCGCAGAGCACAGCGTCGTAGGCCCACAGGTCCTCGGCGCGCTTCGGGTCGTGGATGAGCTTGAGGCGGAAGCCGTCGATGTTGAGGCTGTACTCGCGGCTCACCTCCTCGAAGCCAGCTTCCCTGTAGGCCTTCTTGGTGTGCCGGTCGTGGTTGCCCATGATGAGCCGCTTGTGGCCGTTCAGGAGGCTCAGGACCTTGGCGGTGTCACCGAGGCTGCCGAAGGCAACGTCGCCGAGGTGGAAGACGACGTCGTCGGGCCCCACCACGCTGTTCCAGTTGTAGACCAGCGCTTGGTCGTGTGCGATGATGTCCGGGTGGACGCAGAGAGCACCGTGGTCATCGGCCCAGTCCAAGCGTCCGAAGCCGCACCGCTTGCAGAGGTCAGCGCTGGGCAGCACCCACGGGCGCGAGCAGTACTGGATTATGTTGATGTGGCCCCAGTGAGTGTCGCTAGTGAAGAGGGTCTTCACTTCCACTTTCCGAGGGACAACGACTGCGAGGGCTTGAGACAGCCGGGCGTGAGGCACCAGCGGGTCATGTAGCTGGGCAGCCCGTTCGGCTGGAAGACCAAGCTCGGCGGCGACCAGTGGTGGAAGCCGACGTAGCAGAGCAGGCGAAGAAGGAAGTTCACTAGAGCCTCCACGACTTGGCCACGACCGGCTTCTCATCTCCGACAGCGTGGCGCAGGCGCTTGTAGCGCTGAAGCACTAGATTAGGGTACTCGCGCATCTCGCGCGGGTAGCCGCTCGTGTCCCGCCGTGCCCACGTGGCCTTGAGGTAGGCGAGGGCGTTGGCTGGCCCGCCGTTGTACGCCAGCAGGACCGTGTTAGGGTAGGTGAAGCCCGCGGCGTAGAGCTTCGAGAGGTAGGCGATGCCAGCGCGCACATTCTCGACCGGGTCGGCCGCGCGGTAGTGCTTCGAGACCTCACGGAAGGTAGTCGGCATCAACTGCATGAGGCCTCGCGCGCCAGCCGGTGAGCAGGCGTCGACGTCGTAGGCCGACTCCACCTCGATGATGGCGATGATGTACCACGGGTCGAAGCCAGCCTTTCGCGCCTCCTCGACCAGCACCACGGCCACGCTGTGAGCCTCGCCCGGCGCCACGCCGATGAGGCGAGAGCCAAGCTCCAACTCGACCGCCTCCAGAGTGGGGTCCGGCAGTGGCTTGGGCGGGTCGGCAAGCACCACCTGCGGCGCGAGCGAGTCAGCCAGAGTCGGACGCCCACAGGACTCGGACGCGATGGCCATGCCACTCAGCATCAGGACGGCGATGATGACGAACGACGGGAAACGGACGAGCTTGGCCATGTGGCCTCCTTGACCCGTTATCCTAGCACGGGGGAGACTAGATTGCCACGCTACTTGGAATCGAGGCTCAGGGTAGCCTTGTCCACGGTCCCGTCCACGATGCGCGCGTGCAGCTTGAAGACGCACCGCTCGGGCTCGTTGGCGAGGTCGAAGGAGACCGGGTTGTGGGCGTCGAGGAAGAGCCGCGCCTGCATGCCTCCGTGCACGAAGGACAGCACCGCGGAGCCGAGCGGCTTGCCCTGCGAGTCGTACACGAAGACCGGGTTGTCGACGACGAGAGGCAGGTCGACGACGACGTCGGTCAGCTTGGTGTCCTTGTCAGCGACGTCCACCTTCTCCATGTCACGCCCTCCCGAACTTGGTCTGCACGATGTTCTGAGTCATGTCGACGTAGTACCGCGGCGCCTTGGCCCGGCCAGCGTCGATGAGCTTGTCCGCCACCAGCTTCGCCTTCTCAGCCAACTCCTCGTCGGCCTCCATCTGCTCCACCAGCGAGGTGCGGAAGTAGGAAGGCGGCACGATGGCCAGCACCTTGAAGCCCTCCTCGACCCCACCCACCGCGAAGAGCTTGTGCGAGATGCCCAGCACCGACGCCCAGTACTCAGGGTCGGGCGGGACGTCGCCGTAGGCCGCCTGAAGGGCCACGAGGTCCTGCGCGGCCTCCCTCTCGGCGCGACTCAGAGCGATGATGTCGACCTGCATCACTTCCTGAACCCCCTCACCGCCTCGATGATGACCATGACCGGCGACACCACCACCATGACCACGAAGATGGCCATTACGACCGGCACGAGGGCGATGGCGAGCGCCAGCGCCAGCGCGTCGGCCCTCCTCACCTGCCCCTCCGCCTGCCCCTCCGCCTGCTCTCCCACGTGCCCTCAGCCTCGCGGTCCACCTTGGGCTCGGGCATGCCGATGAGGTCGCCTAGCAGGTTGTCGAGGTGAGCGAGGCTGCTCCGGTTCTCGCGCTGCTGCATCTCCTGCTGGACCAGCTTCAGAGCTTGGTCGAGCGGGAGGCCCTTCGCCTTGTCACACGTCGCGCACATGATGGATAGATTCCTTCTCACTTCTTGGTGGACACGAAACCCTTGCCCTTGCAGTGCTCGCAGGGCACGAGGTCGTTCTTCTTGAGGACCATGGCAGCGAAGGCTTTGCCGGAGACGTAGTACTGGCCGCGGCAGCCCTTCCCGTCCTTCCCGTAGCAGACGAGGCTGTCCTCATCGTGTAGGTCCGGGCACGGCATGTTTGGCCCCTCGTCGACGCAGAAGTCACCGACCTTCGCGCCGCACTTCGGGCAGTTGAACTCGGCGTCGGTCGGCTGGTACTTGGTGTGCTTGAAGCCGCACGCCTTACGAATATTCTTCGCCTCTTCCTCTTCGCTCATGCCCTCATCCTAGCACGACGCTCAGTGCAGCGCCAAGTCAAAGCGTTCGTTCGCGTGCATCCAGCACTGCCTCTGCCAGTGGAGCTTGCCGTGGTCGCTGATGCGGCGGGCCTTCTGGCAGCCCTCGCACTCATCCTCCCGCTTCAGCAGGTCAGCCAGTTCCTCCCTGAAGGTGGCGACGAGTTCCGCTCTGGTCACGAGTCCCTGCCCCAGAAGCGGATGGACGCCTTCTTGGCCCTGTCCTCGAAGTGAAGGGCAGCTTGGTCGAAGTCGTGAGCCAGCGAGCGCAGCCTGAAGAGGCGGGCGACGTTGCGGAGGCGCAGCATCCGGAGCGCTGACTGCTCGAAGTAGCCGGGGTCCTCGAAGGTCACGCAGCGCATGACGGGCGAGAGGTCCTCGACGATGAGGGGCTGGCCCTGAGTCAGCTTACCCGGCGCCGCGTCGTAGCCACCAATCTCCAGCGCCTTGATGAGGCTGTCCATCTGAGCCGCGGCCTCGGGCGACATCGGCTTGGGCGGCTTCGGAGGAGGCAAGCTGAGCCCCCACATCTGGTAGCGGAGGAAGTAGCGCAGGCTGGAGTACCAGTCGCTGTACCTGATGTCCTCCCAGCGGTCGCGCAGGCTCACGGCCGGGGCTCGTAGACGAGAGGGTTGAAGAGCAGCGGCGACCACGCGCTCAGGATGTCCAGCACCTGATAGGCCACCACCCGCATGTTGGGGTGCGCGCCCTTCGCCGTCCGGAGCTTGAGGAAGTGGCGCCACTCGCGGGCGTTGGCGGTCATGACGATTTCGGTCTTCACGCCGTTCGGCAGGTAGTAGCGGGCCTGCTGCGGGGTCATCTTGAGGGCGATGGCGTCGTTGTACAGGTCCTGCTCGACGGTGAAGGCGCGCTCGGAGAAGGCCACCTGCTCCGGGGTCAGACCCACCGGGTGAATGAAGCGCAGGTCGCCGCCGCCGTGCTTGTCCTTGGTGTAGTTGACGTAGCGTGTCGACTCCTGCGTGTAGGAGGCGATGCGATGCCGCACGATTTCGTGGGTGATGCCGCGGTCGGTGATGATGCGCAGGCTGGCCACCGCATGCTCGACCACCGACTCGTGGCCGTACTGCTCGATGATGCGGAGCAGGAACTGGTCGCGTGACTCAGGCGCTGCGCTCGGGTCGCTCTTGTAGGCGGTTCGGGTGGCGCGCTCGATGAAGTGCTCGGGGAGCGGGCTCTGCCACTCCAGAGTGACGACTGGCTCGATGATGGTCACTTCGCGTCCTCAGGTGGCGCGAGCTTGTCGAGGCTGTCGGCCATCAGCCTGAGGTTGTTGGCGTGGGCGTGAGCTTGCTCGGCGGTGTACCTCGTTATCAAGAGGGCGCCGGGGTGGTTGTCTATCGAGGCCTCGACCACGACGAGCTTGTTGGTGTAGTCGACCGACAGCGTGTACTTCTGCACCGTCGGCTTCGGGGGCGGAGGCGGCTCGGGGAGCGGGCGCGGCGGGTAGATGCTGTACCAGTACCTCTTGAGCCAGTTCACTTGGCCGCCTTCTTGGAGAGGTGGTTGTAGACGCCTCTCAGCATGAGGTCGAGCCTGTGCCGCTCCCACAGCGGGAGGGCGCTCCCCTTCTTGAGGACGCTGATGCGCACGAGCGAGAACCACGCCCAGTGGAGGTGCACGGTCAGCAGCGGGCCGAAGACGAGGAACCAGAGCCCCACCTCCCGCTTCCACTGGTAGGCCCAGAAGGCGGCGATGAAGGTGATGCCGGTGGTGAGCGCGATGAGCTTGGCCGTGTCCATGGCCATGAGCGAGCCGAACTCTAGGAAGGCGATGGAGTGGATGCGGCCGTCGTCGTCAGCCGCCGCGGCCTTGGAGGCGTCAGGTGTCATGCTGACATCCTAGCACGGCTACACTGGCGCTGCCACTTTCAACATTTGCTGAAACAGCCTTCTTCACTGAACAGCAAACAACGATGTTTCGTTGAAGAACGAAACATGCTCCACAGCGAAAGCTGGGCGGGCAGGACTCGAACCTGCACTCTCCGCATTAACAGTGCGGCGCCTTGCCGTTTGGCTACCGCCCAAGGACCTGCACCTACTGTAGCACGGCTACCTTCCGAGCGCCTTCTTGATGTCGGCGTTGACCGCGGTGAAGAAGGCCACGAAGTCCTTGTCGCCCGGGGACTCGCGTGGGCACGCAGCGCGACCCAAGCGGTAGTAGTCGTCCACGTGGGTAAGCTCGTGAGCCAGAGCGGTCTCCTCGACCTTCTCCGCGTAGGCCACCTTGACGACGACCGGGTCGAAGCTGACCACGTGGCCAGCCACCCGACCGAAGCCGTCCAGCATGTAGGGCTCGTTCACCCACTCGATGGTGCCAGCCTGAGGCATGGCGTGCATGGCCTCTCCGATGACGCTGAGGGCCGTGTAGACGTCTGGCGGGGGCGGGCGGCCCACGTGGAGCCAGACCTTCGGTGCGCGCGCCCTAGCGGCTGCCAGAGCCTCTGCCGCCATCTTCTTCTTGTGGTCGCCCCAGAGCAGGATGCCGCTCAGGGTAGCGAGGAAGACACCAACCATGGTCAGGCCGACGGCGAGAGGGTTCATGCGCCCTAGATTGCTGGCGGACGTTCCAGATAGTCCGCGGCGGCGCGCAGGAGCTTGGGGTCGTCGCGGAAGTGGCCGACGCCGAGGTTGCAGCCGGTGCAAAGAAGAGCCCTGACAGCGCCGGTCTTGTGGTCGTGGTCAACATGCCAACGGCCTCGGCCCTTCGGCTCTGGCGACTTGCAGATGGCGCAGCAGCCGTCCTGCCTCAACAACAGCGCGCCGTATTGCTCCTGCGTGAGACCGTAGCGGCGAAAGCGGTCCTGTCCGGCCACCTTGTCCTTGTTGGACTCGTACCACTTCTTCTTCTGAGCCTTCACGACTGCCACGTGCCGCAACGCCCACCGCTGCTGGTAAGCGTTACGGTGCTCCCTGTTGGCTTCCACCCACTTCGCGTGAGCCTCCTTCGAGCACTGCTTGCAGTACGACTTCCCGCGGTAGAACTGGCCAGACGGCTTGGTCTGGGTGCACTTGCTACAGGTCTTGTCTTCCATACCGGTAGATTAGCACCGACGACATTCTCGCGCCGCACAAAAGAAGAGGGCCCTCGGTTTCCCGGGGCCCTCCTGCATCAATGACCTTCGGAAAGGTCAGTTCTGTCGGCCTCTACTAGCCGTAGAACGCGGCGGAACCCTTGAGGTTATCCACCAACACGTTCTTACGGGGTTGGAACGCGGCGCAGGTCACAAAGCGGAAATGAGCCTCCGGAGTGGACAGGTCGCTCACGGCCAGCTTCAGGCGCGAGTACGGAGCCAACTCCTTCAGGCCGAGGGTGTCGGTCTGGAGCAGGTAGCCGGTCACGAAGGCGGGAGCCTTGTTTCCGAGGTCGTAGAAGTCCAGCGTGCCGGTGCTCGTCGGAGCGATGCGGCCGATGAACTTGGCGACCTTCGGGCTGTTGACGGCGGCGCGGTACACGTTGTACCACTTCGCGCCGCTGATGGCGGCAGCCTGCACCCGGACGGAGCCGGTGCCAGCGACAGCGCCGGAGGCCACGATGGCCGCGGGCGAGCCCTCACCGGCCTCGTTGCAGGCGGTGGCGATGTAGTAGTAGTTCGCGGCAGCGGCCAGCGAACCAGTACCGGCGCCAGCCGGGGTCACGGTCAGCACGCCGACCTGCCCGGGGGATTCCTTCCGGGTGCGGGCCCACGTGAACTTGCCGGAGAGGAACCGGCTCGACTCCAACTGCACCGGAGCGCCGCTGGTCCACTGGCGGCGGAGGTCCGCGCCCGTGGCGTCCTGCGGGGAGCCAGCCAGCACCATGCGCTGGATGTTGCCGCCGTTGGCGTTGAGACCGGCGCCGTAGGTCAGCTTGTTGTAGGCGCTCAGGACGAGCGGGTCCACGAACAGCCGGTCGGCGTTGCCGAGGGCCATGGACGAGCGGACGTGCGCGTCCTCGACCATCGCCTGCGACAGCACGTCGCCGCCGTTCACGATGACGGACAGGCCGGACCCGTACTCGTTGAACATCAGGTCCTGCGCGTTGACTTGGAAGTCCGAGGCGCGAACCTGAGCGTCGATGCCCACGAGGTTCGGGGCGTTCGGAATCGCCAGCGGGTTGCCGTCGTAGACGCCGCCGTTGTTGAAGTCGCTCTTGCCGCGGAAGACGTCGAACTCGATGTCCGCGGCAATCTTTTTCGCCGCGTCCGAGGCCGCCCTCTCCTCAGCCTTCATCCCGTCGACGGTGGCGACCATGTTGGCCACCACGGTGACGCGACGAACGTGGGAGTAGAAGGCCATGGGGACGACCACGCGCACGAAGTCGCTGGTCTCTTCCATGCCGACGGCGCCCTCGAACTGGGCGGACCCGCCGAAGTTGCCGTACGAAAGCTGCCGGTCGAACTGCGCCAGCGTGCTCTTGCACGACTCGACCTTGAGGACCTTCTGGAGCTTCAGGTGCTCTTCACCGAAAGTCACGTTCTGCATGACCGGCGAGAGGTCCTCGACCTGCAAGGCGGAGCCCTGCACGAGGGTGGACGGAGCGGCGTTGTACCCGCCAGCCTCCATGGCCTTGGCGAGCGCCTGAAGATTTTCGATGAGACCGTTCATGGGATTCTCCTGTGTCTTTCCGGGGAAGGGGTTACGACTTGACGTAGATGGACTCGATGGCCGACAGGTCCACCGAAGCGGGGTTGAGGCAGTACTCCGTGACGACGTCGCGCTCGGCCTTCGACAGCTTGCCGTTGCGGGGGTCGGTCACGGTCTTCAGGACCACCTGAAGCTCAGCCTTGGTCAGGTCGCTGAACGCCTTCTTGGCGGGCGCCTTGGCCTCGGGCTCGGACTTGCGCATCGGGATGTAGCTGATGCCGGTCTGGGCCTTGCGCTGCGGGACGGTCAGCAGGGTCTCGATGACCTTGCCGAGGTCCTCCACGTTCTTGGTGAGCGTGGCGAGCTTGTCCTCGTCCTCGCTCTTCTTGGTCGGCCCGATGTTCGGGTTGTGGGTCGCGACCTGAGACTTCTTGGTCGGCCCGATGTTCGGGTTGTGGGTCGCGACGGCCGACTTGCCGAACGGAGCCGCGGACGGGTCAGCGCCCGGAGGACCGGCCGGAGGAGCCGACGGGCCGGGGCTCGGAGGAGCGCCCGGAGGACCGGCCGGAGGAGCGCCGGGAGGAGCCGACGGGTCGGCGCCGGGAGGCGCGCCAGCGCCGCCCTGCTTCATGGCCACGGCCTGCTGGAGAGCCGCAGCGTGGGCCTCCAAGTCCGGAGGCGGAAGCGCGGAGTACAGGCTGACCAACTCCTCGAACGACGGACCGGCCGGAGCCTGACCCTCGGCGCCCGGAGGAGCGGCGGAGGGGTCGGCGCCCGGAGGCGGACCAGCGGGAGCGCCAGCGGACGGGTCGGCGCCGGGAGGCGCGGACGGGTCACCAGCAGGAGGAGCCGCGGACGGGTCGCCGCCGGGGATACCACCCTCGCCAGCGCTGCCCTCGGGCGAACCCGAAGACGAGCCGGACGAGGACGAACCCTCAGGGGAGCCCATGCTGCCGGGGGACGAACCCTCGGGCGGGGCGGACGGGTCGGCCTTCGCGAGCCGCGACAACTCGGCGGCTCCGATGGTCTTGAGCGAGGTGGAGACCTCGGTCACGAGCTTCAGAAGCTCGCTCTTGTTCATCTGCTTGAACTTGGCCATGGTAGTGGTCCTCTCAGGATGCGCGGAGGAAGCCCCCTACTACTGGTTGCCCATGTAGCCGTAGGCGTTGTCGTACGACCAGTTGTAGTTCAGGACGAGCGAGGCGTCGCCGTCGACCATGTCGGCCAGCGCGATGGCGGCCTTCTCGTGGAGGCGGGCGCGGGTGTTCTTGCTGGTGACGACGGTGGTGATGACGGCGCGCTCCAGCGGGATGCCCGCGGAGGCGTCGGACCCGGCGCTCAGGCTGACGCCCGAGGCGATGACGGTCGGCACGTAGACGCGCTGCGGGAGGCCGAGGCCGTCGACCAGCCCGCTGGCCGGGGCAGTCTCGGGGAAGGCGGCGATGCGGTGGGTGCGGCCGTTGATGACGATGGTCAGGCTCTCGTCGAGGTTCGGGCTCGCGCTGAAGGCGTGAGCGATGACGGCGGTGGGGAGCAGAGACTGAATCTGGTCCTCGATGGCCTTGAGCAGCCGGGTAATCTTCTGGGTGTAGGACGCCATGGTCGGGTCTTCCTCTGCTTGGAATGGGTGAGGTGGTGGGACTCTCTCCCCTGAAGGTTGAGCGCGACAAGGTTTCCTGAAGCAGCAGCAATCTAGGTGGCATGCCCCTCACCTGCGCACGGTGCCGAGAGGAGAAGTTCGTCGAGGCCTTCCATCTGGACAAGAGGAGGCTCTCGGGACGAACCGCACAGTGCGCTGAGTGCCGGAAAGCACACGCGAACTCAGCCAAGTACCCGAGCGCGTGCGTCGAGTGTTCAAGGCATCGCCGCCTCGACCCCAACAGCGCCTGCTCGAAGTGCAACCGGGCGCGCGGGCTCAGGTACTGCCGCGGCTGCCGCGCCATGCTGCCTGCGCTGCTCAGCTTCTACGCCGAGCGCGCGGTCTGCAAGGACTGCCTCAAGAAGAAGGGGCCCACGGCTGGTGACCGTGAGCCCCTGTCCACTTAGCAAGCTGACCCGTGCTACGGTTGAGTCACGGCGTTGCTGTCGAGTACGACCGCCGTCTGAGCCAGCAGCCTGCCGTTGATGGAAGCGCCGGTCGCAAAGGTGATTGAGGTCTGCGACAGGACGACGCCCTCAAGGTGAGCGGTGGTGCCGATGTTGACCGCACCGCTGACCTGCCAGAAGACGTTCTTGGCCACCGCGCCGCCAGCCAGCGTGATGCGTGCGGCGCTGGCAACGGTCAGGTCCTGAGCAATCTGGAAAATCCAGATGTCGGTGGCCGACCCACTGAGAGTGACGTCGGTCGAGATGAGGAGGCCGGTGCCCCACTTGTAGACTCCGGGGGTCAAGGTCAGCCCGCTGATGTCGCCAGCGCCAAGCTCGGTTGCGGTCGGAGCGCGGCCAGCGGCGTCGGTGAAAGCCGTCTCCATGTCGCTCACCGCAGTGGTCAGGTTGGAGGGCGTGGGCGGAGTGTAGTCGGCGGCGAAGACCTGACCAGTCACCTGAGGCGAGGTGGCGAAGACGTTGGAGGCGTCGGCCGACAGCGAGAACCCGGTGATGTACGAAGCCGCAGCCGGGCTGACGCCGACGTTGCCGGTAACGGCCGACGGCGGAACAGTGGACACCCCGCTCTTGGAGAGGATGACGAAGTTGCCAGCGGTGCCGAGGTTCACGGAGCTTGCGGTGCTCGGCGCGACCGTGGTGAAGCTCCAGACGAACGGAGCCAGCATCACTCCACCCGCGGCGTTCGTCGCGTCTGCGACCGTCACCGTGTACGTGGTGCTCAGAGCAAGCGGGTCAGTGGGAACAAACACCACCGTGGGGGCGGCGTAAGATGCGGCGCCCGGGACGGCTACGGCAGGCGTGCCCGTGGTCACGGCGATGGTCGAGCCCGTCACGTCCTCACTGAAGGTGGCGGAGATGGCTACGCTGGAAAGCGCGTTGATGGCTCCGTCGGCAGGAGTCACGGCGATGACGGACGGCGAGCCGATGGGCGCTGGAGCGGTTGTGGTGAAGCTCCAGACGAACGGAGCCAGCATCACTCCGCCCGAAGCGCTCTTGGCGCCCGCGACGGTCGCGGTGTACTGGGTGCCCGGCGTGAGCAAGCTGGCGGGAACGAACTCCGCCGTGGTGGCGGTGTAGGTCGCAGTGCCGAGAACGGTGACAGCGGGAGTGCCGGTGGTGAGGGCGATGGTCGCCTCGGTCACGTCCTCACTGAAGGTGGCGTTGACCGCAACACCGAGCAGGACGTCGACAGCGCCGTCGACAGGGGTCACGGCGGTGACCGACGGGATGCCGGGCGTCGGAGGAGGGAAGGGAGAGGTGTTCGAGTTGCCGGGGCAGCCGGACACCATGAACGCCATCAGGAGCGCAGAGGCGCAAGCCAGAATCGACTTGACGACGCGCGCCACCTTGGTACGAAGAGACTTCTTGTCGTTCTTGGTTGTCATACCCATAAGATTGGGACTGGACAAGTGCACTATACCAAAAGGACAGTGATTCCTTAGACTTATCCAACTTCGTAGTTTCACTAACAGTACAAAAGGGGGTCCATGGCTGGTGACCATGAACCCCCTCTCTCACCGCAGATGCGTAGGCGCTGGGCCAGACTACGGCTTGGTCACGGGCAGGCGGTTACCGTACTCGTCGATGGGGTAGCCGAACGCATCGACGCGCCGGTTGCTCGGGATGCGGCGGCCGTACGCATCGAGGGGGTTGCCGTACTCGTCGACGTGCCGGTTGCTCGGCAGGAGGTTGCCGTGCGCATCGACGGGCTGGTCGCTCGGGATGCGGCGGCCGTACGCATCGAGCGGTCGGTTGGCGATGCCGGGCGACGCGCCGACGTTGGAGACAGGGTCGCGGACGGGCAGGATGTTGCCG